GCGACAGACGCTCCTTACATTGAAGCATTCATTCGTTCTTTGAAAACATTGCCAGCACACACCAACAGTATTGCTAAGGTATTCTTCTCTGGTTCTTATCCTATTGTTGCTGCAGCAGTAGCTGAAGAAGAATTGTCTCATGTGTATTCTGATATTGATTGGATCGAAGATGAGTTCTCCGTATCTAAATGGAAATCAGAATACGTAATGATTCCTTTGCAAGAGGGTAATGAAGGTAATATTTCTGTTGAGGAAGCGAATAAAGCAGTTCCAGTTCAACAACCTGTTAAGAAATGGGATACGGTATCTACACCAAGTACTGGCAATGCAGTACAAGCTCAAGCTCCGCAAGTACAACAGTCACCATACCAACAACCTATTCCACAACAACCCGTACAGCAAGCACCTCAGGTACAACAGGCACAACAACCGGTTCAACAGGCTACGACACAAAATCAATTTATGCCACAGCCAGTACAACCACAACCAATGTACCAACAACCTGTACAACAAGTGCAATATCAGCAACCGGTAATGCAACAAGGTAATCAGTTTATCCAACAACCAATGCAGCCACAAATGATGCAACCACAAATGGTTCAAGGATATCCTCAACCTGTACAACAGGTACCGGCGCATTTACAACCAATGGTATCTCAATACGATCCACGAGCAAACGGCATATACATGGCACCACAGAATCAGTTCTATGGTCAACCACAACAAATGCTTCCTTTCGGTGGACAATCACCAATGGGTCAAATGCAACCGTTTGGCGGATATAACCAATTTAATCAACCTACGCAAAACGTAAGTCAATTATTTGGTATCGCTAAACGATAAAACATAATGACTACTCTCCTCTACCCAATAAAGGTAGAGGAGAGTAATCTAGTGTTTTGGTTATTCAGATTATTATTTTTAGTTCCGAATTATAATAGGAATACAACTATCCTGCACTTCTACGAATAACCGTATTGTAATAGTTGTAAAGTCTGTCAATAATTTCTTTGCTAGGAATTTTAATCTGCATCATATCTGCTCGATATTCATCAGAGCTGTACAATCCATTGACTCGCATCGTAGCCCAGTGGTATTGTGGTTGTACACCAAGGAAACGCAGTAATCCTTCGAAATCATATTCCCAACGTGCGGCATCGATAGGCGCTACTGGAATGATTTTTTCAATATTATCACTGCGTGAAAGAATAGGGAGGTGGTCTTCAATCACCACTTTAAAATCTTCGTGACCGTATCCTGAGTCATCGAATGTATCGTTTAGTAAGGACATCTTAAAAAACCTTTCAGACATATATCATTATATTGCTATATAGCAAATTAAGTAAATTTACACATTTTTATCCCAACCTTATTAAAGGATTTTTGAACATGAGTCATGAATTAAATCAGAACAGACTGGAGTTACGCGGCATGACCGCATTTAATTCATTTGGCGATACTGTATCTGCTTCTCGAGCGCAGATGCAAGCATCGGCATTCTCACAACATTACGTCATAAATGGCGCAGAACCTGATTCTATCCAGACGGGATTTTCTCAAGAGATAGGGAAATACACTTACTCCATCAAGACGGAACACAACATTCACAATATTGTAGCTATTGTGGATCGTTATACACCTAGTTCATTTAATGGAATTCAGTTTTCTCCACAACGAGTCGTTATCTATCAAACATTTGACGAAGATACCAGTAAGCCACTATATGGTATTATCAATATCGAACGTGTTTGTAGTAACCATACTAAGTTTGGATTCCCTTATAAACCAACACCAGATGCATCGAATATTCGAGTAGGTGCGTCTATTCCAAAAGGAACGATTCTTTACGATTCACCAGCTAAAAGACCAGACGGTAACTATTGTCCTGGTCGAGAATTGTTAACATTGTATTCATCTTTAGAAGGAACCATTGAGGATTCTATTTTGGTTTCTAAAGACATTGTTAGTCAGATCAAAACCAAGGTATACGTAACCCGTACCATGGAGTTAGGTGAAAAAGAATTTCCTTTGAATCTCTACGGTGATGATGATAACTATAAAGTAATTCCAGATATTGGTGAGTATTGTCGCCCTACTGGTGAAGCTTACGAAGGTATCATCATGGCTAAACGAGAATATCGACCAGAGCTTATTCCAATTTCGTTTACTAAAAAATCAACCCGTAAGTTTAATCCAATTACAGATATTGGTTTAGACGGTAACGGTGTTGGTGCGCGTGTAATCGATATCATCGTTTACAAACAAAATAAAACTACTTCTGCGGTTTCTGATAAAGTATTAGCACAATTAAATAAATATGCCGATGCTTATAAAGAATGGTGCGAACGTATTTTACATCAGTATAAAGCAATCCAAGCAAACAATCATGGAGCTGCTGAATTTACTGATGAGTTCGATCAATTGATTCGTCATTGTATGGCTATTTGTAATGAACCTATTCCTGATGCTAAAGGCAAATCATTACCTATTCAAAAAGTAGGTAATTTCAATCGTAAACTAGATGATATTGTGGTTATTGTCAAAACAGAATACGAGAAAGAATTAGGTATTGGTTACAAGCTTACAGACATTCATGGCGGCAAGGGCGTAGTAGCAAAAACACTACCACCAGAACAGATGCCGTATGATCCTGTAACTGGTTTGAGAGCACAAGTAGTAATCTCACCAGAAACAACCAATAATCGAATGAACTATGGCCGGATCTACGAACAAACGCTGAAAACCGCAATGCTTGAATTGAGACAGTGGTTAGTTAATAAGACAGGTCTTGATGAGAAATCTCCTAATCTGAAAGAATCTGTTATTCATCTTCCTAAAGAAGTACTGCAAGAATGTTTTGATCGTATTCAAAGATTCCTTGAGATTACTGTTGATAAACAATTCAATTGGTACAAATCTTTAGATTTTAAAGATAAGACCATTGACCTTTATCATGTTTTAAAAGAGAAGTTCTATCTTTATCGTCCAGTGGATAATCCTAATCCTTATTTGGAAATGTTTGATACATTAGCTAAAGAAGGATTCTTATCCCCTCCACGTAAACTTAAGTATTACAATCCTTACACTGGTAAAGAAGAAGAAACCACATTAGAACATCGTATTGGTCCTAACTACTATATCTTCTTAGAAAAGATTGGTGATGAAGCCGCCGCAGTATCTACTGCAGCAACACAACCAAATGGCATCATTGCCCCGATCACTTCTAAAGATAAAGCCAGAAGTCATGGTGCTCGTAGTCAAGCAACTCGATTCCCAGCAGAATCTGAAATTCGTTGTTTGATTTCTGGTGCGCCATCAGGTATTGTAGCAGAAATTCATGACCGATCTAATAATCCTACCGTGATTGAGTCTATCTTAGAGAATATTTATTCATCCGATAAACCATCGAATATCGAGTCGGTAATCGATAGAGAAAAGTATCCTCTTGGTAATAATCGCTCATTGAGTATCGTAAACCATATCTTCCAATGTAACGGTTATCGTTTAGCTTATAAACCTTTTGACCCATCTCAACAATCACTGTCTCAGCTAGACCCAATTACAGGTAAACCGATCATGTTGATTGAGAATGATGAGGAAGAAGAAGTTAAGGTTCAGCGTAAGACCAAAACAGAAATTATCTTGGAAGGTATCGATGCCAGAGAGTCATCTAACGAAAGTGATGATGATGATAACGATGACGATAACGATCAAAATGAAGATGACGATATCGGTATTGTTGAATATGATCCTGCAGCAGATTAATAGATTAAAACGGAGTGAAACGTCATGCAAAGATATTCTGCAAGAGCAATACTGAATGCAAAACCTGTAGATGTATTAAACAATTTCCGTGGTAAATTTGAATTGGTTTTTGACGATGGTCAAGTCATTGAATCAACCGGAATGCAATTAGCAATGTCTCGATATGCATGGGAATTGAATAAGAAGTTTCCTAATGTAGGATTATATGCTCGTCATCACATCTCTACATTCATGAAAGAGGATACTGATTTTAAACCCAGTACGATTTTGAATTTGAACAGTAGTATCATGACCGATATTTGGGATGTGTATTATCGGAACAACAATACAGATGCTATTAATAAAATGCAAGATGAATTATGGCAGACATTTATGGATATCAATAATGCTATCTTTAATGATGTCATGATTCATGGTGCTAAGAATCACGCAACCATGAATATTGAAGATATTCTAGAAATCATGCTGGATAAAGAGATATTGGATATTGAGAAGAAATATCCAGTCAATCACGAGACAGTAATTGATCCAGGATATGTTCCTGGTATCTATTCCCGTAAAAAGAAAGTGATTGATCAAGATCGTTTCCGACAAAACAATATCTCTATTCTATTAAGATCCGGATCGATCAAAGCACAACAGCTTTATCAATGTATGGGTCCTCGTGGTTCCTTAACAGACATGGATTCGTCTATCTTTAAACATCCTATCGATACGGGATTCTTCCATGGTTTAAAAGATATTTATCATGTACTGATTGAATCGCGTACTGCAGCATTGGCTTTGAATAACCAATCTGGCCCATTGAAGTTTACTGAATACCTATCTCGTCGTGTTCAGTTAATTGGTATGGAATTGGCTCGATTGCATCATGGTGATTGTGGATCTAAACACCATTTAGAGATTCAGGTACGTGGCGAACGACAAGGGTCAGTAATGTCCGATTTACGTTTGCTAGAAGGCATGAATTATCTGGATGAGGAAACTGGAACTTATCGTCCAGTTCGTTTAAAAGATACTCATTTGATCGGTAAACGTATTAAAGTACGTACGGTGTTAGGATGTAAACATAAAGATCCTAATGGCGTATGTTCTACTTGTTTTGGTGAAGCTTCTCGTAATATTGCACGATATCGAAATCTTGGTCATTATTGCGTTATTGCATTTACCCAGATCATTACCCAAATGGTATTATCTACAAAACACCATATCTCATCTGCTACTGCTTCGACAGTACAGTTGTTTGACAACGCATTGAATTATTTAAGAGCAATTCAAGATGGTTTAGGTATTGGTATTCGTCCTGATGTTTTAGGTAAATATAAATCCATTAAACTGGTATTGCCTGAAGTAGTATTTGAAGGATTATCTGATATTCGAGAAGTAGAAGATACCAATATCCTGTCACCACGAAGAACAAGTCATGTTAATCGTATCTTGTTAAGAATTACAGACAAGAAAAATAACGTAACTGACGAAGTTCTTGATGTTGTATCTATTCGTGATGAAGGTTATTTATCTGCAGATATGTTAAAACACATGAAAGAGAAAGGATGGACTGTTGATAGCGATGGTAATATTGAAATCGATATTACCGAATACGATCCAGAACGTTCGATTATTGAAATCACTCCGAAACAGTTTGACATGTTTGCTTATTCTCGTGGTATTGAGAAGATTCTTAAATCTTCAGTAAAAGATATTAAACGTCGTAATACTGAAGTAACTCCAGAATCATTCTTAATGGAACTGGTAGATGTTATTAATACTAAATTGGAAATTAATCTTTCCATTTTACAGATTGTAGCATATACCATGATGTGTACAGATCCTTCTAAGAAAGATTACTCATTACCAAAACCACATACAAACCATGCTGTAGGTACAATGGATCACTTATTGATTGGGCGATCATTATCAGCAGCCCTATTGTACGAGAAACAAACACAAATCTTGTCTTCAGTAGATTCGTTCTATTATACAAACAGAACGGATTCACCTATGGATGAATTGTTTGTTCCTAATCAGATGGATCTGAAATACCGTAAGGTGTAAGTAAATGAAGAGACTCCCTTAACGAGGAGTCTCTTTTATTTTTATTTTTCAAAGGAAATTAACCATGGAAAGAAAACAACAAACCGTTATCTTTTTAGATATTGATGGTGTATTGCAGCATGATGCTTATCGCCGTTACTGTTTAAGAAAAGATTGGAATTATAATTGGAGAGTGGATCCTACTTGTTTGCTTTTACTAAAAGAGATTCAGGAACAACATCCTGAAGTACAGGTAGTTATTTCCAGTAGCTGGCGAGTTAACAAGATTAAGTCAGAATTTGAACATTTGTTTAGACAATCTGGCTATGAAATTAACATTCACAAAGATTGGAAAACAGTTAATCACACTCATCCTACCTACCAAGACTATTATAAATACTGTAAGTATTCGGAAACATTTACAGATAAATTGTATCGTCCTAAAGATGGTGGCGATTATTTAAAAGAGTTTGAAAAACTAGAAGAAGATGGTAAATTACATTATCGTGGTTGGCAAATTTTAAAATGGTTAGTAGATCAACCAGATGATGTAGATACACGCTTTTTCATTCTGGATGATTCAAATGACATGTTGATGTTAGAACCAGAACTTATCCACATTAAAGGTGGCGAAGTCAATAATGGTTTTACGCCAATACATCAAAATAAAATTTTAGATCTTTTAAAAGATAGTTTTGAAGAAGGTATGTATAAGTACGTAGGCTCTCGTTATTACTTTCTTAAAGATCGGTACTTACATCCAGAAAATTATTAAGTTTCATTCAGAAAGGATATTTAATGGAACCCATGAGAATAGAAGCTTATCCTTTGCAGTTTATTATTTATCCTAGAGACCAACAAGACATCGAATTGATTCGATTATGGTGTAGAAACTTTATTAGGGTAAATACTTACTGGGATAAGAGAAGAAAACAGAAAGTTACGATTCCTATCGCAGCTTATGTTTTCTTTAGTAAAGACAGAAGTAACATTAGAGCAATGAGAACAATGCTTCCTGATTTCATTGCTCATTTAAATCTAGCTAGGAAAATAGAAGGTAAGGATTTTGTAGTTGAAGAGAAATCTTTGGATATTAAGTTAGTCGAGAATAAATATCCCGAGGTATTAAACCACATTAAACCAAGAGGTGAACAAGGCGACCTTATTGAGTTTATTACCAAAAACCACAATGGTTGTTACTTGATGTCTCTTGGGGTAGGACTTGGGAAGAGCTTATCGGCGATCATGATTTGTCAGAAGTTAAAACAGAGAATGGTCTGTATCATGCGTCCAGGCTACCATGGTGAGCAAACAGAAGATTCTATTTCTGGCTGGATTAAAGAGTTTGCTAAGTCTACAAAAGTAGATCCTAAAGACATCTGTACAGTATCTGGAAACAAGGAATTAAAGTCCATTATTAATTTAGCTTTGAATAATGAATTGCATTACAAAGTTATTCTGATTTCTAATAAGACTTTACAATTCTACATTAAGTATTACGAACAGTATTCTGAAGAAGAATTCAAAGATTTAGGATTTAATGCGACTCCAATGGAGTTAGGTAAAGTATTGGGTGTAGATACGGTATTCGTAGATGAAGTCCATCAAGATTCACATTTCCAATGTAAGTTGATTACTTACTTAGGTGTGAATAAAATGGTAGGTGCTACAGGTACGATTAAGTCTTCAGATGCTTTTGTGAATAAGATGGCTGCTTATGCATATCCGGTAGCTAATCGTTATCAGCAAAAGAATGTTACACCTCATGTACAACCAACCGCATTTCATTTTAAATTTGATAAACCATTCATGATTCGATCTGAAGGATTTAGGGGATATAACCATATTAATTTTGAAAAATCCATTCTTAAAAGAAAGGGTTTAACAAAACAATATTTTGGAATGATTGATAATCTAGTATACGATCGATTCTTAACTAGATTGTCTTTAGATCCAGAATATAAATGTTTGATTGTGGTTGCTTCTATTAACATGGCTAGAGCGCTAGCAGCTTATTTAAAGCAATGTTATCCAGAATTAGAAGTGAATTCATTTGTTGAAGATGATCCAGATTCAAATGCATTTAATTCTACGATTTGTGTATCGACTCATCAGTCATCAGGAACTGGTTTAGACATTCCTAAGTTAGCAGCAGTATTCATGACTGTAGCGATTGGTTCTGAACAAACTAATATTCAAGTTCAAGGTCGTTTACGTAAGTTACCTTTAGAAGGAGCATTACATGACTTTGTTTACTTTGTTTGTGATGATATTGATTCACACCGCAAATACCATTACGATAAAAGGGATAGGATCTTTAAAGGGAAACTATTACCAGTAATCGAATTGGATTCAGGTATTGTATTAGAAGTATAGATAATTATTACTCTCTACTCCAATTAAGGAGTAGAGAGTAATTTATCATTTTATTTTATTTCAAATATATACTATTACCATGAACCTGATAGAGAAATCTATCGTAACAGTTAACTAACCTTTGTACAAGGAGATTCAAATGAAACTTTCGACAATGTTTAAGGTATACCGCTACGCAACCGCATTCACCGGTTTCGGCTTACCAGGTCTTTTGATGGAAGCTGCAAAAGATTCCGTCAGAAAAGAAGTAGCTTTTCAGTTGTCTAATCTTACTCCTATTCCGGAGCCTGAAGCTAAACAAGAACCTATTGATTTCTTCACGGTTGTTTATCACAACCACATGGAAAAATAATTTTTCTGGGGTTAGGTATTTACAAATACCTTTTAAAGAAAGAGCAGCGAAAACTGCCCTTTCTTTTTTTTTTGATTTATTTTTGACTACGATAAGCTTTCAATACATCAACCATATTCTTGGCATGGAATAGTTTACAAGCATTCTCAACTGAATTAATAAATCCAGCACTAAAATTAATACCTGCTTGACGACGATCCAATTCATCCACTCCATCAATACTAATCAGTTCTTTTGTCATGGTTTCTACTGAAGTATTCATGGTTAGGTTAGAATAAGGATAAGATGATGTTACGTCAATGTCTCCACTATCTTGGTGAACATTAGTGTGTAATAGAGGAGCATCTTCCAGATTATTCAAACCAGGTTCAACCAGTAAGTCAGCTCGTAAAGTAATAATCCAATCATCCCTACCGATAAGTTTATTATCCAGAGGAATAACGCAGTTCTGACCACCTGTACCATAAGCATAACCATGTCCCAGATTAAACCAATGCATGTGATTTGCTAATCGTTTAGGTTCTGATTCAAAGTCTTTATAATCACTGTATTCACAAGACGAAACCAAAGTATGGCAAATATCTAATGTTTGTTCGTCTAAGTATTCTAATGCAATACAGTCGAACTTATTATAGATAACATACTCGTAAGGATATTTGGTCTGCATGAAGATATGCCAGTCAGGTGTACCTACTAAATGATTAGATTCTTCAAACTTAAGTTTACGAATACGACTATTTCGTTTTCTTTTTTCAACTTCCTTTTCAGACATCCCTGGTTTAATTTCATCAGGAAATTCACGAGAAAGAATATAATCCAAAGAATACTTAGGTAGCTTACCTTTGTGTTTGCGAGAACCATAATAGAAACACATGGAATCTGCAAATACAAAAGAACTAGGACAAAATACTTGAGGCCACTTTTCGTAGTTCGCAAATGTTTTCCATACACCTTTTTGAGACATACCAGACTCACGACCAGGATTATATCTAAAGAATCTAAAATCACGAGGTACGGATGGATCTGACAATAAATCAGCAGGATTAATATTAGCACGACCACAAGCTTCTATTAAACGAGAAATATCGAAGTCCATGTTCCAAGCTGAAATAAAATCAGGTTTTAATTCATGTGCTCGTTTGAACAAAATGGTTAATACTTCGATTTCAGAATCAGCGACATAGAACTCTTGTTTGATGTTACGATCTTTATTAACCTCGCTTAAGTAGATATTATCGTATTTATAAAGATCATTAATAATATCTTCTTTTGTCTTTTGTGGAAACTTTTCTTGGATGAAATATTTATCCACTACTGTAATCACCACATCTTTAAAAGACAAAGTGGCCATTTCAATCCATTGCCATCTTTTCTTATCTCGGATGTTAGTCTCTACGTCAAATGCCGCAACATCTGCTAATTCCTCTGTATCCTTAGCGTATTTAGATTGATTGTATTTGAATTTCAATTCCGCAGAAGAAGTTAAGTCCGTACCAAATACATAAGGATCTTTTAATAAGTCATTTGGATTAGGTGGTAGAAATTTAATATCCAATGCTCTAGCGGCTTCCTCTGCCATTCTACGACGAGGCGCTTTTACTTCATCGCAATCCGTTAAAGGAAATCTTTCTTTTTTCTGTTTATAATGTCTGTTCTTTCTATTCGCTACCCAAAAGGTTTTGTTAAAGTCTTTAATCAATTTTACTTTTGGTTCTTTAGTACCGTCATCGTAATAATCAGTGACTTTAACTAAATGTAAATCAAAGTCAATATGTTTAGGATTTTTACAGTACACGACATTACGGCACTGCGTTCCTTTTAATTCCGCCATTGTTCAATCCTTACTCTATGAGATTAAGCCATTTTATATACAAAGATAGAAATACTTTTTCATACGTTTTATCTTTGGTGTAATTATTTTAAATCGTTTGTAAGAAGAATAATTAAAATGAATATTTCTAACTTAAATAATCTAGGGATGCCAGAGGTTTCCCAAGAACTTATGTTGAATGAAGGAAACTGGACTAAAGTAGATTCAGATTTATTTCCTGAACTAATCGATCACTTTAGATGGATCAGGCGTAACGTGCATCCAAGAAAGTTATACAGTGATCCAAAAGTAGCAAAAGGCTTTAAAGATATTATTTTTAAAAATACTGGTATTAATATTGAGATAGGAACAAATTATCACGATTTTGGTGTTATCCCTCCTGATATTAATAGTAACAGTATTTTGATTAAACCTAAAAATAAGCAATACTATACTAACGAAGAGATTCGTAAAAGAAGTGGTGAGGTTAGAGGATTTATCGATCTTAAAAACTTTAGAGTATCTGGGGATTTCAGTTTGATGAAATCTACTTTGTATATTTCTCCAGAATTGATCTATGGTAGTTTTTATAAAGCATCTAATGAAGAATTAGCTGCTGCCGTATGTCATGAGATCGGACATGTATTTTCTTACTTTGCTCTGGCTGCTTATACTTACTCTGCAGTCATGCCAATGATTGGTATGGTTAATCGTGTTCTTAAAACGAACAATACTGAAGAATTAACAGTAGTGTTAAAAGAATGGAATGACGAACCTACTAATTTAACTACAGTTGATGTTAAAGAACTTTCTAGTAAAAATAAAGAAGTAATCGTAACGGCAATTGTAGGTAACTATACTCGTGATTTTAAATCAATCATGAGACACAACTCTTACGAACAAATCAATGCGGAATACTTAGCAGATAAATTTGCTGCTCGCATAGGGGCAGGAGTTTATGTAGTATCAATGCTTGATAAGATTTATAGCACTCATGGTACATGCGCCAAGATGTCCTTAAATCAATTTATCTTTAACGAATTTGTTATCTCAATACCGCTTGTTCTTGGATTTGCTCTAGGGATGATCGTAGGTTTTGGTGTCATGGCATCAGCAATCTTTAGTGCGGTTAACTATATCTCGTCGTTGATAGCCGTCGGACATACTAATCTTTCTGATGGTACTTACGATACTGAATTAAATCGATATCGTCGTATTCGTGAAGACTTGGTTTCTATGTTAAAAGATAAGAAAATCGATACTGCTATCGGTGCTCGTATTCGTACGGATATTAAGCAGATCGATAACATTCTTAAAGACTATAATGAATATAAGTCAGTAGTCGCAACTGTATTAGATTACATCATCCCATCCCGTCGTCGTATTGGTATTCAAACAGAATACTATAGAGAATTAGAAAAATTGGGCAATAATGATTTATTCGTTAGTGCTTATGATTTAAAACAACTTTAAAAAGGAATTAAATAATGTCTATTCAAGAAAATGTTCGTCAATTAGCTCAAGAGATTTTCCCTGGTGAAGGTCGTTCTAAAGGTTTGGCTTTTGCACTTGGTTTGTTTTACGGAATTACCGCTGCGAACTATGTCAAAGCAGAATCTACTAACGCTCAAGAAGTATACGAGCAAAAAGCAGCAGATCTGTACGTTCCAGATATTTCTGAAATCAATAGTTCTGTTGTATTTGATGTTCGTTTGGCAGTACATGTATTCCAACACACTTTCTTAGGTTTGTACGAAACACGTTATAGTCCATTCTCTATCAAGAGCAGTGCGAATAGTTTAACTGAAGCCGTTGTTGATTTTTCTAAATACTTTACTGCAGAAGAAAACGAAGTATTTAATCAACATCGTGAATCTATTCTGAAAATGTGTGCTAAACTGAGCGAAGTTTATTCTGTTCAAGAAGAGGCATAAGCCATGTCATTACTCAATTTAAATTCTCTTGACGATACTGAAGTATCTAATGAGTGGGGTTTAGGTTACATGAGTGATGTTAAGGATGCGATTGAGAAAGAAGCACGAAATGCATCAGTAACCATGACTGTAGATAAGAAAACTCGTGAAGAGATTAATCGTGAACACGATGAGGCGACAGCTAGGAAGACTGAAGAAGAAGAGCGTAAACGAGAAAACCGAAATCAAGCAGTACGTGATGCTGCTGAAGGTTTGGTAGATGCCGCGAAAGCAACAGGTCGTGGCATTAAAGAAGTTGCGCGTATTGCTTATAATCTTGCTTTAGGTGAGGATAAGCAAAAATCTAACAACCATCCTAGTAAGTCAAAAACCGATGTAAACGAATAAAGAACTACTCCTCTATCCTTAATTGGATAGAGGAGTAATCTTTTAGTATTTTTTAATCATTTTAAGATCAATATCTTTAGGATCTAAACCGGTTTTATCGGAAAGGTATTTTACTCTTAACTCATCAAGTTTACGTTCGTCTTCAGCAGATAAACCAATGTGTTTAGGAATAAAATGTTCTCCCTCAATATAATTAAGAGGATCATCCTCTTTATGTAATAAATCACTAAGTTGCATAGTTCATTCTCTTACAAAAATGTTTTAATTAAATATTTCATAAGACTATGAGTGAAATCCAATATAGCTATATTTCATTTTTTATTCAAGAAAGGACAACAACATGTCTAAATACGGATGGGATGAAGAACCTATCGAAACTAATCCAAGTGCGGCAGATACTGTAGAGAATACTGTAAATACCGTAGACGATCGCGCAACTCCTAAAATCGATATTGAAGAAATCTTAAATGTTCCAGAAGAAGCCATTAATAAAGATTATAAAGTACTGAAAGAAACCGATGCTGTAGAAGAAAAGATCGAAGCTCTGGAAACAACTCAAGAGTCTTTGAAACAAATCTATAAATACATCCAACAAACAGGAAAAGTATCTATAGGCACTCATCACGATTTGAAAGAATTGGCACCCGATATTTCTTTAGAATCGGCGAACATGTATACATCTGTACCTTCTGAAAACCAAGCAGAAGAAACAGAAGTAGCACTGCGAAACACCATCAGTGCTAATGAAGTAATAATGGCTGGCGTGGCTGGTGATCTTCGTATCACAGCAGCTAAGAATTTATTCTTCGGTGGTGATAAATCAGAAGCTGAACGTTTGGCCTATATCGATAAAATTATCGCTCAGGTAGCGGATGGTGGTTTTAGACGAGACCAAGCCATTAAAGCAGTTCGAGATGCTATCATTAATTTTGTTCGTGATATTACGAGTAAGATAGAAGCTGCTAAAAAAGATCAAGAAGTGGTAGCTGGTAAAGATGAAAACATTCTCCAAATGGTTACTGAACATATCGATCAATTGACAGCGACTAGAGAAATTTTCACTAACGAAGCAGAACTGATGAGCTGGTTTAAGCGATACATGAGTCCAGATCAGCAAAAGTTACTATTCTCCATGGAAGAAGATCTTGGAAGATATTCGAATATTGCTTATGTTTTAAAAGACTATGTTACAGATCGTAAGGTTTATAACATTACGGAAACACATGAACAAAAAGCACATAACCGAGTATGTCATCAGTTAGATGAGATCAACCAATGGATTACCGACACTGCTAATGCCATTATTAGTGGTAGTACAATTCCTGAAGATACTCAATACTCTGGCAAAGCTTCTCTTGAAAACTATATTCAAGTAAACAGCGATGTTGATAAATTCGATATCTCTTCTGTTTATCTGAAACCAGAAGTGTTTGAATACGAACCTCTTTTAGATGTACTGGATTCTAGTACTGTAGCTATTTCTGAATGTATTAAAAACAATACTCACTTCATGAATGCTCAGTTTAGGAAGATTCAAAATTACATTGATTTCTATTGCGATGATTTACTTCCTGTTCTGGACGAGTATGTCAAATCCCGTAAAGATATCTTTTCAGCAAAAGAAGAACAAATCATCAGTGACCTGTACGATAACATTCGTAAACTAGTAACTACTTTATCTGCAAACTTAGTTAAAGACGTCACCGTTTATGTAGGTAAGCGTAATTACTTCTTGGGTGTAATGGCAGGTTATCAAATTGTCTTCAGTACCTTATCTGATGCTGTGGATGTTTGGATTAAAAATAACGAAGAGTTTCCTGATTCGGTATACGATTCCGCTCAACGAATCAAAGAAGCTTCTGATAAAGCTTTAGAGATTTTTGCAAATCCTGTAATAACTATTAAATAATAGGACATAACGACTATTCTCCTCTACCTTTACGGGTAGAGGAGAATAATCTATTATGTATTAAAGATTTTGTTCAGATTCATGTAAGATGAAGTTAAAAGTAATGTCTTCAGCAACCGCTAAAGTATCATCACTTTGTACAATTAACTTCTTACGAAGAGTAGCACGTTTACCTTCATCCAATACAGTAAATGAAACAATATCATCATTATTACCAAGATTACGAACTTTAATACCCATTACATCTTTACCATGTTCTTTTACCAATGCCGCTACGATAGAAGAAATAGAAACAGTGTTCTTTTTCAATTCTTCGTAGATTACACGAATAGAAGCAGTTTTGATTTTCTCTTGAATATCGTAATCGATATATACCTGTTTACTTACAGTGAACCAAATTTGTAATGATTGGGCGGCATTAATAAATGTTTCAATACCTTCATTATACATTACTCTAAATTCACCCATTGTGGAAGATGGGTAATACAAGATACGAGTTTGTTCAAGAGTTTTATCATTAATAGGTTTTAAGTCATCTACGATCCAGTCTAAGAATGTTTCTACAATCTCTTCACGATAAGACTTAGCAATCTCATCGGTCGCAAAAAGATAAGTAGCATCCACCAACATTAATTCTAAACGACGAATAACTTTTCGAGGTTCTTTAATAATTGGTCGTTGATTCTCATCTAACATAACATCACCTTCTCGGTGACGATATACTGGTTGATCGTTCTCATCTAAAACAGGGTCACCTTTACGATGTCGTAAATTATAAGTGACTTTACCATTAACAATATTAACAATAGAACCAGTTGCTTGGTCTTTATCGTAAACATCTTCAGGATAAGTCAATGGTACGTTTTTATCGTATCGTTTGTAGAATGTTTCAGTGGCATGGGTACGAGCACGAGTCCAGAGGTATTCTAGATAATGACCAAGACGAACATCGATAGACTCCATCAGACAAGCTTTAGCATCTGGATTGACTAAATGTAAACCAATCAAGTTATCCAGTTTAATTCGAGACCAATTAGGCATTTGACCATAGAAGCCAAACATAACTTCCCATTTAGCTTCAAGAGGAATTGGTACGTCTAATTCACCAAAACCTTGTAAAGACATGTTTTTAACAATTAGGTTATGGTTTTCATCTAAGTCGAATCGAGTATCTAAATCAAACTGGAACATGGGTTCGTTTTCAGGAGTGCGTCCAATGAACTTACCGGCCAGATAAACATAACCTTTATCTTTATAAGGGTGGATCAGTAATTGCGCCCAATAATCATCATCCCACATCTTTTTATAGACGTCATTACTTTGCATGGTAACGATCAAACGATAACCTTTGTCGGTTCTTTCGATTGTGTATTTATCAATACCTAAAGCAATGTCAATCTTATCATTAGCCGTAATGAAAGATTTAGTTTTTGCAGTAGGTCTATCTAAGTAATAAGGACGAAGACGAATCGTATCGTGGTTAGTATCAACAACATAATGAAATGGTGAGAAGAACATCTCATTGGTGTTTACTGCCTTAGCTTTATTCTCAGAATTCATCTCTTTAATACGGTCGATGTCTGATTTAGTTAGCATAGACAGTTTACCATTTTTCATGGAGTAAACAGACTCCGGAGTAATGGTTATTCGCGCATCGTTATCGATAACCGTACCTGAACCAATCAGTGCTGAAATAGAAGTCGTCAGAACTTCTACAGAAGAAGCAGCAGGCGTAATCAGTTTAGAAGATTCTGGATTAGGCATATCACGAACAGCCCAGTAAGCACGAGATGTAACGTAATCTACAGCTTTAGTGATGTTAAAGCGATAGTCCTGAATCTTATCTTCAATCGCATTATTAGAGACAGGAACTTCATTAGGGCCTACTGTATTATTAATTACTCGTTCACGTAATTCTTCAAATGTCAGTGCGTCTCGACCTTGAGAAATGAACGTGTCTGACCAGATGGACATATTACGTAATGATTTCAATGCAGCACTGTATTCACCAATAGATGAATAATCACGTTTACGCTCACCTTGTGGAAAGAAATCGTAACTAAATTGATTAGGAGTGTATTCATCTAACTTCATTGAGATCTCACCCAAAGTAGAATAGATTTGTACACGAATACGACTACCCAGTCGGTTACTAATCAAGCCATTATTACTGGTGGTTGATACATTATAAATCTTAGGGATTGTTACGGTTAAAGTACTGTCATTAGTATTCTCGATAACTTTCAAAACTGCTGTTAGTTTATTGTTATCGTAGATATCTGGCGAATGAGTTGTGGTTAACTCTTTCCAACCCGTCTCGTCATTACCTGTAAAGACACGAGCGTAGTAATACTGGTCATTAAAGTTTTTATTTACTGTAATCGTTGCATTACTAGTAATAGAATCTTCAATGATTGTTTCAGTTACTTGAATTAAACGAATACGGATTAAGAAATGTTTTATTCCATCAATATTCGCTACGGAGTGTTCAATGATATTGCTTTCTAATTGCTGAATTGGAGATTTCTCAGCCGTATCGTAAGTTACTCGGAAACCACCATGTCGTAACTGACGAATATTAATTGGGTAATCCAACATAAAGTCAACATTACCAACAGTGATACGAATACCTTTAGGAATACGCAATAAACGTCCATCGTCATCATTAGGCATCGGTAACATGATTTGTTCTAACTCGTCGTAATCGAAAGCTAAAACGAATGTAGCGTCACTAGGCAATGCAAAAGCACCTACCCAGTCAAGATCACTTAAGTGATACCAAAGATCTTCATGTGTTTTTGCAGCAACAGGATATTGACGACGATTAAGTAACCAACTTTTACCTATTGCGGCTGCGGTTTGTACTGCAGACATCTCCATGAGTAATGCCACAGGGTTTTCTGCAGATACAATACCATGGTTATTATTCAATACTGCTTTTAACGTGGTTAACGAGTCACGCATCAGCATGGCAGGACTACTACCATACTTTTCTATATTTTTAACGATTAAAGAAGTGTTATCTTCAGCCATTTTTCATTAACTCCTAAAAGTAAGGATTATTAAGGTCAGCTAACTGTATTAAAGAGGCAGAATTTTTCCAATTCTGAGGAGTACACCACCATTCTAGTTCACGACTAATTGGATTAATCCATGGGTATACTTTATTATTCATGATTTTCTGATAACGTTTATCTACCTTGATTAATTGTTTACTGCGGTATTTATCAGACATGAATGGTTGGAACATTTCTACAGTTCGATTAAATTGTTTAATGATAATCTCATCTAAATATTCTACACCAGAACATGCAAACTCGACTTCTACTGTTTTATCAACGTATGGACGATAGTTATCAGATTGGTAATCGAAATATGGACCAATATCGATACTGGTTGGAATGGCATAACCAGTCATGGCAGCTTCAGTAACGTAAGTCTTCGTTTCATCCATTATGAGTCGATAGATACGTGTGGTATAATCCATACGTCCGTTTGACAAATACTCGGGCCAAGGCATCAGTCCATAACTTTGAGTATAGACCATCCCGATATAAAGAATCCAGTAATAGTACAGATACATTAATGGATTACCTTTCATTGAGTTTAAACTCATGTTAAGGGAAAAGTCTCCTTTATAAGTAGCTGGACCATCAGCCATGATGTGGACTTCTTTAAGAATACCTGCTGCTGAACGACGAACACCCAATTGACCAGAAGGCCAACCAGTTAATGTTCTGACATTGTTATCAGAGATAGCAATAAAAGGATAGCGCTTATCGATCAGAGGGCAAGTAATATACGGCATGAGTTCTGATCGATTAGGAAATCCTGGCATCGGCATCATGCACTGAGGACCAAGAATACATCGAATTGCTCGCATAATGGAATTTTCTTTATCTGTTAAAAGAGGAGCCATTTTACGATCGATTCTAAGATTATTCTTAGACATGTTTAAGTCTGGTCTTACTGTGAAAACATAACCTGGTAAGTTTGTATTAGGTTTAATCATCGGAACGTTAGTAACGATGTTTGGTCCTCTAAAGCTATCAGTCATGGATTCACTCACTGTGAATCCATGTTTTACTTTAACAAGACTGTCGATCATTTCTTTGATGGTTCCCGTGTAGTTATCACTTAGGATATCGTTGATACTAAATTTAGAATCTCCGATCTGTGTAATATCGATGGTCATGATTAGACTTTCTTTAAAAACTAGTTTTTATTGTTTAAATTAAAAAGGAAAACAAAATGATTAATGTAGTCGATTCTGGATTAACAGCCGTACGACACATTGGCGATACCTTAAAAAGCAATGCAGCACGATTGCTTATGTCAGACGCAAATAACATGTCTGCTAAATCTCTTAGCCAATACTCTCAAGAGTTACAGCTTCGTCCAACCATCGCCATTGAACGTGAAATTCTGAATGATCAGAACATGCAGACTTTGGTTCAAACCGCTATGTCTAACTACGCGGCTTACTATATTCTTGCGTTGTCTATTGATAACACTATTAATGGTATTTCTGTAGGTCGTATGGTGGGTAAATACTCACCTAACCGTTCTGCTTATAATAACGCAGCAGGTGTAATTGGTGGTGGTATTGGTGCAGCAGTAGATGGCTTAGTTGTTTCCCATCAGTCATACTTACCGCATTTGGCTAAAGAAATTAAGAAAAATACCTTAAGTTCTCCTAAACTCAGCATTGAATCATCTATTCCTGATTTGCCTAAAAAATTCCAAGGTGTTTACGCACTTTCTCGTGAGTCTTTAGGTGATGTTATTGCCTCTATGGAACACTTTGATGCACTTGCATTGGAGTATGGTACTGAAGCCGTAGCGCATGCTTATAACACCATAAATCTTGAAGTATCTGCCGAAGCTTCTATTGCTGCTGCAGCTGGCGCCGCAGCTGCCTCTGCGGCCAGTAAATACGTATTGGATAAAACTCGCCAATACATCGACAGTAAAGTAGATAAAGCTTTGGGTATTGATCAACCTGAAGAAGAAAAACCAGAAACTGAATTGGTAGGTAATAACGCACAATCTAATGCCAAAGATATTAACGAAATGCAAAACTTGGCAGTAGGTCGTCTCCTGAATGTATCTTTGTCTCGTGACAATGTTAAAGCAGACATTACCATGCTCTTGAAACCTACTTTGGTTGGTCTTCGTTCTACTTCAATTGCGGCTATTGCTGGTATTTCTAAGAAGCCTACTTCTTTCCGTGATCGCTGGATTGCTTTCTGGGATCGTGACCAAATTCAATCAGCATGGGACTGGATCTCTTGTCGTGACCTGGTAGAAGCTCACCGTCGTCATTTAGTTGAAGATACCACTGGTTATTACGAACAAACTTATAAGAAGAATAAGAATAATCAAATTTCTTCTTTGTTAACTGGTGAGTTCTCTGTAGGTACGGTTGCGAATACTTGGATTATCTCCGACATGACTGCGGCACGTGTAGAAGCTACTATTGGTGCTCGTTTGTCTAATAAACGTGCTCGTGATAAGTTTATGGCCGAATCTGGCTGTATGACTCTGATCGTCTATAATCCTGATTACCAACGCGTATTCTTGTATAACCATGGTCTGGATGATGTTTCAGAAATTACCATGCAGTACTTGAAGAAAAAATCAGAATCCCCTAATTTCGACATGGACGTGTTTAAATTGATGTCTCAAGGCTCTGCCCCTATTATTTAAACCATCAATGAGGTTATCATGAATCAAGATGTACAATTAGCTCGAGAAGCATTTAGTTTCTCTGCCATTTTTGATGGTATTACTAACTTTTTTAAATCCAACGATATTTCCGATATTTTGGAAGATACTCGTTCTCGTTTGCGTGATTCAACTATTCCGGCTGTTTCTATTGCAATCGAAGAAACACGCAATATTGATTTTTCAAACAGCAAAAGTTATCAAATGACTTTGCATAACATCCGTCGTCACTATGGTAACAATACTGAACGTCAAGGATTGTTTGAAGCTTTAGGTAATGTTACACTTCATGCCGAGAAGATTATTAATGAATTGATCGCCATGGTTTCTAAGTACTTCCCAGAGAAGACTGACCGTAACTCGATTACTTATCCTTTGGCACAAATTATGGCATTGGGTGAAACGATTGACTTTTTAGTTGTTTTCGTGCCAAAATATATTCGTTACTTCATGGCTTATCATTTAGAAGAAGTAGGTGGTATTCCTGCCAACCGTACGATTTCTAAACCACAAGACGAATACATTAAAAAGAACATGATGAACTTTTATCGTTCTATTGATTCTTTGGGTAAAGTAGACCTGAAGAATTTGGAACGTATGGTTCGTGGTATTCCAGAAGTAGCGATCAGTGAAGATGGTTCTGAGAAGAAAATGTTCAATCAAAACCGTTTGGATCCAACAGGTGCATTGCAACGATTTACTACTACCGGTAATATTTTGTATTATATCCAAATGGCTTGGGTAGATTATCAAAACTACCGTTACAAACTTTCTAAAGAAGAATTGGAATCAATTAAAATTGATATTGATTACATGAATTCAGTAATTAGTAGTGGTACTGGTGATGCTTATCTTGAGAAACAACGAGAGAAAGCTCATGAGCGTATGGCTAAGTTAGAATACGAAATCGATAAATACGAAAAACGTGCACTAGGCACCAGTTACTAACCGATAAAGGAATGTTAAGATGATGAATTCTTACCCAGAAGCAATTCTTGATATTCCTTACAGAAAAGAAAATAAATCAGAAATCAACGTTCCGTTTTCTATCTGTAAGGTAACGCCAGCACACAATCCAACCAACACTTACCATACACCGTTTAAACGTTTGGGTTTGAATGATGTTTGGCAAGTAAACAACATGGGTATCCGTACAATCAATACCGTATCTAACACACCAACACATACCGTTGGTTTAGCCACTGGTTCTGAGGATGTGGATTACGTATATGCAATGTATACGGATCACCCAGAATGGTTTGAAGGTTCTTCTGAAGCCGCGTTCAGGAATACTGATTCTGTTATTAATTTAGCTTCGAATCTTCTTTCTAAAGATTACTATACTTTATTCGAAACCGCTTATAATAGTGGTTATTGTAATCGTCATGTTTGGGAAATGATTCGCGATATTATGCGCGATGTCGGCATTCGAGCAACTCCTGATGAACGACCTTTGTTCCCATTGTCTTATCACTTAGAATTGATTAAAGACTACATGACTGAAAAATACAATAATCGTCAAAATGATGGTTCTTTGACTAAACGTACAGACGACTACACTGGCTTCAATAGCACTAGTGGAAGTTTTTCTAAATATATCTTTGGACAACCTAGCGAAGATAATACGATTAACTTTATTCGTCAGTGTATGACAAAAGGTGGTGTTGGTTTGTTGATTACCTACCTTAATGCCATGTATGGTTCTTTGGTTATTCGTAGAGAGATTTAATTATGGATAATAAAGAAAAAGTAGTCTTGTTAGGTACAAGACTCTTTATTAAGAAAGTAGGTAAGAAATGAGTTTGTTGGATTTAGCTACTGATTCTGAAGATTATGTAGAAGAAGTAGAAAAACATCCTTCTGTGGAAAATATCCCAGAAGAACAACCTGAAAAAATTAACACTGATATTTCTGAAAATCGTGATAATGCAGAGGCTGTTAAAACTCTTTTGGATGTGGTGGAATCTTTAGAGAACTTTAAAGATAATCTTAAACTCATGCAAGAAGAGGAAGTAGTCTTAGATCACGAATCTTTAAATTTATTTAACCAACGAGTAACGATGGCATTTAATAAAGGCAATATGGAAGCTCCATTGCCCCTACATCTGTCAAGAGAATCTTTTCGCAATACTTTCGGTCAGGCAGCTTATAACTTAATGATTGAACGTCTCGAAGAGATTAATAGAAAGTTGGTAGAGAAACTTAATTAAGAAAGGAATAAGGCAATGGCTAGTTTGCTAGACTTATCTCGTGAAGAACACACTATTGATGAAACACCTATTGGTGAACCAGAAAACCTGGATCCTAAAGAACCTGAAAATGTAGCAGGTGATGGTAAAGTACAAAACGGTCCTGAAGAAAAATCAGATGAAACCAGTACTGATGTAGAAGGTGCTGAAGATGCTCTGATTGGTGATGCTCTGAAAACCATCGCTTCTCTGGAAACTGTAAACCGTACACTGAGCATGTTTGTTAAACACAAAGTGAAAATCGACCATGAGTCTTTGGTACGTGCCTACAGCGACATTTCTAAAGCATATGCGGATAACGGTTTGAAAGAACCAGCACCATTGGTAATGTCTATTGAATCTCATCAGACACTTGCTGACCGTACTCACATGGTTCAAGAATTGATTTGTTCCGTAGAATCACAAATCTCTGGTTTGTTGAAAAACGTACAAATGATTCAAGATAATCGTATTAACCGTATTAAAGCTCGTGTAGCAAGTATTTCTCGTGAATCTTTGGAAGTATCTCAAGAAGTAAACATGAACCTTGCTAAAGTAGCAGTTGCTAACAAAGCAGGTGGTGGTACCATTAGCCAACTCTGGAATAACCTGACCATGAAGCAATCGGTATATTTGCCGTTTGAAGCTAAAGACGTGAGCTTCTTTAAATCTATTAAAGTAGGTGATGAGAAAACGCTTGTAGAAACATTGCGTCGTAACATCAATAATTTGCGTACTGGTCGTCAGCTTGAGTTGTTCCCATTGGACTTCCGTTCTTGGAAAAATGGCTTTACTAACCAAATTAAAAATACAGTAGGTCAAGGTCAAGGAGTTAATATTGACATCCCAATGACTGATAAAGAATTGTGGATGGGTTTCTGTAAACAAATTAAAGAAATCTTGGATAAGAATCCAGACAAATCTTCTTTCTTGTCACGTATCTTGTTTATCGATACTCGCCATAACCATGCTGAAGTAACTGAACAGAAAGAATTCAATGAGCGTTTTGTAGGTATTTTGGAAGCGCTTTACAATCGTGCTGTTGAAGAATTCAGTCTCGGTGTCTCTTTTTTATCTAAATAAATAAAATAATAGAGAGAAAGAAATTTCTCTCTATTATATGGTAAAATGCTCTTAAAATATACATTTTTGTTATTTTAAGATTTTTTAATCAAAAGCTTTTCATTAAACAATTTTTTTTAAATATAGGATTACAAAAATGGCTATGTCTTTGTACGATTTGGCTCGAGCTGGCGTATTTGTTAGCAACCTGAGCGCTGATGGCGAAAACGCTGAAACTATTACCGAAACCTCACCAGAAGCTGAAGTAGACACTACTGTCGAAACTACTACTGAAGAAACTCCAGTTGAAACTACTGAAACTGAAGTAACTGTAACTGAAACCCCAGAAGGTGAAGAAGTTGTAGATTCTAGCGAACTGGAAACTGAACTGTTGGAAGTTCAAGGCGAATCTGAAGTCGTTGACGACGAAAACGCTAAAGTAGAAGAAATCGAAGAACAAATCGATGACGCTGAAGAAGCCGCTGTTGCTACTGAAGCTCTGATTCACAACCTGCAATACTCTATCGGTTACGGTAACGGTGTGAATATGGCTCACGCTGAATTGGTACGTGAACACGTTACTTACATCGGTAAATCTTTGGGTTGGGACAAACGCGATATTCCTAACTTGGATTACTCTAAAGAGTCTTTCTCTACCGTAGGTGCGATCAGCTTGACTCAAGAGTCTATCTTGCAAGCTGCTAAAAACATGCTGACCAAAATCATTCAGTCTATTATTGAAGGTGTTAACTGGGTTATTCAACAAGGTGTGAACATCTGGAATAAACTGTTCAGCTCTTTCGATAAAATGAAACAAACTGCTGAAAAACTGCGTGACTACGCTAAAGAGAAGTCTTCTTTCACTAAACTGAAAGAAGGCCACGAAATGATCACCACTCCTGCAGTTAAAGCAGTTTATGGTAATGAGACTGACGCTGGTCTGCTCCCAGCTATCGGTAACTTGCGTGAAGTAGCTACCGAATTGACCACTAATTGGCTACCAATGAAGATCCAAAACGATGTTGAATCTTTGATCGATGGCGTTCGTAAAAATGCTGAAGGTGGTTTGTTGGCTTCTGCTGCGGCTCTTTACAATGGTGCTAGTCATGTTATGGACAAAGGCGTTGTACAATCTGCTAAAGATGCTGCTGGTGCTGTTAAAGACGGTGTTTCCAGTGCCGCTGATAAAGCTAAAAATGCTGTTTCTTCTGGTTTGGATAGTTTGCGAAACTTGGACATCAAAGCATTTGCTCAAGCAGCTGCTTCTGGTTCTTTGGACTTCGTTAAGAAAGGTGTCGATGCAGTAACTCAATTTGCTTTGTCTTGTGCTCCGTTCGTAGATCAAGATTTGAGCAAAGAAGCAATTAGCCGTTATGGTGTTACATTGCAACCTAGCGAAGCAGTTAAAGGTTCTAAACCATTGCCAGGTAATCGTATTGTTCTTTTGATTTATCCTTCTCTGCAAGAGTTTGCTAAATCTGGCGCAAGTATTCAGTACTTTAGTTTGGGTAACATTGCTTCTGCTCTGATGGCCGATAACAAACTGAAAGGTTTTGTTCAAGCTGCTAATAATACTGCTAAAGAAGCTATCGGTGGTATTCCTCGTTTGGAATTCCGTCTGGCTAAATTGGATCGTATTACTGATAAACGCATGGAAATCAAAGTACCTAAAATGGCTGAACTGGTTTCAGCTTCAGAAGGTCTGATTCAACTGTGCGAAGAATGTTCTAAACTGAAGAAACACTTGGATGCTACTGCTGCATTCTACAAAAAAGTACAACGTCAACTGACTGTTATCAAAACTGCTTTGGCTGTCAAATCTAAATTCTCTGGCAGCGTCGTTCAAAAAGCTTTGGTATCTGCTCTGAAATGGATCCGTGGTGCTCTGAACATCCTGCGCGAACCAGGTGCTTCTTTCTGTTCTTACATGGTAGGTGAAGTTAGCCAACTGGGTTCTGTAATCCGTGCCGGTATCGACAGCTACGAATCTTAATCTTTAAATAGATAATCTATTCCTCCTACCTGTAAAGGGTAGGAGGAATATTTTATTTATGTCTTTTTATTTAAACATTATACAGACCTATATTATTAAAATGGATCCCTTGCTTTTAGCTTTTAAAAGCTTATAGCTATAAGTTTTATTTTCATTTTAAATAAGAGGAAGTATAAAGTGAACATGTCTTTAAACAATATTTCTAAAGGCAATTACGCCAAAAGAATTCATTGCGGTTATGATGATGCTATTGGTTTTGACTTGTCTATTTCTTCTAGTCATGTTCGTGATAAAAGAAACGGCTTACTAGGTAGATACAAGTTTACTAAAGAATATCTAAATTGTACTTCGGATATTGTTCTTGTGGCAGAACGAACAGGTATTGTTGTTCCATTGTATCCTACTCCAGAACATGTTGCAGAACGTTATAAAGTTACACCAGTAAATGGTAAAGGCGTTTATATCATTCTTCGATTCAATACGAATGGATGGAATGCCAGACATATCTTCGAATACTTTAAAGTATTCGATGAAATGAGCGAAGCAGAAAAGAAAACCATTCTTGATAGTAATCCTATTATGTTAGAATTCTATCAGCGAATCCGTAATCGATGGGCACCTTACTTCTCTAATCGAAAACCTGCTCGTAATTACGAAAGCTTGTTAGATGGTGAAGTCTGTGACGATATGGTATTCTTTATTTCAGAAGAAGATATTCGTAACAGACAGGTATTGTACGATAATGCTCTGGATATCTCTTTGACATTTGACGATATCTCCCATAAACGAGTATATCATCCAGCGATTACGACCAATAGTCAAAGCATTCCATCTGAAATATTTAAGATGGTGAAAGATACACTAGATAAAAACGAACAGTTAGAAAGTATTCGTCTGGTATCTGCTAATCCTATTGTCATGTATCGTAAATTCGGTAAATATATCCAGAAGTTTTCATCTAGAGAACCATTACCAGGTGAAAAAGAAGGATTGCACTATATTGGAACAGCCGATGATGAAAATGGCAATCAATATACGGTCAATGAGTTTATCGAATTAGATGATCGGAATAAGCTTTCTGAATTATCTATTTTCAGAACTTACGACGAAGCTCGTAATTATAATTCTGATGTAGAATTAACTAAGTTAAAAACCAAACATGAAATGGAGATGATGGAATTAAAGAAAGAAATCACTGTTCTTGAGAATAAGCATAAGGAAGAATTAGCCAAAGCTAAGAATGTAGAACTTACTTTGAAATTTAAAGAGTTTGTAGAAGATGCAGTACATAAACGGGTAATGCGTGAATTAGATCATCGTGAGAAGATGGATAACAAAAACCATCAACTAAACGAACGGTTAATGGATGCATTAGATCGTAATGAAGAAAGAGAATACAAATTAGATGAAAGGATTAGTGATCGTCAGTACAAATTAAGAGAAAGAATACTAGACCAGAATGATCGTATTCAGGATCTTGAGCATAAACGCAACTTAAGACAAAATGATGTCTATAATTCCGAATTGACATTAAGGATGAAAATTGCGGAGTTAGAAAGTAAGTTGGGACATAAGCAATTAGAGAATGAACGACAAATCAGTAATAACTGGTTATCGGCGATATCTGGAATATCATCTATACTGGGTACAGTATTCAAGTTATTTGGTACGGCAACAGCTAGTCCGTCTGTTTCTAAATTAGGAACCGCTCTACAAATGTTATCTTCTATTAATCCTCAAACCATCAATCAAGTAAGAGGCATGTTTGGTTAGAAGTAAATAAATATTAGTAATATACTATTATATTGACCCCTCCAACCAAACTTAATAAAGGAACATTTGCATGAATCCCTTGTTAAATAAATTCATTAAAGACAATACGCCTGTCATCGATCCAAGGATCGGTGATGGATTGTCTTATAGTGAGTCTAGTAAGATTCCCGCATTCATTGATCGGGTATTACGTATCAACTCAGCTTCATTCCCTAAAGGGTTAGTATATATTGGTCTTCGTAAAGCAACACCACTAGAAGGATATCGATATCAAACACGAGCATTAAACAATATTCGTCGTTACGACATTAATCGTAATGATATTCGGATGTATGTGTTCCATTTTGAGTTTAATGGAACCCCTATGCAAAAATACATTTACTTACCATTCATTAGCCGACATGGATTCATGCACATGAATGGTGTGAAGTATGTTGTATCCCCTGTAGTTGCAGACGGGATCATGACAATTAAACCAAATAGTATTTTTGTAAAACTGATTAAGACAAAACTGTGGTTTGAGCGATTCGTTTCTCAAATCGTAGTAGATGGAGTAAGAGAATACGTACCAATTTACTTTTCTAAGATTCACCACAAAGAATCAGATAGTAACTCAGGTGGTCGAATGATCAAAATGAAGCCTACCTTGGTTCATTATCTTTGCTGTAAATACGGAATGACCAAGACATTAGAATTGTTTGGTTTTAGTAATGTCTTAATGGTAAATGTTGATGAGTTTAAACAAAATCCAGACAAATATCCAAAAGAAGATTGGGTAGTAGTAGAATCGACTGGTAAGAAACCAGCACGATCTTACGCTTATGGATTGTATACACCAATGCAATATCTATTCTTGGTGCCTCGTCAACAGTACGAAAACATTTCTACGGCACCATCGGTATTGGGTACTTTGATTTACGTCTTGGAGCATTTCCCAAGTCCTAAACGAATGAATCCAGATACCGTTAATAATATCGATTCATGGAGATTAATGTTGGGTGAGTCTATCCGTTCTTCAGATGAGCATTATGCAGTCATCAAGAATGCAATGGATAAACACATGATCTCTTTGGATGAATATGTTGACGAGATGGTGCATGATGATTTTAAACGAATTGGTTTTAGCCAAATTGATTCTGTCTATAAGTTGTTTATTTTCATCGTACAAAACTTCAATGTAATGGTTTCTGAAGTGAATAAGATTGCAACATCTAATTCATTCTACGGAAAACAATTACAAGTATTGCAATTTCTTCTGTTCAATATTGTTAAAGCAATCAACCGATGCTATTTTGAATTAAATGGTCTTCGTATTGAACAAGAACGAGATCCGAATAAAGTGATTAAAGATGATGATATTCGTAAGATCTTGGGTAATATCCGTCCAGAAGAAATCATGCGTATTAAAGAACATGCCGAGATTATTCCTGTAGAAGATCCAACCGATTTACCTTTGTTGAAATTAGGACGTATTGTCGTCCCACAAGAGAAATCGGATAAACTACGTACATCTAAAACATCTTTCGATGTAAGTTCTCCAGAGAATAAACTGAATGCATCTTTGATCGAAGTAGGTGCTGCTTTGGACATGGCTAAAGCAGATCCAGCTGGTCGTAACCGTATTAACTTGTTTATTAAACTGTCTGATGATTTAACCATCATTCCTAATGAAGAGCTAGAACCAATTATGTCTTCTTTGCGTGATAAATTAGGACAAGACTAACTTTAAAGGAAACTAATCATGTATAATCAATATACACAACACAAGCAAAATGTTATTAAACAATGCTTGGATCAACAAGTAATGGGTGCTGATACTCCAGCACGTCAATTGTTGGTACAAAAAATGCAAGTAGATGCTAAATACTATCAAGACGTATTTAACACCTTGTGCAATCGTGTAGAGTCTTTGTATCTTCAAGGTAAGTTTAATCCAGAGGATTATAATTCAATGGTTAACTTGGCTTACGAAGTATACAACGACTATGTAGCATTCTTTGCAATTAACTACGGTACCCACAACATCACACCCGCTCCCGATATTAACACACATCAAGCAATGCAACAAGCTGCCGGTATGTATGTGAATTATCGCGATGGTGATCAACGATTCTTGTTGTCGTTCTATCAGCAACAAATGATGGGTAACCAACAAGTACCACAAATGCAACAAATGCCATTTGGTAATAACATGCAAATGCAGGGTTATCAACAACCTCAAATGAACATGTATGGCCAAATGCAACCAATGCAAATGATGCAAGGTTACCCACAACAACAAGTACTGCAACAATATGGTGGTGGTTTTGCCATGACCATTTCTAATCCAGGTGCGTCTAATACCGCAAACATGGATATGAATTTAATGGGTAATAGCGCTACTCAACCAAGCAACACTTCTAACACTCTTACCGAAAATCAAGCACAAAATGCATTCTTCAATATCGGTAATCGTAACTCTGGTAGAGAACTCAAATTCAACTACTACATCAATACTGGTTATTCTGATGAAGAGATTTCTAAACGTAAAGAAGAACAAACCTTGGAAGAAATGCGTCTCAAAATGGAAGCACATAATCGCCGAGTAAGAGAAGATGAATTGCGACGTAAGGAAGAACGTAATCAACAAGCAGATAATTCGTTAGAGAAGATGTTTGTCGATACTGTATCCAAAACCCCTGAGGAACATCAAAAGTTCATTGAGGAGATGGAAGATCCACAAAACGTACAAAACGCTATTCAAGAAGCAACGATCCAAGTTGGTCAAATTGCAACATCTAAACCATACTACGAATTGATCAGTCATTCAGCCGTGAGCAATGGCGTTACTGAAACCAATACAAGTAGTGTGGTAGATTTTGATGAAAAACCATCAAGCAGCCTGTCTACCGAAGCTATAGAAACAGTGATTGAAGATGATCCTTTGGCTGTTTACGATTATCCTGAAGACATGCCTCCTGAAGATGTACCAGTGCGCGTATTGAAACGTCGACCTAATCGCGTTATTAATACTAACTGGATGGCAATTCCTGAAAAGGATCTGGATGTATGGGTAGAAGGTAATGAGGAATTGGACGAACACCGTAGTGAGTTTGTTCCTCGTGATTTGTATCCTGTATACGATGATGAGATTGAATGGGTTAAAGAAGGTGATGAGTACGTAGGTTACCTGAACTATTCGGCTGAAGGTAAGTATTACCGTGAACCAGTAGCATTCCGTAATCCGTCTTGGAATGTTTGGACCATGACCAAATATACCGAACGTGGTTATTACTTCATCCTTGACCGTTTTAATTATCCTGTACAGAAAACATACAAACTCGATGAAAGACAAATCATGGAACGTAAAAACCACATTATCCCAACTCATCTTCCTGTAGAAGGAACATACCAAACAGGTATTCCGTATAGCGAAACCCATGGCGATACTGACCTGCTTAAAGCAGCTGACAATCTGATACTCTCTGATGAAGAGTTGAAAGAACAGTTAGAGAAACTTTCTGAAGAAGAGAAAGAATTTGCTAATGTAGATTACGATGGTACCACACGTGAAGTATTGAATCTGGATGAACTGGTAAGCGCTTGCTTGGTAAGTCATCAAGAATATCGTCCTGAATCTAAAGCAGCAGTTTATCGAGTTGTTACCAGCAACACCACATTCTGTAAAGAACGTCAAAATGATACATTGGCATTGATTAAAGAATGTGAAACCATGGATGATTTTTACGAAACCATTTATAAACCTATCAAAGAAGTTGAACCAGTATTGGCTAAACGACTGGTAGATTTATTGGATCGTAATTACAATCGTGTAATGGTTAAATGTGGTCTCCCTAACGTACATGTTACATACAGTATCAACATTTACAAAGATGTTGAGAATACTCAAATTCTTCCTAATCCTCGTCGTGAAGAACAATACAAACTTTCTCTGAAAGAAATGTTTGAAAACTTTATTAGCGAAGAATTCCTGAAAGATGGAGTATTACTGCATGATGATGAAGAATCTCGTTATCTTTCCGTATTGCCTGTTACTGGCTCTGTATTGGTCGTAGATAAAGAGATGAATGAATTTGAAGGCGTAGTAGGTCCAGACCAAGAAAGTCGCCAGAATCGCTGGTTTGAGCTGTCTAAAGATGATTATGTAGAATTGAATACGTTCCTGATTAATCTCATTAGTCGAAACGAGCCACAAGCTAAAGAATTCTACATCATTACAAAAGATGGTTTCTTAATTGAGGCGATTAAAGGTTATAGTACTTATAAATCTGAAAATCGGATTTATATTCGTATTTTAAACTAATGAAATAGGGACAGTTTAACTCTGTCCCTATGACATCAACTCAATAAAGAATTAAACCAATGGGTAAACTCACGTCTAAGGATCCAGTTATCTTTAATACCTCTATGGAATTAAAGGAACAATTAGAGATCGCTCGTTTTATTCGTCAATCTGATTTGAAGTTTAAGGAATCGGAATTCTTTAAACAGTTAGAAACAAAACCAGATGAACGTAAAAAGAAATACACCAATGTAGTCCTAGACTTTAATTTGGTATGTCACCATCTCAAAGAAGCTTTTTGGAAGATGGACAAACTTGCTAATGATAAGTATGTCGGACTGGATTACTCACCCTATCCAGTAAACCGTACGATTCATTTCGAAACACCTTATTTAGCAAGATATACTAAGAATGAAAAATTCATTAGTACACTTAACCAAATTAATGACCATCTTCAAAAGATCGTTGACATTTTAGGAAACTCTTTTGATATTGGTTTACTGACTGCATTACTTGGTAAACATTCAAAAGGATTCGTATCAACACTTAAGTTTAGATACGTAAATGATAAATTACAATATTTCATGATCTATACAAAAACGTATAAATCATCTAAGATAAACAAATGGTTTGATTTTCCAATAAGGATTTCTATGAAATAGACAATTTTTTAAATTTAATAGATTATTAAATTTATTTAACCTACCAATTAAAATTAGGGTCTATAAAAAGTGGCGAGCATAAATCCCTAGGGAGACCATTCGGTCTCCCTAGGGTAGCAAGCTATTTTTAGTTTGAATTACTTCTTTTTTTAGTCAGAAGCTCCATCTTTAGAAGAGTCAGGACCTAAGTTAGAATCACCACCTTCTTGGTTTCCCTCACCTTCAGTATTATCTTCTTGGTTTTCATCTTGGTTTTCTTCACCAAACTCATCACCCATGAAGTCTTCTCCCATACCGAATTCATCACCACCGCCTTCATTGTTATCGCTAGATTCGTTATTAGAACTAGAATAATCATCACCTTCACCAGCCATATCGTTAGCTTTCAATACAGCAGATGTAGATTCAGCAATAGTCTTACCTCCTTTAAAGAATTCAGTCATCGCTTTAATTGTCTTAATAGACAATTCGCGAATCGCTTTATTCTTCTCGTAGGTTTGTGTACCGTCTTCAGCAATGGTAATATAATCCATGATTTCAGGCATATAGTTATTCTCAATCATCCAAGAACGTAACAAGTCACCTTTAACAATAGCTGCATATTCATCAACCATGTTCACACCATCTTCAGAGATTAAGCTCTCTGGGATAATCTCTTGACTGATGACATACGAGATTGCTTTATCTACACGTTCTTCGTATTGAGATAATTGTTCTGCCTTAGACTCATGATTATCATTAGGAGGAGCAGGAAGATTAACTTCCAAGCTACTAACAAACTTATCTACAATACCATCTACCAAAACATTAATTGCTGATTTAGACATACCCTCAGTAGTCAATGTCTTATCGCCAGATGCTTCACGGATATTTTCGATAATCTCTAATAAGTTATCTTTAATGATTTCACGCAAACGTTTTAAAAGATAAGGAGACACACCAATTGCTTTACGAATAAGATCAGTTAATAAAGGATTAAAACGATCTTGTTTTTGGAAAGCAATCAAGTTAGTAATAAAGTTACCTTGTAATACGTTAGCTGCAAATTCAGTAGATAAAGAGTTATCCACCATATCCGGAGTCAGACCGGTACCCATGATGGTATCTCGTTTAATACCTTCGGCAACATCATTATCAGGAGCAGGAATATCTGCAGTCGTACGAGAGATATCGTGACCAATTTGAGGAATCTTAGGGTTATCGGATTCGATAGCCATACGGATATTAGATTGATTCACCCTATCTTCAATAGTTTGTACGTTAGAAGCACCAATAATCAAACCAGAGTTAGATCGTGACTGCAATGCCATCACATTAGCAATTTGAATAGTCTTACGAGGATCAGGATCTTTCTCATCAATACGTAAGGTTACTAATGTTTCAGGAATAGAATTCATGATACCTGCACGTAATTGAGCGAGCATGAATTGGATACGCAAAGAAATTAATACTTTCATGTTATCCAATAACGAAATACCAAAGCCACGATTATCAAAATCAAAAGCCATGTAAGACATGATTTCTTTAGGAATGAACAGTACACGAGTGCGCTGACCTCGTAAAGCACGATAGAACATAATGCGTGAAACTTCTGAAGAATCACCTACATCTAAGTTCTTACCGTAAAGACCATTCTTCAAACGTTCTAGAATATCTTTAATAATGGCATTAGAATGAATACGTGACAACATTTCCAATTGACGCGATTCATCTAAGTTATTAGAGAAACCTTCAAACATGGTCTTACCTTGTTGGATTAAGGAAGACGCCATGGTGCTGGCAGTTTGACGACTGTTATAACCATTAGCCAGTTCACGATAATAGTTAATTGGTTTAGCCTTGGAAAGAGGATTACCTTCTTCATCATGTAGTGCCAAATATCCTACGTGTTCTGAAGGAGAACCTGGTTTAAAAATAGGAACAACAGCTTCTACTGGATAATTCAAGAACAAAGGTTCGTCAAGATTTTCACGTGCTGTTTGTTCTGAAGTTTTCATTTTCTTCAATTCAAGAGCATCAGTCCGATAACTATTTACATCATCAATTCGTCTGAAGATTTTATCAATGATATTTCTATCTGATAATAGTTCTTTATCTAAACTAGTTGATTGAAATCCAGTAGGGATACCTGCCATACGACGAGATTCTTGAGAAAGGATTTCTTTCTTAACTGCTGACTGACGCAATATGTTTAAATCATCAGTTACTTCAATCAAGGTATCTTTACAACCAGACAAGTCAATTTTCCACACACCCTCTTTAGAAATGTTTACCTCTTTAGAATTATTTGCTTTAGAGTTTGCCGCATCTTTATGAGTTTTAGCATACTCTGCCGGTAAGGTAAATTCTATGCTTGTAGGTGGTTTAATTACCGTAGCGTAATTAGAAGACCTAAAACTATTGTGGTTAGTATTGTCTGTATCGGTATCTGTATTACCGAAATGAACTTCTACAGACTCACGAGCCAACATAGGTCGACTCACTGATTTATTTTTAGTTTCATTACCGTAATTAGGATCGCCTAAGAATCCACGAGATGGTCGATTATTACTATCTAATAAGTTATTAACATGAGACAAAGATTCTCTAGATAACTGAACGGTATATGACTCTCGACTGTTTTCTACAAGATCACCATTAATGATATCATCCAAAGACGATTCAGGAATGACTGCGGTAATATAAGCACCTTTTAAGAAAAGAACATCGTAAAGCATTTTATAAAGTCTGCCTTCAATATCGAAGTGTTTCTTAAAGTACTTTTTAATTTCATCGGTAATGACAGTAATGGTATTTTGTGGAAATAAATTACGTGGAGGTTTGAATTGTAATTCTGGCTTCATCAAGTATTTTGGAGACAGAATATAACTACAAAGAATTTGAGCAGCTCGTTCCATATCAGGAAGCAGCTGCATGATGGTTTCGTTATCGTCGATCTCTTGTGCTTTTTCAGAAGAGATACCCAGCATGTAATCTAAGTCAGGTGTTGTACTGGCTAACTCACCATCATTCTTAAAAGATTCCTCTTCTCGTGAAGAGTTAAGCTTAGCAATTAAGGCATATACCGATGGGTTTTCTTTAATTGAAGCATCGTCTATATTAGTTGCACCGCTTCTATTTTTTAGTTGCAGTACAATATTTTCAAATAACTGGTTATCCATTGTTATTTATCCTTAACAGTGGTTAATTTATAGTAAAAGGTCAAAAGGCTATGTTACCTGATTTCGATTATCACTACAGCGTCTATATTGATAAAAATATAGGCTTGGTATCGACAATGATCATTAAGTCAGAATACCAAGCACACGACATGAATAACGCTGTTCGTGTGAAAACAAGAGACATGGATGCTGTAGACGAATATCGTCCAGATACATGGATCTATTATAAGCATATCTCTGGTGAATATCACGAAACGGATACACCAATGACAGTCGTATCAATGGATACGACTGAGACAATCATATTCAATAAAGAGAACTTAAAAATACACCGTACGACAAGACAAGAATATTCTTACGGTACTAAGAAATACGAAGAGTTGGTTGAACGTTATCCTGATAAAGAATTGCTGATTAAAGGTATTCTGAATCCAGTAGATATAGATGTAGCCATTCAAGCAAAAGAGGGTACAATCTTATCTTACGATAAGTCATTCGTAGAAAGTAACGAATATACTTTAATGGAACGATTGCAGGATTGGATATACGGCATGTATAACCGGTGGTATCAAAGCCAGTATAATCTTAACAATCGTTATTTTAATATTGCTTTCTGGGGTACGTTCTATCCTAAGTTAGTAGAAGCATTGATGACTATTCGGTTAGAAATGTGTCTGACCAATGAAGCGCATTCTTATCACTACCGTCGGTTCTTGGCGTCTCATGGTTTCTTGGATTTTTACTTAGATCAATTAACACCTAAACAAGCAATTATATTCTATAAGAATATTCGTTGGGTAGAAAGATACGTTGGTCAACGACATACTCAGAAATGGTTGATTCAAAAGATTTTAACTTTAAGAAATTTACCTATTTCTGAATACAACATGTTGCAAAAAGATGAAGACATTGTTGATACGGCTAAAGTCACTCCAGTGTTTGAAAAAGTATCCTTAAATGGATTAGAGTATATTATTCCAGAATTAGATACGCTTTCATTAAAAGACATGCTGGATAAAGAAGATCCGCTTGCGCCTTATAACGTAAAAGAAAGAGAAAATCTAGAAGTCATTGCTCGTAAAGACACTTCTGGTTCTTTAGATTCTTTTATTAAGACAAAGATTCTTCAATCTAAAGCAATCGACTATTCTGGCTCTGAGCAATTTACATTAGAACGAGCTTTAGTAGATACTTGGATTGAGATGGCTTCTCGTGGATTGTATAAAGCATACATCATGGTAAATCATCCACTGACTGGTGAATTAATTCCTTTATCCGGTAGAGACGCTTTATTGCTTTATACTTATTGTATCTATCGTTATTACGATATTAAAGAAAATTGTATTCCTGATTATACGATTGGTATCGTTCCTAGATTAGAGAAACCTTCTAAGAAAGAATTAGATAATTGCGTTCCTGATAAAGCTTTACTAGATAAAGAATGGAATACTTTTATCGATTCTCATTACATGAAGATTCGACCAATTATTGATACATTCTCATTCTACGAACAAGCACATGAATTATTTAAACGATTAAATGAAGGTATCAATAGAGTTAACCAGGATGAGCATCTAGATGGCCGTGCCTATAAAGAAATGCAATTCTATAGACTTTATGCTACTAAGCTGGTTTCTTTTAGAAAACCAGACATGCAAACATTTACACAGTTTTTAGATTCCATTTCTTTAAACCTAAAAGACGTACACAATCGAACTGACTTCTTAAAATTGGCAAATGACATCTGGAAAAAAGCAACAGGTTTGAATAACGTTAAAGTGAATTCTTTGTATAATACACACAAAGCAATGATTCAGTTATTGACTAAGCTTTCTTCTTATTCTGTTCATTATATTCGTGAGATTAACGAGCATCCTATTACTTCTACCAACATGCGCTCATTGCGTTTAGATGGAGGTGGCCGTAAGAAAGGACGTTATGTTGGTGATCTTAATGACGGTACTGCAGTATCTGTAGTTGATACCGAAACCAGATCACATCAAAGTGCACTAGATCACGATTATACAGATAATAAGATTTATGCAGAACCAAGATCTACTGGTAAACTACATTTTAATATATCTGTAGATGTTAAGAATATTGATGTTCCTGGTAGTAATGTTCGCTTGATAAATGATCTTAGTATTGGTACTTATTGTACCACTCCTGCTGATGATTTAACCGGTATTGACAATCCAGGTAATTTACCTGCTATTCCTGGAATGAGAGCGTTCTTATCATTACCATTAAAAGAAAGAAGAAAAATGATTGATGCCTTTGAAGGTTGTTTGGATTGGGACCCATTCCCAGAGAATCGAGAACCACCAAGAGAAGACATCGAATGGAATTTCCAAGTTAAATCTATTGATGGTTTTGACTATAACGAATAGTGTCGTTAGGGGTAGTTTTCTACCCCTACCACGATCTTTATGACGATACATTGAATTTACTAATTTTCACCTAATAAATTAAAAGGATGATTAGCAATGGCTAAACCAGTTATTCCAAACAAGCGCACTGCGTTTGAATCAGTACGTACCTTAATCGGTAACGAAAACCAAGTCATTCGAGAACTTGGCTTACCTTATACAGTAAAACCAAACACCACACTTAACCAACTGCTGGGTATTAATCAATCCATGCATCCACCTCACACTACTATTCCTACTATTGGATATTTCTGTATTGGTTACGGTGGCATCTCTTTGCAAAACTGTACTAACGACAGTGATGCATTCCCTATGCCTAAAATCTTCCAACATACTGCTGAAGACACTGGCTTATTTAAACCCGTTCCTTTTGTCATGCGTGAGTTTAATAATGACTTAACCGCTCAGGAACGTACGAAATATGCTTTGCGCGTAGTAGAAACCTATAAGGGTGTTAAATACTATTCTTATTATTTAAAACGTTTAGATCTTTCTAAAACTCGTGTCGAAACAAAAATTATTACGGTTGCCGATGATGGTAGTTTGTCAGAAGAAGACTATAGTCCAACCACTACAAACTTGAATCCTATTGCTCAGGAACTTTCTGCTGAACGAGAAAATATTTTGAAAGCAAAATATGGTCGTTCTATTGCTCAGGTTAATGTAAACATTAGTCGTGAAGACGTAGAAGAATTGAAGAATGTATTCAACATTCGTCATGGTGATCCTAACCGTGCTTTGATTACTGAAATCGGCTTGGTGTCTGGTGTAGATAAATTAGTTGAAGTAACAACTTCATCTGGACGTTCTCAGTTCCAAGAAGTGATCGCCGCTCAAATTGCACACATTAACGCAACCATTCAATATTTGGCTGCCGTTAATGATGGATTTGATTCTATCTTCAATCTGGGTGTAAACGAACCTCTTTATAATTTGCAACAAGGCGAAGTTTCTTTACAAAATCTTGGACATTAATTTAAAGTATAAAAGATGAATTTTCCAAATACCAGTCAATGGGAATTCACTTTACTCGGTATTGACCCAGGTTCTAGTAACCTGGGTATTTCTATCTACAAGTTAGATTTCAATACATTGGCTATTAAAGAATCTTTTGCTTTTACAATTTCTGCAAAAGATACTTGTTTTTATAGTCGTAATACCAGTAATGAGTTTGGTGATAAGATCGCCAGACTGCAAGCAATGAAGTCAGAATTGGCTGAAGTATTTAGATATTATTCACCTTCGTTGATTGTTTGTGAATCTCCATTCTTTAATTCATTCACACCAAATGCTTATGCAATTTTGATTGAAGTCGTGAATCTTATTCATGAAACCATTTGGGAATATAATTATCAAATACCTTTCTTTAAAGTAGATCCACCTACTGCTAAAAGAGCAGTAGGAGCAAAAGGAAATGCTAAAAAAGACGAAATGACCCAGGCTATTATTGAGATTAAAGATAGACTAAAACTAAGGAATAATCCTCTGGAATTAGATGAACACTCTATCGATGCACTAGCCATTGGGCATTATGGGTATTTGAATTATGTCTTAAATTTAAATAGGTAAAGACATGAGTTTGAACTCGATCGAAAATAACACCACATCTACTGACAATTTGGATGTTAAGAAAATTAAATTGTTAAGAATCTTAATTAATTTTAAGAAACAACCGGAACGAATCATGAATGGTTTTCTAGTATTAGTTACTATTCTCATGATTATTACTTGTGCGGGACTTACCTTTGAAGTTTTAAAGCTGCATAATGACGTAAAAAGATTGGATAATTCAAACAGATCCTATCAAGAAATTAATGAAAAATTAATAAAAACAATAGAAGGTAATAGTCCTCCGGATTATTTAGATAATCAAGAGCCTTAAAAATGGTTAGAAAAACAATAGCAACCAATAATGTACTTGACCCTATGGTCAAGAAAGGTTTGATTACGATTGATAACGACTTAATACTCGCTAATCGAAAAGAATCAGATGAAGGACTCAATGGTTTAATTAAAGATTATCGCGAAATCTGTGATAAATACTCTAGTTACGAGGATTTGTCTGAAGATATTACAGGACTAGAATTTAAACAATTAATCAATCAGTTAGATTTTAAATACCGTTTAAAACTTGTTTATCGATTCATGGTCGCAACAGGCAATATTGATGATGTAGAAGAATTTGGACGTAAGGTTAATAATCTCAAACTGACATTTTTTAAATGGTTTGGATTTGCCTGTCTGATTCTATTTGTCATGACTGTCAGTGGTGTCGTCACCATGGGTATTGTTACCAATGATATTGACAGTAATGGTTTGATTAATTCGTTTATGTCTATTATTAAAAAGATTCTCGATATGTCTATGGGTAGCAAACCTACCATTGATTAAAGAATATTATTAATCTATAAGGAATAGAATTAAATGGCTAAAAGTCTATTAGAATTGTCCAGAGAAGGAAGTACTCCGATCGTGAGTGAATCCGATCAACCTAAACCTAAAGAACAAGGACTTTCGAAACTTGAGAATCGTGGTAAAGCTATTCGTGAAAAAGAGTTTACTATCTTTGCACGTATCATGAACTTTTCTCAATTGAAAAATGCTAATCGTGGTGAGATCCAAGAACAGTATATTATTCCTATTGAGCAAACAGAAGAGAATGCTGGTAAAGGTTCTATCCGTGTACGTAAGATTACTGCCCGTAATGGCCGTTCTCGCTATGAATTAACCACCAAAAATAAAATGGGTGAAGGTGACAGTATTGAAGTTACTGTACCGACTACTAAAGAAAACTTTATCCAGTTTAAAGTATTGTCTACTGTAGCAATGCTGAAACACCGGTATACTTTTAATATCAAAGGTACTGATAAGAAATGGGAAATCGATGCGGTTCCTGATGGTAATGGATCTTACTGTCCATGGGTTCGTTGTGAGATTGAAGTAGATGATCTTGAAAGTAAAGATATTCCAGAATTGCCTTTGGAAGTAGAAGAGTTGATTCTTCCTCCGGAATTGGGTAAATTGACTCAAGAAGAATACGATGAGAAAACGAAACCTATCATGGATCGTTTCTTTACTTCTTCTAATCCTTACATTGATGACGAAAACAGTGCGACTACTGAACTAGAAGGTGAAGTAGATACTGATGACGAAAATCAAGAAGAGAATCCTGAAGATAAAAGTGATGAAACTACAGGTAAAGAAGTAATGTCTGTAGATAACATTACTGATGAAAAAGATACTGCTGAAAAAGTAGAAGCTCGTTCAGAACAGATTGTAGATAAACGAGAAGAAACTGAAGAAGCAGAGAAAGCTGAAGAAGAGGGTGGTGAAGATGGTGATACTACCGAAGAAGGCGATTCTGAAAAACCTAAAGATGATAATGAGTCTGAAGGTGAGACGGGTAAAAGCGAAGACAATGACGAGTCTGAAGAAGTTTCTAAAGAATCTTACGAATACTTAAAAGGCTTAGGTGTTGACTTAAGCAAAGTAAAGGTTTCTACTGAAAGTTCTGATGATAAAAGTCTGATTGAGAAGTTTTCAGAAATGGCATCTAAAGGTATTCTCAAAAGCGTAGGTGATTTCTACGATGACTTGTTTAGTGATCCTTCTAAATCTCTTAAAGGAGGTGAGGGTCTTTCTTTTTCAAAAGTAGGTACATCGAATGGCGGCTCTGTTCTTAAAGTAAGAGCTAAAGAAAGTAAGTCGTATGAATATAAAGTACTTATGGTACCTTATGTTAAAGGAAAAGATCCTCTAGATGTTGCATTAAATCAACTGAATACCATGCCTAAGCCTGAGGCTATTAATAAATTAATTAGTGTTTATAAATCTAATTTAGAATATTATAAGCTATGGGCTAAGAATTTTAAAACAATAGCCGAAGGATATCAAGATAAAGATGATCCTATGGATCCTGATGATTTGGTTGATTATATTTCTTATTACGATACAGGTCGAGATAAACGAATATTCGAACATTATGTTCCAGAATTTAAAAATCACGAGTATAAAGAAATAGATCTTAACGAAGGATTTAATGGACGCATTCCAGTAATTAGTAGTCTTGATACTTTCGAAGATAAGATTACTTTATCTAATGAAAGAAGTTTCAATGAGAAAGTAAAATTATTTGAAAATAAAGCAAGAAATATTTTAGGTAAGTATAAAGAACTATTAAAAATCGTAGATGGTTTAGAATCTCCTTATGATACTAAAAATCCGGCAAATGAATATGTTGGTCATGGAGATGGCGATGAATACCATGATCAAGAATTAACATTCTTTAAAGATTATGTTGGGTTTAGACTACAAGAGATAATCGATATGTTAGAATTAACATACGTTAAAGAATTGTATTCTTTGTATGGTTTAAATTCTGATAGTTCAGTATCTCAAGAAGGTTTTGGCTCTCCAGAATGTATTCATCAAGACAATCCAGTTACCCCACCTGTTGAAGTCACTCAAGGTGAAGCTACTGGTGAAGAAATTGAAACTAAGGAAAATCCTTACGAACCTAGTTTAGATGCTATTGTTAAGATGTCTAAATTCCAAGAAGGTGAGCGAGACTTTAATGTTAAGTCAGCTGACGAATGGAAATAACTTTTTAATATCGAAATACTCTCTACTCCTTATCGGGGTAGAGAGTATTTTTATTTATTTCAAACCTATACTATTATAATGGTTAACCACATCTAACTTTATAAAGGAAACTAATTATGCAAAAAGAATTAATGGATAAGATTGAAAACCATAACCGTAAAATTAAAGAAGCTTTTAATATTGAAAGTACTACCAGTACTAAAGTAGAAAATGAAGTAAACATTACAACCAATACTTTCCTCATTAAAAATCACGATGAATGGAAACTGAATATTAAAGAGCTTGATAAACTTCTAGATGAAAAGATTGAAAAATCTATTCATGATGTAGAGGTAGATATCAATCATTGTTTCAAAGGAAAGAATGTAAAAATATCTAGCTATACATTTTCCTTTAAAGGAGATAAATTCATTACGAATTATTACTACATTCATGCTATAAGATTTGTCTCTAAAAAGAAATCAGATTAAATATTTAACCGTAACAAAATCTATGTTTTAAACCAACTTAAAAAGGAAAGTAAAATGACTGAAAAGGAAATTATTGAAGTAATTAGTAATAGTCATCTTGGTGAACTCTACTCTGGACTAAAAGAAGTTTACGAGAAAAACAAACACAAGACGGTGATTGATATCGATAAAGAATTAACCTTAACCTTAGGTGGTAATAGTAAGGTTGGTTATTCTATCGTTACCGGTATCGAACATCCAGATATATTGGATGAAGTATTTGAAAAGATTAACGAATGCTGTGATGGCCAACTTCCTAAAGGTCTGCCTACTGATTCTGTTATTTATTTCACTAACAAAAAGAAAGAGAATGGAAAGACAATTACTTCGATAATCATTAAACTAACTATCGATGAAGTCTCTGTATCTTTTTACTTTGGCTATTTTAAACCGGCTACTAACTAAAAAGGAAACTAATCATGCAAAGTGCTTTTATTAATCAATTAAAAGATCTCATCACCAGTATCTATCCTAATCCTAAAATAGATTTTAGGAAAACATTTAGCGGCGATACTCAGTCGGATTTAATTGTATTGTTCGATGAAGAATTTGATAAAATAGAACCTAAATTGATCGAGTTTGCAAATCAATTCAAGATTTGTAAATTTCCTGATTCTACCATTAATATTTCTCGTGATCCTAAGATTCATCAACGCAAACTTTACGTATTTAAATTCAAAGTAGGTCCTGTTTACAAGAAATTCGTATTTCTAAAAGGCGTTAAAGAATACGAAACACCTATTGGTGATTTTGAAGTTCTCGAAAGAGAAAGTTATTAATTATTAACTATTAAGGAGTATTAAAATGAACGATGAAATTAAAAAGGACGATACTAAGATTAAAAGCTTAGAAACGGAATTCACTTATATTAGACACCTAAGCCCAGAAATGGCTCGTTCTTCAGCAAGATCACCGAATGACTTTTTCAATAACGTAAAAATCTTTGTTGGTGAATTACTTAAGAAGTATCATTTCACACATGATATTTCTGAAGCAGATAAAGAGGGTTATTATAATGTTACATACAGTATTGGTTCCATAGAAGATTACGAAGAGGTATATAAAGAAATCGCTGAATTTAAACAAAGTGATTCTGATATAAATTCCATTGGTTTTAGTTATAATGGCGAAGAGATTTCTTTCGACGTGAATCCAGAAAAGAAAGATATCACCATTACTTGTCGATTTAGTCAGAATGGTAAGAAGTACCAAATCCTGAAAGATGATTTCGTCAAGGTACACACGTTTAAATCTTGTATCTCAGATGGAGAAATGAGTATTGTTGAAATTAAACTATACAGAATACAAGCATTGAAAACATTTACTAAACCTGGTGGTTATAACCCAGTTGTTCATGTTGGTGAATTAGGTGGTTACGTCGAATCCGAGGCAAACCTCTCTCAAGAAGGCAACTGTTGGCTCTTTGATAAAGCAAGGGTTAAAGACGGTGGTAAAGTACTTGATGATGCGATTGTATACGATAAATGCTTGGTAAGTAAGAATTCTATCGTTCGTGGTGGTTCTGTTGTCGGAGGTCATTGTTTTATTACGAACCAATCTGTTATTATCGATAGTAGATTAGAAGGAAATGTTATAGTAAATGGACATTCTACTGTTCATTCAGGAGCCTACCTATATGGTGAGATAGGAGTTGACCAGTCCGATGTCGGGAATTTAGTTAATTTAATAGGTCGAATTTCTGTTAAGAAATCAAGAATTACCGCACCGATTGAATTAAGTGGTGATTACGAACTTAATTTTGATGTGAGTGATCCCCATAGCGTTATTGGTTATAACGTCGGAATGCCTGGAGGTAGATTATTCACTATTAAAAATATTGTCGCCAGTAAAGTAGAAGATAAATGGAGTACTGGAGATTTTGTAGGTACTGGTGCAGAATTGATTGATTTTGTAAGCGATAGTGATGATGAACAAAGAATTAATTATGTTCGTAGTATTGTTGAGCATCACCTGAACTTCTTCAAACTTAAAGGAAACTAATTATGGAAAAGAAATACGAATTGTTAGAAAACGATACATTGTCTTGGACAGATCTTGAGGGTAATGATATTACGCTCTACCGCATCCGAGCATTGAAAAATTTTGAAAGTCCTGTTAAAGAAGATTCTTTATTTAGTAATTATATTAATAAAGGTGATCTCGGTGGTTATATTGAGAAAGAAGAGAATCTTTCTCATGAGGGTGGTTGCTGGGTATTCCATAAAGCTAGAGTTTATGGTAATGCACAAGTATTAGAAAATGCTCGTGTATATAACTTGGCGAACATATTTGGAAATGCCATTGTTAAAGGCTATGCTCGTTTATTGGGATCTTCTTACGTTCATGGTAATGCTATCATTTCAGGCCATTCTGAACTAGATGGACGTGTATCAGTTGGTGATGATTCTAAACTTTCTGGTAACGTATCTATCAATAATAATTGTCAAATTCATGGTGATTCCGTCTTAGATGGCGATGTATATCTAGGTGGTTCTGTTCAAGTATACAGTGCCAAGCTTACTGGTGATTTTAATCTGACCGGTGCATTTACTATCAATTTTGACATTAGTAGTAATGAAGATGTTGCCGGATACGTTATTAATAGAAAAACAAGTGGATTTGTTTCTCCTATTTATTCTCACATCTATCTTTTAGCATCTACTAAAGAAGATATCTGGACAGACCGTAACTTTAAAGGTATAAGCGAAGACCTAATCGAATACTTCTCACGTATAGATCCTGAACGTATTGGTTACTATTGTAACTTAGTGGAGTTCCACAAGAAACAATATAACCTTTAATATAAAGTACTCCTATCCTTAACTGGATAGGAGTATTATTTTTTTATTTTATTTTATTTCAGTTATATACTACTATTGTGACCATTTGCAATACTGCAAATTTTATCTAACTTTTTAAGGAAATTATCATGAAGAAATTTTTATCGTTGATCGCTCTTTCTCTTACTCTTACTGGCTGTGCCGAATTAGGCACTGCTATTAACGCAGCACTCGATGTTATCCCGTCTTCTCCAGTTGTACAAAACAATGGTGATGATGTAGATATGATGAGTGACGAGTTCGCCAAGATCTACAACAACCAATCTAAACAATGGTGTCATTACCCAGCCGACTGTAAAAAGAAAAAGCTGAATTTTGATCACTATGTTTACTTCGAAGGCTATCTGACAAATCCATACAGCCGTGAGTCTGTAGGTCATGTCGGCAATAACGTAGCACGAGCTGCTTGGAAAGCTGCAGTATGTCAAGAAGCTCAATTGAAAACTGGATGGAAGGCTGGATGTGCTTTCTCCAGTCTTGCTAATGAAGTAGAACGTCTTGAGCAAAAACGTTATAATCGTTATGGCGCTCAATACAACAAGATCTTTACAAGTGACATTTAAACAACAAAAAAGAATCTACTAAAACAGTAGATTCTTTTTTTTTAATTTTAAAGGATAAACCAATGAAGTTTCTAGGATATGTAACAAAAGAAGAATTAGAAAGTACAGTAAGCCAACTTTTTGATAGAATATTTATCGTGACTGTTGATTATATTCATTTAATGAATATTAACGAAATTCAGAGATATGGTTCTGTGACATCTGGTGATCTAGAAGACGATAAAAAGAATGCTAATGAAAGAATTACCGTAGGGATGACGATTCCTAAGTTAGTAGAATTGTATAAGAACCAAATTCCTTTTTATCTAACTAATCGTACTGATGACCGTACGATGTACGAGATTATTTTCAAACACATCCACGAGTGGCGTGTCTATGCAGAAAACACAATTTACTTAAATTCTGTACCGTTTGAAGACCTAATGGATCTTTCTGAATTTGCCAGTGCAATTTATAAATCTCGTGACCAGACTAAAGATATCGATCCAGAAGTAGCAAGACTAAGAAATAGATTCGGTAGAGCAAATGGTTTCTTGGGTATTTCTGATATTATCAAACCAGAAGCCAAGAAAGAAGATAAGAAAACAGAAATCGATCCACATCAACCAGATGCGGCGATCTTGGATCAAATTTATAACAATAGGAGATATTAATGTTAGAAGGCTCCCCAATTACTGAAGAACTATTAAAAGTAGCCAGATCTAGACAAGGATTAGCTAAATACGCATATAGTTCTTTAATCCATATTGTTGAAAAAGGTTTAACTTATCAACCCATTAAGTTATTAGGTTTGGATATCGAACGAGATTACGAACATAATCTTGCAGATGTCGTTACTTGTGAAATTGCAGTTTCTCCAGGTACTTGGACAGACTATGTAATGCCTAATATCGAAAATATAGAAATATCTATTATTGCCGAACCTACTAATTTCAGAGGTGAAACTATTGTTACTCGATATCGTGCTTATTGTAAGACCATGGTGGATTTCCGTAAGACAGATGCTCGTTTGCAAAACGTCAATACAGAAACCATTAACCGAATGGATATTGTAAAAGTAGAATTCCAATTAGTTCCATTACTTGTTGAAAAATTACTCACGCTACAAATAGGTACCAATGTTGTTAAATCTAATGTTACTGATGCACTTACTGCTTTACTCATGGGTGAGGCTTCTAAATTAGAAGGTTTAGAAAATTCAGACATGTTAAAAGGTGTGGATATGGTAGAAGCTGATAATACTACAGTCTACGACAATATCCCTATCCCTCACGGTGTTAAGTTGTTAGAGTTACCACTGTATATGCAGAAGAAACTATACGGTGTCTATAAACAAGGCATGGGGCATTATATCCAATCAGGGATGTGGTACGTCTATCCAAAGAACCGAACCAAAAGAAACGATGATAAAGTAAGATTTACCAATATCTATATTTCTCCCAAAGACTTTTTAAAATATGCAGAAAGTACTTGGACAAAAGAAGGCAGTGACTTATTTATTATTGCTTCTTTAGATGGTGAATCTAAGGATATTTCTACATCAGCCAATACTTTAAATAAAGGTAATGGTATTCGTGTCATTAACCCAGATATCCAAACCACAGATGAATCTGTAAAAGTAGCGGGTAATAAAGCTTATATTTCCCGAGCGAATAATGTTTCAGAAGTCATTTTAAATGATTCTAAAAATGGTGTGGTGAATGCTCCATTAATAACCGAACAAAAAGATACTAATATTTACGAACAAGTATCTCAAGTGGAAGGTAGGAATGGTAAGCTGATTGCATTAGTATGGCAAAATAGTCAAGCTGAATTGGTTAAGCCAGGTACTATTGTCAGAGTACACTATACCGAAGGACATACTAGTCGACAATCCATGATAGAAGGTATTGTGGTTAAAGCACACCACTACATCCATGCAACGTCTGATTCGGTAGTATCGTCACAATACACTACTGTAACTGGTTTGTTTATTTTTGTTAGAGATTAATATTTTCACACTACTCCTTAATTGGGGTAGTGTGATTTATTTTATTTTATTTTAAATATATAACATTAATGTGTATTAACCTAACTTAAAAAGGAATTTTCTATGTTAGCCACAAGCAACACTAATGAGGTATTTTACGAAGTAACGAAACTAAAAAGTAAGCCAAAAAATACCAATCTACGAAATTATTTAAATTCGAATTTTAAATTGTTTGCAGGTATCCATTGTTTATACATTGGTGAATTAAAAGGCGGTACGTTAGACGTTTGTGTCGTCATGAATGATGGTTCAGTATACAATGTAAATGCTCAAGCAAATAATCGTATTGGTGAAGATATTCAAGACTCTATCATGAGTGCCTTGAAATTTAAATACGAAACTTCATGTTTCTATCGTCCGGAAAATGAAACGTTCGAAGAATATCTTTCTAAATATAACCATACTTACTTATCGCCTACAACACCTAACATGGTGAAAACTGTTGAAACAGCCATGCCTAATCGTAGAGTGTATCTTTCACTTACTAAGATTAAAGCAATGAATGTTGTTTATAGCTAAGGAGCAATAATGACTTGGATAAATAATGGTATGAAACGTGATGTTTCTATACTTAAGAAAATCAATCCCGATGTAAATGCGGCTATTACTATGCTCTATACGGATCTTCGTGATGTAGATCATGTATGGATGTATTGTGATGTAGGTGGTAAGATTTACGAATGTATTCATCGTACACCTATTAAAGTCAACATCGTTCACTATAAATCGCTTGACCACATCAAGCCAGCTATTGCTGACTTAGATGAGAAAAAAGAATACATCTGGAAAGAAGTCACCGAAGAACGAGAGATCGAAATTGTGCGGTCTGCTTTTAAAGAAGGAAATCTAAAAGATTATCTTTTAATTCCTTTCGCTATTCTAGCTCTAGATTATTTCATTTAAACAATATACTCCTATCCTTAACTGGATAGGGGTATTATTTTTTTTTTGATTTAAATTAAGATGCTTTTCGTATGACTAGTATTCTATAGGAGATTCTCATGATAGTACATTTCCCTATCGTTAGCGAGAAGCAAACAATTGTTAGGCCCATCGCTTTTAAAATCGTAGATGATTTAAGAAAATATCTACGTATGGGTATTTTAGAAAACCCATTAATTGTCCATCTGGATGAAGAAGGTGTACGTAAAGAAAAAGGTACCTCTACTGAAGAGAATGGTCAAGAAGGTATTATTGAAGCAGGTGCAGAAAGCATCGTTATTACAGTTGAAGAAGAATATGGTGAGCAGTCTTTATTACAATATCAAGAATGGTCTCAAGAATTTATGCCTATCTTCTTCGAACCCAATACCCAAACACACATCACACCTTATTATTCTCATGTAACCATGAAGTTTAATATTACTTACCGTACGCAATCTAAACATACGGCAAGAGCATGGTTAAATTCTGTTAAATCTAAGATGAGAATGTTCACCGATACTTTTCCTCATCATTTAGAATACCATTACATTGTAGATGACAAAGCAGTATATATTTTATCTGAAGTTTATAAGTTAATTAAAAATAAGGATGAAAATTTACCTCCTTTATCGACATGGTTACAAGATCACTTCACTCATCGATTTGGTATGATTTCTGATTCAGCAGGCATTAATACTAACTTTGCTGTTTCTGAAGTACAAACAAATATTCAAGGTTATTACGATACTGATGGGATGATTGAAGAGGGTGATAAAGTAGAAGGAACTCCTGGTTGGATTTGTACTTTTCCTTATTTAGTACGTTACATGAAACCAACTTCTCTGTCTATTTACTATCCCAGAGTGGTTTATAATCAAATTGTTCCTGCTGTTTTAATGGGTGTGGATCAAACCAATACGGTTCAACCTAATGCTCCTACAGAGTATCCTGAAGACTATACAGTATTTACAGATTCTGCTTATCACTTAGCTAAATTTACATCAATGACTGATAGTCATTCTTGGGAAGAATATAAAGGTATTTGTGTCCCTCATTGGAATGAGTTTGCACCAGCTCAAGATTTCTCTATTCGAGGAACAGAGAGATTTGTGGATCAGTTGATCCTGTTTGATGATGAAGATGACGTTGGTTGTCAGTTATTGGATTTAAGAGATGAAAATAATGAATTCAGAATTGATCCTGAATTATTAGAATTTATTATTTCAGAACAGGGTTACTTACTTGACACTGGACAATCATTATTCCAAATACTTCTTTATCAGAATGACCAGATGATGTCTAGAAACGCAGTTAAAATAGATAAAGATGGAAAACTGTATCTGAATCAAAAGATCGATTTAAAACATACCTACAATATTCGCATTGCGATTTATTACGACTGGACTTATCTATCACCAGATGCCATTAACCGATTACGCTACTGGTTAGATAAACTGAAACTACACCCAATGTTTAATAAATACTATTCTGATCTCTATAACCGAGTGATTGATTATCTTAAAGGTGGTCGAGACAGTAACAATAATGACAACTGGGGTCGTGATTACAATCGTTGGAATATTGGTAATATTAAAACTGTACAGACTTTCTATCTTATTAATTATCGAGATAGTTTGCAATCAGAAGGACTAGACAGATATGCCTAAGTTAGTCAATAGTAATTATAAACCTGAACAGCATACTCCTGTTCATGAATTAATTGAAAAACCAAAGATAGTCCCTAAAGACTTTAAATCTGTAATTGTAGATACTAAAGAAGAACGACTGGATACATTAGTACAATATGCTGAAGGTTCTCGTCAGAAAGTTACTTACTTTAGACAAAGATTATCTAAGAACGATTCCGTTACTCATTTCTCTTTAGACGCCAGTGGTACTGTTCAGCAATACGAACGTATTGATGGATTAGAAATTCTTCTACAGGGATCATTAGGTACTTCTCAATCCACTACTGAATTGAGGACTACTGAGATTACTGGTGAAGCACATGTATTGCCTCCTGTTATTCCAAACAAAGGTGATATCATGTTAATGGATATTGGTCGCAATACCATAGGTTGGTTTAACATTAATGAAGTAAGACGCTTAACTCATCGTCGTAATACACTGTACGAGATTCAGTTCTCAATGGCTTACGAGATTCGAGATCAAATAAACGATCCCCGTATTATTAACTTAAATCAAAAAACCATTGAAGTATTAAAATACTCCATTGATTATTTAAAAGCAGGACAGAATCCATTACTCACTCCTAAGAAAGCAGATGCTTTTTCTTTCTTAAAGGGAGAATACGATCGTATCTCTCGCTATTGGTTTAGAAAGTTTTATCATCGTTTTTACGAAACTTGTCTTGTTCCTAATCAAAGAACATTGATTTACGATGGTTTCTTCATGAGAGCAATTCAGCAATGGTTTTCTTCTCAACGATATCCTGAAATGGTTCATTTTAGGATTTATACAGATAATGAGTTTCCTATACTGCAAACGACTTCTATCTGGGATGCAATTACGGAAAGAGACCCTTATCTCTTAAAAGAATCATTTAGCAAAGCTTGCGCCATTACATTAGAAGAATTTACCAATTCACCTAATTTTGCTTCTATTCGTTATTCTGCATTTAAAGCAGTAGTGGCTCCTTATGGAATGACTTATTCTAATAAGATCTACATTAAGAACGATGAAGTTATTGGCAATGCATTTCAAATGACGCCATCTGTTAATCCTCGTAAATTTAAAGTAGTCAATGACCAATTACTGATTAATCAAATCTTACCTAATAGAAGTTATGTATTTAGTCAAGAATTTTATCGAGATGCAGATGATGGTCAATCTCACTTAGAGATTCAATTAAGGAAATATCTAGAAGATGATATTTTAGATGTTGAGATTATTGAAGAATTGGTGAAGGACTGTATGAACTGGGGCGAATTAGAACATTTCTATTATTTGCCTGTTCTCTTGGTGTTGATGAATTATTGTATTCGTAGAATGTAATAAAGATTATACTCTCCTCTCCTTATTAGGGAGAGGAGAGTAATCTATTTATATTTAAATCTATATTATTAAAGTGAAGTAGTTAAACCAACTTTTATAAAGGAATAGTAAAATGTTTGAAATTAATATCAACGAATGCTTAGAAAAAGTAGTAGATGGAATGGAAGTCATTAAAGACTTTTATACTGCTATGGATTCTATCGACGAATACGAGACCCCTCCTTATTCGAAAGAAGATAAGGAATTTCTGGAAGTAAATCATGGTAATGTTAACGAGCTTATCGTTAAATACCTGAAGGAACATGGTAAAGACTATAAAGAAGGTCACGATTATGTTCTTGAGTGTTTCGATATCATTACTGTAATTAAACAGTATCAATTAGATACTTTTGGAAAAATATCAGAAAAGCTTAAAGAAGATGAAAGTATCGGAGTTTTGGAATGTCTGGACTCTATTTGTGTCGACATGGACATAAAAGAAGCCATGCAAAAAGTAGAAACCAATCTTTTGTTGTTGGTCGCATATAACAAATTAACTAATAAAGGAAAACAGAATGAGTAAATTTCGTTGCGATTATATTCCTTGTCCTGATTATAAGATGTCAGTTTCTGAAGACGAAGAAGCAGGATTAGATTCTTTAATAGAAGCTATCCACATGTATCGTAATAAGGAAATTAGTTCTATAGAATTACTGGCTTCATTAGCTTGTACCCAGCAAATAGTCAAAAATACGGAAGCCATTAGAAAGAACAATGAAAAGATTTATAAAGAACTTATCTATAACTTTATGGATCTTAAACAATACATTGATGTTTATCGATTTGAAATGGCTAAAGATCCCGAGTTGAAAGAGATTTGCTCGGACATCCAGCAATTATCCAGTTCGGACATACTTGATATCTATCAAGGTACGGATGACAATTTCAATAAAGTCTGTGATTTGATCTTGGTCGAACAGGAGAAACAATTAGACAAAATTATTAAAGAATACTTAAGTAACTACGGTGCTCCGTTTTACATTAGTAATCCGTATTTTGTTATTAAGAAGATGATCCCTTTAGTTAATATCTGGATCACGAAGAAAGAGGATCTTAATGACAAAGATCGTCACGCTATTGTAGTATCTCGTAAATTAACCGAGTTACTGAGTATCTTGACTTTTATCAACCCTTTGTAATACCAACCTAACTAGTAAAGGAAACTAAAATGAACCCAAATTTTGAAATTACTTTAGAACTGGATACCTCTTCAGAAGAGAACTTGAAGAAGTCTTTATCTAAAGCCATCAGTGATAACCTTAACGGAAATATCCGTGATGAACAGTTCGCAAAAATTCTGAGTGTGGCAAGTCAGACGATCAATACGATTCAGTCGTATCGAGACAATGCCACTAAACTGTTTTGGCGAATCCGTCATCATCTATTTGAAATTCGCAAGTATGTTAATCTTGCTTACGAAGATGGTTACGACAGCATCACTCTTAACCTTAGTCCTGAAGACCGTGATTTCTTAGATGAGCTAAAAGTGAATAGTGGTCTTTTAGACAAAGAGTTTAACAAGTATCTTGAGAAGAATGGTAGCTGGATTCGTGAAAAACCAATCTACGGTATTCTTCACGAAATCGTCGCAGTAACCTCTTTCATCAAGAAAGAATATTTAAACAGCAAAGGTACATCACGTGAATTAAACTACATGGCTAATCTGGCTGAAGATGCTATTCATTCTCTTCTTATTGCTAAAGAACATCTTAACAATATTAAGACAAATATCATCGCTGATAATTACTATTGCAATACGATTAATGTAGAACCATTCCAATCAGGTTTTAATCCCATTAATTATCGTTTCAATAACCCAAACTATCAGCAACCAGCAATGGATGTACCTTCTTTTGGTGGTCCAGTGTTTCCTTCTGCTCCGTCTAATACTGGGTTTAACCCAAATGTTACTAAGCATTATTACCAAAATGTTTATTCTGAAGATTCTCAAGAAACTAAGATCAAACAACCTGCAGTAATTAGCCAAAATGCTCGCAAGCCTGTATCCACACAACCTACCTGTGATAACCCTCCACTAGGAGGCGAACACAAAACAGACGTACCTAAACAGCAGTAAATAAGTAAACTCCCACTACTGTAAAAGGTAGTGGGATTTATTTTTTATGTTTAGCTAATACGATGAAACATTATCCCCAACTAGTAAAGGAAAATACCATGTCTGAGACTAAAATCACTGAAAATTTAGATAAAGTAATCGACTATAAAGAAGAAGTTACAAATTTCGGTGCTTATAGAAATTCTTTACATGATAAAGAATCTAAAAAGATTGCTAAACTTCAAAAAGAAGTAAACGAAACTACTAAGAACTACTGTACCGTATTCTATACGATTTATAATAAATTTGGTATTACAGGACTTAAGGAAATTCTTAAGCACATGAAAGAAAACGATACCAAATCTTACGAAGCGTTCATTGAACATCAAAAACTTGATAAAGAAAATGGTCGTCCTTATTTCGAAGTAAAAGAAGTAATGGATGACTTTGTTCATGACCTTGTTTGCATCGAAGTTAAGTATTGCACTGTAGACTTTGATTTCAAAAATTATGTAAAACAAGCTGTACGTACAGACAGTACTTTAGATACATCTATTACTTTCAGAATACTTCATTCGATGATCGGTATGGTCGGAGAGTTAAGCGAAGCTATTGAACTTTCTGACGATAGTGTTACCAGTAAAGTTAGTTACGAAGCTTTAGTTTCTGAAATTGGTGATATCGTTTGGTATATTGCTCTTTATTACAATGCGGTTAGAAAACTCAATAAAGAAATTAGTAGTCAAAGTTTAGTTATTGAACATGCTGATATGAATTTTAACCCAGATATTTACCTTAATAAAAATGGTGAGCTTAAGAAAGGATATAAAGAAATCGAATACAGTAGTATTCCTGAAGATGGTGATGAGATATATAAATACGAATATTTCTCTGGTATTTTAAATGAATTTTTATTAAGAAGTGCAAAAGCATTAGATGCTTATAAGAAACACTACTTCTATAAACAACCATTAAACTACAGTCATCTAGAACAGTTTGATGAATTATGCGTTGACATTATTATCTGGTTGCAGTATTTAGATGCTAACCGTGAGAATTCTTATCGCCAGATCTATAGCCTTGGTGAGATCACTAAAGCAAATATCGAAAAACTAAAAGCCAGATATCCTGAGAAGTTCACTGTTGAAGATTCTTTAAATCGTGATTACGAAAAGGAATCCGAACAAAGTGGATTAACTGTTAAATAGATCATTAAAAATCTCTACTCCAGTAAAAAGGAGTAGAGATTATTTTTTTTTATTTTATTTCAGATATATACTATTTAAGTGAGTTTGATCAGCTCAAATTTTATTCTAACTTTATATAAAGGAAAATCATAATGCCTGCACGTATTCAATCCAAAAAGGGACACGATCTCTATGCGTACAACACAGAGTTAAAACGCAACTTGAAGAATGCTATTTACAATTGCAAAAGCAACATCAAAGAAACAGCGGAATATTTGGGAATTAAGTACGAGGTACTCTCCCAAATGCTGAACGAAGGACGTCGTACTTACGTTCTTTGTATCGATTATGCATATCTCATCTGCAAACACCTAGGAATCACATTAGCAGATGTGATCCCAATAACCGGAGAATCAAAGTCCTTGGTGATGCACAAAACAGTTTCAAGCGAAGAAGTTATAAGACTTCGTAAGAAACTGGAGTTGATTCAATTAGTTATTGATACTGGCAATATCGATAATTAAATAACCCCTAATCTTTTAACCTTAATCTTAAATTTTTAACCTAACTTTGTAAAGGAAATTCAAAATGAAAAAATCTATCATCACTCTCTTGATCGCTGCATCTTTGTCTATGACTGCTTGCGAAAGCAAAGAAACCAAGGAAGCTGTACAAGCAGCTTCTGCTGTTGGTTCTTCGGTAACTGTTAGTGAAGCAATCGCTTCTGAGACAATAGAAATGGCTCCAGAAGATTTGGGTTATGGCGATCCAGAGAAAACAGGCCAACAGCTTGATGAGAAATTCAACAATGGATGGGAATTCCATTCAGCTGGCACTCGTGATCCAGATTATTACGATGCAGTACAAAAATTCGGTCCTACATGGGCGTACAATGGTAAGAATGATTCTGGTGAAGAATTTCGCTTGATTTATTCTTGCGGTGGTGGGTCAGTAGGTAGTGATTTCGGTATCTGGTCTCCAGCATTTGAGACTCGTTACACCAAGGAACGTCCTTACGAATTTGTAATCGCCAATAACGGTAACTATTTCAGACCAAGTTACGTAACGAAGCCGGAAAAACACCCTACGTATGATCAACTGGGTAATCGTATCAGTAATACGACTACTGCTGGTTTCAAACGATATGCGGACATTAACTACAATCTGATTGCTGATGTATCCGTCGGTGGCATCACTGATGACAATACTGGCACTGCAATCACCTACACCGATCCTCGTCGATTGGTAGATGGTGAATTGAGTAATCGTTTGGCTATTCAAGGCATGTCTTTCACTGAGAATGTTACTGACTGGTCTCATCATGATGCTGTTTATGGTAGCTACGTAAAAGATCCCAATACTTACCGAGATGAGTTAATGGCTCTTTTCCAAGAAGATGCTATTAATAAAAACATCCTCGAAAATACCCATACCTATCGGTATAGTGTCCCTGCAGTCATCTCAGATCCTGCTTCTGAGAAGTATTTCCGTAATGGTAATATTTGTGATTTGGTTTACTGATCACGGCTTGGTAGACTACTCCCCTAAAAAGGAGTAGTCTATTATTTTTTAGTTTATTTCAAGAAAAGGAAACATAACATGCTGAAACAATTAATTATCGTGGAGGGATTATCCCACAGTGGTAAAACGACAGTGATCAATGAATTAAAAAATAAGATTGATCACAAGGTACTGGTATTGAATACCCCTAATAGCAAAGATCTTGAAGAGATTGAAGAATACTTCATTTCTAAAATCGATGCTCTGAATCCTGAGAAGGATGCTTACATTATTAACAACACGAAAGTTTCCTTAGAAGTACTTCAACAAGCTAAGAAAAGTGTTGCTAATTCTTTTGATCGTCTTCGCAGTAATGTAAAGAAAAATAATTTTTCTAAACAAATGACTGCTGAAGACTACGTTAATCTTAATAAAGATGGTGTTGATGCACCTTATTTGGCTCTCGTTATGGAAGTAGCTAGTATTGTTTCTAGCAAAACCACTCAATTAAAAGCATTAGTGGATATGGTTAATTTCTTTGACCAAGATGTCACCATTATTGTTGATCGTTTTATTGGTTCTTCTTTTTCATATGGTCCTGTAGATATTATTGACATGGTAAAAAATCCTAAGAAATACCAATTCCGTTTAGATCGTTCTCACGAACGCGATGTCTTAATCACGGCACTGTCTCGCCTACATACTGCTCACGACTTCTTAAACTGGGTTGCTTTGACACAAGCTCCAGTGATGCCATTCTTCTTAGAATGTCCTTTAGAAGAACGTAAGCGTCGTTCTGGTAATGTTACACCTAATGATGAATCTGATAAAGAGTTTGATAAAACTTCTTTAGAATTTGACACCATCATGCGTAACAAATACCATCACTATATGGTCAAGTTCTCCGAAGACTGTTCTTATTTTAATCCAGATATCTACGACTATTTTGTTTTACCGACTGTTTCAGTAGAACAAACAGTTAATAACATTATTGATATCTTGAATAATAAAGAACAATATAAGGTGACTGATCTATAGTCCTATGAGAAATTACAAAAAGAGTATCGGTAAATAATCGATACTCTTTTTTTTTTGATTTATTATTAAAGACTAAAGGAATATTCTCAATGGAACTTTATCGATTAATTCGAGATCTTGAAGAACTCCCTAAAGATAAGTTACTGTACGATTCTATTTGTCGTCCTTCTTGGTACATGTCTGAAGATGGTATGGCGGTATTGGCTGGTTCTCCTTGTCCAGTACAAACAGTAGATCAACTTTTACATACTTTGAAATCTTTACTTCTGAAAGATGCCCCTTCTCAGGACAATAGTTTCCGTCGTAAAGTATACGACAATACTGAAGTTTATTATAATACAGTAAAAGCAACACGTTCAGGTTTTCGATTTGTTGCTGAAGAAATTAATTCTTCTACTATTAAAAGCTGGCAAAACTATTCTACTGATACTGCAATGGTTACTGTGGCAGTAGGTGGACCATCTTACACCGTTTCTTCTGACAAAGTACAAATCTTGGTAAACAAATCTTACTTTATGTCATTGGGTCTGAATGGTAAACGAAACTACTTACAAGAATTGCTTTCTGTTCGTGCTTTCCAATATCAAGACAACGATGGTAATACGCAATACTTTAATAAAGAGTATTGGGGCTTTAAAGAGCAAGAACCTAAACAGGTAGAATGTCGCCCTACTAAACCAGCACATAGTCATCATCATTGTTGCTGTAATGCAGAAGAGCCTAAAGAAGAACAATCTCCTTTGATCATTACCCATAACTCTGGTGGTTTTGATTTTGTAGAAGAAGTAGACGATTCTAATGGTAATGTGATTAATCCTAATGGACGAATCATTAATCCAGAGTAATATTTAAAAAGAATAAGGATAACTAAATAAAATGAGAGTTAAACTCAAACAAGGCTTAAGTATTTTATTTGGCTTGGTATTAATTGGTACTGTTGTTTTTATCGCATATCATTTTTCAATAAATGATAAACGTGTTGCTGTCGAATTAGAAAATGCTAAAAAGGATAAAGCCACCATTCCTACTTTAGATAATAATCTAAGTACACCGGCAGCAACAGGGATTCCTGATGGTAAAGATGTTTTGGAAAGTCCGGTTGAGATTGCTCCGCCTCCTCCACCACCTCCTACACCTAAATTACCTAAAGAAGAACAACCTATTATCATTGATGCAGCATTTGGACTTACTAAAGAAACAAATGGTGACTTGATTGTCGGTCTGTACGATTTACGAAAAACATCCAAAGGTTATCAACGTTATTTTAGTTATCGTTGTGATGCTAAAGATTCAAGACTAGTAAAATTTGATACAGGTGCTTATTTTGTATTCGGTCGTTCTAATGGTGTTATGGTTAGAGACATCACTGTAGACGATAAAACTTATTACACTACTGAAGGCGATGGTAAAGACATTGTTAAAGCTTTGAATCGAGCTTCTTCATTCTCATTTAGTGTTCCTAGCGGTACTGTATATAAAGTAACCGTACATGACCGTTCTGAGAACGACTTACCTTGTTTATAATGCTTAAAGATATATTCTCTACTCCCGTAAAAAGGAGTAGAGAATTTATTTATGCTTTATTTTTTATTTGAACTACAGAAAGGAAGTTAAAATGAACGATGATAAATTATTAGGATATCAAAGACTGTTGTCTATAATTTACCATAAATTTGGTAAAGATAAATTCTTAGAAGTGATTGATGAAATGCAAAGATGTGACGAAAAATCATATCAGGTATTTTTAGACAATCAGAAAGAAGCTTCTGATAAACTTATCTACAGTTATAAAATTTGTGAAAATGATGACGGTTCTCGTCGTGTTGTAATTGATCGTTATTGAAAGGAAACCAATATGTCTAAAATTGATGTAAATAAATTACCATTAGAAGAATATCGTGAAATTTTCTTTTTAGTAGGATATCAAGATACTCTTGAACTTATTGAGAAAACAAAAGGACATAAGGAATTAGAGAAACTTATTTACGAAATGCGTATGCGTAATACTACTTGTTACCTTAACTTCTTACAAAACCAAATTAAGGCTAAGAAGATTAGTGAAGATTATCTTATTAAGATTCCTTACTGGGAAGTCTACCGTAAGAGTAATGGAGAATATTCAGGTCTTAGAAAAAACGGTAGTATGTTAGACGTAGAATAATAATCATTGAGTAACCGGTATACATAACTCTAACTATGAACGGCATTAAATAATATATGTCGTTCATAGTAATTTTCTTTTCCTTTAAATCTTAATAAGGGTTATTATATACCATGTTTACTCCTGAAACTCACAAAAAGCCAAACCAGTTCAAAAAACACAAACATCACGGGAAACCGCATCGGGATAAAAAACAAACCGTAGCGCAAGCTCCTGAAGATTATAAACCATCTACTGTTTATCTTCGTGAAGAAACTCCAGAGTCAAATTTGACTCTGGATCAAAAATACGAACAGGTAAAAAACAACAATATTTCTAATGTTGTTGAGGAAACTGTAAAACTGATGGATAATTTGGATTTGATGTTCAAACTGTCTTCTCAACTGCCTAAAACCAAACAACTCAATCCTAATGAAGTGTTTGATTTGAAAGTATTGAAATTCGGTGATAAAGTATACACGACTAATTTGTTGAATCCGAAACTGTTCCCACACCTGATGGATGATGCTCCTTATACAGAGCAACAACTGCATGACGTATGTTCTGGTATTTCTTTTATTGCTAATGGATTAACCAGTGGCAGTATTACTTTAGAGAAAATCAACTACAAGAAAGTATATTCTGAAATTTCTGAATATAGCCAAATTATTCGTGAAGAGCTGAATAATAAAGCTTACTTCTCTGTTCATCATGAATTTATCGAGAAGAACGGTAAAATTGTTCGTGTGTTCTATTTGGTATACTCTCGTAAAAATATTTACACTAAAGAATACAATCACATTGCTGTACGTTTGTTCAGTCTCTCTTCTGTTAAATTGTAACATAAGTAAAATAATCGAGTATTCCTCTATTTTATAGAGGAATACTCTTATTTCTTTTTTACCGTTTTTAAAAGGAAAGTAAAATGAAACAATACTTAGATACATTAAAAAATATTCTGGAAGAAGGTACGGTTATTGAAAATGATCGTTCTGGCACGGGGATGATCTCTTTAATTGGTACCTCTGAAAAATATCCATTGTCTAACGGTGATTTCCCTTTATTAACCACTCGTAAAGTATGGTTAAATAAAACCATTCTGGAATTGATTTGGTTTTTGAAAGGTGATGTTGATGTATCTTTCTTAAAAGAAAATAAAGTTCCATTTTGGGAAAAGTGGACTAGTAACGAGACCAATACGATTGGCCCTATGTATCCAATGCTTTGGCGCAAAAAACCTGAAGTAAAACTATATCTTGATTATTCTGGTAGCAATCAAGATCCAATGGTTTCAGTTATCCATATCGACCAAGTAAGTAATGTTTTGGAAGGTCTTAAAAAGGATATCGAGACTAAAACCATTTCTCGTCGTCATTACTTGTCTAACATTGCTTTAGGTTTAAGACCAGATGAAAGTCTGACACCTATTGAAAATGTTAATTTAGGTAATATGGCTTTAGATACCTGTCATCAAGTATTCTATGTTTCATTGCGTCCTTTAACTAAAGAACAAAAAGAGCAATCTATTCAATATCAGAAAGATCAGTTTAATGCTTTCGAAACCTTTTACGATATTGAACCTTATGAATTTGGTATTGAAACCATGCTTGTGATGCGTTCTAACGATGTCATGGTGGGTAAACCTCATAACGTTGCTCAATATGCGTTATTGAATCTAATGATTGCAAATGCTTTGAAAGTATTGCCTCTGTCTCATCGGCATACTGTTCATGATTCTCATGTATATTTATCTCATGTAGAACAAGCAAAAGAGATGCTAGAACGCGAACCTTATCCTTTACCTAAATTATATGTTAGACCAGACTTAACGATTGAAAAAATTGTTTCTGGAGAAATCACTGTGGATGATTTCAAGTTGTTAGACTACCAAAGTCATGAGCCTATTTCTTTCTCTCTAGAGGGTTAAGGAAAACTATATTTTATCTATTGCACTCACTACAGTAACATGTAGTGAGTGTGGTAGGTATTTTTGACTCTTATGATTTGAATTATCGTTAATTTATACGTTATATTAAGGTTATCTAAATGAGAAGAATCCTCAGACAGATATTCTTACAAAACAAGTTAACAACAGGATTACTTTTACTTTTAAGTATTTTGTGTTTTATTCTATTAGCTCACGTATTTTCCATACATGAAGTATCTGTCAGAGACAATGTAGCCTCAACAGTATCTGTAAAATGGCAACGTTTGGAAAAAGAAGGTGGCAGAATTAAATACAAATTGAGTAAAGATGATCATGTTGCTCTGGTATTGACTTGTAGGAATAAGAAGTTTACAATAAATACTTTGAGAGCGATGTCTATAGTTAGATTATCGATCGACGGAGAAGAGAGCAATCTTTCCTCAATGGGCATCAATGGACATTTGTATTACGTTCCTGTAATCAATGAAAATCCTAATCCTACTGAAGAACAGATTAGATTCTTAAAGGCATTATCTAAAGCAGATATTGTTACTTTTAGACACAATAAAGTAAATTATGTTTGGCCTACTAAAAACCAAACTGAATTATCTTACTGTGTTGATTTACCCTAAAAAATATTTTATCTTATACATAGGCTACTTAAAATGTCTGACTATAAACAATTTAATTACTATGCTACACGTAGTCCTCGTGAAAACTTGAATCAGATTTTCATGGATTGTGGTTATCCTAAAGAATACCTGGATGATATTGAAGTTGTTGCTGTTCGTCCATCTAGCGATGATCGTTATGCAGAGTACAAAAATAAATCAGGTAATACCGCAGTAGAAGTAAACTACTCTGGTGAACTGACTAAACTTACTGGCAAGTACAGCAATGTACACTTCTATAATCGTACCACTCCGATTCCTCATCACTGGCGTAATCGAACCATGACTGTTCTGGATACAGAACTGGATAACATGGATGTTGTAACTTACGTTAAAAATCGTTTCACTAAAGAAGGTTATCCTTTCATTGGTGAACGTTTGACTTACGAATTGCAAGACGGTTCACTGAAATACGGTGCTAATAAACTGGACATCTCGGCTCGTCGTGATTCTCTGGGTTTCACTGGTACAGCCACTCTGAAAGTTCAGTATCTGGCTAACTTGAATAAACAAATGGTGAAACTGGTTTCTACCGTTAACCCATTCCTGACTGAAGATACTGTCGTAAGCAAAGGACTGTATAACGAATTGTCCGTTGTGCCTGCTCGTACTTCTAAAGAAACCGATGAAAAAATCTTGAGTCGTTTCTTGGTTGAAACTTACGGCGCCACTAAAGCTAAAGCTGTTAAAGATGAGATGAAAGCTAAAGCTTTGGATGTTGTTCGTTATCCATCATTCCGTGGTGAGATTGCTAATCCTAAAACATCTGAACAAGAGATCGAGAAAACTGCTTCTCGTAACTACTTGTCTTCCGTTCTGTATCGTCTTTCTAAAGACATGGATCGTGACCAAGATGGTTTGGTATACGGTAACATCCGCATGATGATCGGTATTTCCGACATCTCTAAACTGGTTGCCGATTCTGGTAAATTTGAACTGGATGTAGAACAAGAATCTAAATATCGTGACAGCGGTATTAAAGTAAAATCTTTCATCCTGGCATCTGATACCAATGATGGTTGTCGTTTCGACATCCAATTGGGTAAACATGAAAATGCTCAAGATGCGTTTAACGCTGCTCGTTCTTTGATTAAACGTTTCTTTGGTGTTTATGCTGACTTGATCGATGTAGAACGTGATTCTGCTTCTAACCATCGTTTGGAAATCTCTGTACTTCCTGCTACTTCTATTGCCGATTATGTTGGTGGTGAATTGCACGCCTATGTTACTTACAGTGGTGAAGACGAAGTAGTCGTACCTAAGATTACTGTACAACAAAACTTGAATGGTTTTGCTGATGTTGTATCTGACGAAGACCACACAGTAGGATTTAGTGAAGTACAAGGCGAATCAGTACTTGACCGTATGCGTGATAACTACAATAACGCACGTCAATAATTATAAATTTATATCTTGATATTCGAGATTTTATATTTTAATATTTCAATAAGGATTTAAAGAAATGGCTTCTCCTGAAAACGTTTTGGTAAATATTTTAAATGACTTTGCTACCTTCTTGGGTGAGAAAGATAAAGCTACCTTTGAAGAGCTGAAAGCTAAGATTGATAACTTGCACCAAACTGTAATGGGTGGTGAGGTAGACGAAGAGCTGGATACTATTCGTGAAATCGTAGCTGAGTTGAAAAAACTGAAAGATGCTCAAGGTAATACTCCTCAAGCAATCTTGTCTAAATTCACTGAGCTTGAAACCAAAATTCAAGAACTGACTGACGGTGCGACTACTGCTAATCAAAAAATTGCAGCGGCTGAATCTACTGCAAATGCAGCTAAAACTAAAGCCGAACAAGTAGAACAAGACATTGCTCAACTGCCTGTAACTGCTGCTAAAGCAGAAGCTGCGGATACTTTGTCTAAAGCGAATAAAGCTTCTTTGGAAGCTCTGGTTACTAAAGTTGCTAGCTTGGAAGAAAGTGCTAAGAAAACCGACGTGACTGATTTGTCTCTCGATGCTCTTAAACAAGCATATAACACTGCTCGCGGTTAATAGTTAATATCTAGGATTACGAGTAGATATATGTCTACAACCTATCTACTCGTAATTAAAGGAGTTTTTAAAATGGCGGATTCCAAATTAAAGACCTTGTTCCTAGATTTTGCTCGTTATCTTGGTGAAAAAGATGCTGAAATAGCTAAGTTGATTAAGGACGTTAAAATCATTACAGGCCAAGGCTCACCAGAAGGAAAAGTCGTTGCCGATAAAGACGTTACTTACATCGATACTGATCGTACTTTAGGTGCTTATAAATGGGTAAAAACCAGGGCTGGTGGTAACACTGGTTGGAAAGTAGTTGAGGGCGATACAGGCTGGGTAGAAATAAAAAGAGCTACCAATAGAAGCGGCGATAACATTAAAGTTTGGATTAGGCGAATTAATGACCGTGTAACATGGAAGTTTGGTGGTGGTCAGTTTGACTGGTATGGTATTGTTGGTCCAAGCAATACAAACTGGCAAGGTAATCCTGTCCGTTCTGTTGCTAGTAATCCAAATTCTAAAGTCATTCACTCGTATGTCTGTCCTCCTGGTTGGAATCTTATACCTGTTGGTTTTCGTTCACCCTCTAGTTTGATTGGTCAGTTCTATTCTGACTTAACCAATAAAGTTTATGGCGTTTGGAAGCTAGGTGGTGTTAATGATAGAAATCAATTTCGTTTTGAGTTCTTTGACCAAACTGATGCCCATAAGGACATTCCCGACATTCGTATCGATACCGTTACTTACTTAACAGATGATCCATGGCCAACAGCATTCCAGTAATGTATTCTTTCTTTAAATAAGAAGATATAAAACATGGCTTTTAAAATTAAATATAACCCTAAACTATCAGACCGCGAAAACTTTAACTTATTGTTAAAAGATTGTGGTTATCCTGAAGGTAGGGTTTCTGAATTAAAAGTAAAACAAGGTCCGGTCGATATTAGTGAAACACCAACTGGTCTCAATTCCTCTGTCTATATCGAAGTACCAGCATCTATTGCATCTCAATACAGTAATACTCACCAAGAGTCATTTACTCCGGAAGCAGAAGGTAATAAAGTATTTCACCATCGTTATAAACGATTAGATGTTAGTGAACATTTTGTATCAGAAGCCGCAGTTATCGATTCTGATGTAGAGTTTGATCATGGTCTTGACCAGTTGGTTACTACTAACCAATATGTCATGGAAGCTCTTGGGATTAGTGCTGTATTGCGTCCTGAGGATTACAGTAAATTAACTATCCAAGGCATTGATAACAGTTTAGTACAATATGGTTCTAATAGAGTTAAATTATCTCTAAGTAACATGCTTAGTTTTAAAGACTTTAGTTCTGAATCATTTGTACTGAACATGAACGCAAATGCAACTTCTGGCAAGCGTGTTTTACTAAAATTATCTATTACTAATCCTAATAATTTATCATCGTTCAAAATCCCTGAAGGGACTTACGAAGGAACAGACTTAGCTTATACTTCCAAAGGCAATATTATTCAGCCTAAAGAGATTAAGCTTATTGATCTTATTTCTAATGAGATTGGCTTAGTAACCGATAAAGTTAAAGAAATTATGTTTTCTGACAACCAAAGTAAACAACAATTCTTTAACGATAAATATTCATTTACCAGAATAGGTGTTGTTCCTAAAACAGCGGTATATCCTAAAACGGTTACTGTTGAGAATACGCCTAACTTATTAAATCTGGTTAAATACGTTAGTCCTACTGATAACCATCCTTATATTGTTGGTGACGTTAATGTCTACATGATTCCATTAGTAGACAAAGAAGTCGCCCAATATTTAGGTACGATATCTGATCAAACGAATCGTTTTAGGTTTGATCGATTAGATACTAATTCTAACGGTACTTTTGTTATATTTAACGTAGTAGGAAAATATAACGCAGTAGCAGACTCTAGTAAATTTTCTGAGTTTGTTAATCAAGCTTTACAAGGTTCTGGATTAGTCCGGAAGCCAAGTAATGGTGTTAGTTATCCTGATTCTGCTTTAACCTATAAAGTAGAAACCAGTATCGCTAACGATATGTTTATGAGTGGTCCAGTTTACATCACTTTGGCGCCACCTAAAACTGAAAAACTAACACTTAGAGAGGATATGGATGGATTTGAAGCGATGATCTTACGAGATGCTAGCTCACTTCCTGAATTTTAAATCTCTACATTCTTAATTCTATCCTTATAAATTAGGAAATAACAACATGTCTTTTGATAAAATTAAAGTAGACTTCACCAAGTCAGGTTTGGATAATGTTAAAGAATTGCTGGTAGATGCCGGTTATCCTCGTAGCGAATTGGAAAAAGTAGAAGTTTATACTAACCAAAAATCAGACGAGCAAGGTTCTACTGAATTGTTCGTTGGTGTAGCTGATGCTGACCTGGCTGGTCGCATCACCAATGAAGGCGTAGAAGCTTCTACTGTACCTAATGCCGCTAATGATGAAAGCGCTACCAAAAAAGCAACTTTCACTAAAATCCTGAAACACAACTACAAACGTATCGACCCATTGGCTAGCCGTGGTATGCGTAAACTGACCGACAGCTTCTCTGAAGGTGGTCGTTTCCTGCCAGAAGCTGCTGATGTTAATGAATTGGCTAAGAAACTCTTGGCTTATGTTCCAGGCAAACAAGACACCATGGATGCTCAAATCGAAGGTGTTACTTTGGCTCTGGAAGGTGAAGAAGGTACTCTGAAATATGGTTTGAATAAATTCAACTACTCTTTCGGTGAAAATGATCTGTGCTTCACTAAAACCAATGCTGATAACAAATTGGTATTGCGTGTACGCGCTGACACCACTCGTGGTGATCAAGTAGTGATCTTCCCTAAACTGGTTACTCCACATGCATTGGTTGATGGCTTCACTCCTATCGCCGCTTTCGAAACTAAAGCTGCTGACTTGAACCCTACTGATCGTTTGGCCAATATCTTCTTGTCTGATAAAACTGCTAAAGACTACGGCAACCAAAAACCTAACCAAGTATTCGGTGTAAGCATCGACTTGGCTAACGTTACTGACATGGATAAACTGAAAGAGACTTACTTCTCTAAAGCTTATTCTGATCATGCTGGTCGCTTGGCTGAAGCTAAGAAACTGACCTTCAAAGAAGCTGAAGTTGTTACTCAAGCTGATGAGTTCGGTAGTGAATTGATCACTAACGCTGCTCAATTGGTTAAATACGAAACCAATGCTGATTTGAATGACGACAACACTACTGTTGAAGCTAACGTTGGTTTCTACGTTGTTCCTCTGTCTGCTAAAACCATCGGTAACGACTTCTTGACTTCTGGTTCTGAAGGTCGTGAAGAATGGAGCGTGCGTGAAACTAGCCCTACTAACTTGGGCGGTGCTGACGACTACACTCTGTATCATGAAATGGCTGATCGCGGTACCGATTACCCTCAAGTAGGTAATCCTGATACCGAAGAAGGTCGTGAAGCAATCAAAGCTGCAATGTTGCGTCTGATCCAAACTAACTACGTTAAAGAAAACCCAGCATTTAAAGTAGAATTGCAAAATGCTGACGAAGGTGGTGTCGTATACGATAAAGACAGCTTCACTTTCAAAGTGTCTGCTGCTTCTGGTTACGAAAACTTCATCAAAGGTGCTGTTTACGTAGTGGCTGACTTTACCGTTGGTAAATTCCGCGTAGCCGAAGACCTGGATGGCTTCGGTGAGGTACAACTGTAATCTAGCAATAGATTGATACCCTAATGATTAAGCTAGGTTCCTTTACTGGGACCTAGCTTAGTTATTTTATAAAATCTTTATTATTCTGTTTGTAGATAATTAAGAGAAAGCTTTATAATGAGTACAAGAATAGATATTAAGATTACCCAGTCTGAAAACTTAAATAAGTTACTAGAGAATAATGGGGTATCTAAAGAGAAACAAAGCAACATTGAATCGGTATCTATTGTTCCTGAAGACAAAACGGTTAATGAGAAACCTTACAACACCAAGCTGGTTATTAATTTAACGCCTGTTGATGGCATAGCTAGACCACCAGTAAGTACTTCTTATAATCGAGTAAGAGTAGGTTGGGTGGGTGACGATGAATATGCATTTACTTACGACAATGCTTTAGGCACACCTTTGAAAAAAGACGGTAGTGAAGATGATTTAGGTATTTTGACTAAATTAGTTAACGCCAGTACATTCTTTTCTCAAGATGAGAAATACCCTTTCCGAGTTAAAGTAAATCCAGAATATACTCGCATCGAAGTTATTCCACATTTAGATTCACCTTGTTATATTGGTGGTAAAGAATATGGTTTGAAGATTCTTACAGATCCTAGATCCATTAAAATCTTTGAACCTGAAACTTACGTGGTTTCTGCGATGGCTGTTCCACATGCACAATGGACAAATGGTTCTAAGGATACTACAGTCACTCTGGAATTGCAAAACGAAGAAGGACAAACCAAAACTGTTAAAGCTATGGTTATGCCTTATCGTGAAGAGATCGATGGTGTAATGTATAAAATGAACTTAGGTTTGGATTTTCCTACTAAGTCGCATTTGTTATACACCGATACTACACGTCCAGTGTTAAAAAATAGTTATGAATCTTTATTACCTATCAGTAAACCACTTGAAGGTGAATTAACTGAAGAACGTTTAGAATCATTGAAACTTCTTTATAAAGACATGGAAGAAGATAACAGCATTTTAACTTATACAAATGCTAAATTGTCAGGTGGTTATGTTTCTGACAATAATGTTATTTCCATTAATAAAGGCGTTCATGATTATCGTTTTAACGTACTGAAAGCAAAATGTCGAGACATTTATCACCAGCTTATTAGCGATATTTCAGAAGGTGATCTGATTAAGTATGTTGAAGAAACAAATTCTTACATCATGACAATGGACGAAACTTATCGTACGCGTTATCCTGAAGAAAAGATTTGTTTTAAACTACATGTAGACAGTCCTGATAATGAATTAGGTATTGAGTTTACTAATATTACTGACTACACCAATACAAAAGGTCCACGTACTGCACGTAATACTTTTGGTGACTTTGATCGATTCAATCAGTTTATGCGTATCTTGCGTAATCATGCGTTGGAAAAATTAAAAGCTCGTGGTGTTTCTGTTGCCGATGCAAGCATTATCTTACAATCAGCTCGTAATGTTAACGTATGGCAAACCATTACAGATCGGTTTACGACTTTCCATAATGGCAATCCTAATATCCGTAAGAATAGCTTATTCATTGATTACGATATTACCTTTGTGGCTAAAAAAGGTATGCCTATTCGTGTCGTAAGTTTGTTAGGTAAAGATACTTACAATACTCCAGAGAAAAAAGAACGTCTGCTAACTGATTCTACTTACTTTGATTCTTTGGTAAAAGCTTACTTGGTTAAAGAAGGTCTCTTAGATGTAGAAGATGAAATCCCATACATCGAAGACAACTCTATTAATAAAGTAGAGAAGGTTACCACAAGCATCGTTAACCCAGTACGTCCTGAAAATACTGTATCTAAACAATTAGAGTATAAAGTAGACCGATATTCCAATAGAGTGTTTATGGTCGGTATTCCTCGCGGTGAATATACAGAGCACATCGTTATTCAATACGAGATGATTCCTTCTTATTCGTTCTTGCCAGGTGGTCGTGTGTTTGCTGATGTTAACAGAGAAACTTATTCTGTAGAAGCATTGTTAAATGCTGATATTGATGAGTTTACTAACTTGATGAAACGTTATGTCCCTGACTTCCCTTACAGGTATCTTGATTTAGAAAAGACTCAAGAAAGTATTCGATATTTAACTGAAGATAAAAGTTATGGTATCGGTATTACTTATTTCGTTAAAGAAAATGTTTTATTCAGTAATAGCGGTAACAGTGCTTATTCTCTGATTTCTTTAAGATATGCTTAAATGACTACACTCTACTCCAAAAAAGGAGTAGAGTGTATTTATTGTGATTACGTTATTTAACAAAAGGAAAAGCAATATGGGAATTAAGGTCGATTCTCGTCTTACCCAGACTGAGAATTTAAATAAACTACTAGAAGATGCAGGTATCGGAGCGGATAGAAGAAGAGACTTTGAATCAATCTCTATTCTTGAAGAAGATAATACCGTTAATGGAGAATCGTATAATACACAAATTCAAATGCACTTAATTCACGGTTCTCAAACTCACCGTAAAGAAAAGAAAACTTTTGCATCTAGTGTATACAATCGAATGCCTACTGGTTGGAATAATGACCGAGGATATGTTTTCAATTACGATGAATTAGTAAGAAAACCTTTAAATAGGGATAGGAAAGCAGAAGACTTAAAAAACTTAGCTGCAATGGTTAATGAAAGTGATAAGCTATCTCAAGATACTAAATATCCATTTAGAGTAAATGTAAATGAAGCTTATACCGAAATTGAAGTCATTCCTCACCTGGCATCTCCATGTTATTACGGTAAAAAGAAATATCCTTTAAAAGTACAAATCGATAAAACAAATGAACCTATCTTTGAACCTGAAGCTTATGTTATTTCAGCATTAGGTATTCCTGGAGCTAAATGGGTTAATAGTGATTTGAAACAAACGGTAAGAATACCGATTACTACTGGTGATATTACTAGAGATGTAGATGTACTTGTGATTCCTTATAAACAAAGGATTGAGGGAACTATTTATAGCACACCTTTAGCTATTAGTACAGCTTATCGAGACGATAATTATTTAGGTGAATCACCTCCATCATTCTACTTAATAAACCCTGATAAAGTTAATACCGATATCAAAACTACATTGTTAGGTATTGGTAAACCTTATAAAGATCAAAGATTCTCCGATCTTAAGAAAGAAAACTTAACTCGCTTGGTAAATACAAATAGGATAGAAGATATCTTAACGATCAATAGATCCGATAGTACTTATAGTGATATAAGTAACGAGACTACTCAATTAGTAATTACTAAAGGTAAGAATAAGTATAAGATCAATATACTGAAATTAAAACTCAGTGAAGTATTCCATACTATCTTAGAAAACCATGTAGGTGACGAGACACTCGTTAAAGAAGGTGATAAGTTTGTATTGACTACTGATGATGAATGGCGACGAACCCATTATCGCAATAACCCATCTCTTGAACGAATTGTATTTAAGATTGAGAAAAACCACACTTCTGACAACGAATTGATTTTTGTTTTAGAAGATCAAACTATTCTTCCTACTTTAAGATCTTTGGCAGCATCTACTAGGTATTTTAGATTGATCGACTATGCTAAAGTCAATGGATTCTTACGAATGATACGTAATATTATTCGTAATGATTTGTTGGCTTATGGTTTTGAAGAATCTTTAATAAATTTAATACTTGGGTCTACACTTGTAGCTAGTAACAAAGTTATTACTCAGTATACTGATAGATGGTACACTACTGATGATTCATTTATGCTCGTTGGTTATTATCAGAAAAAATATATAGCCGATACTGATATTACCGATCCTAAATATCTTAATGATAATAAATTACTAATTACTGATTACGAGCATGAGATTAATTATCCTGATGATGACTATATTGATTACCGTATGAAAGTTACTTTTAAACGAACTTAATGTTAGACACTACAGTACCTTTTGGTACTGTAGTGTTTATTATTTATATTATTTCAGACCTATATTATTTAATTGAAGAGCTTGAACTCTGTTTATTTTATCTAACTTAAAAAAGGACTTATCCATGAAAAAATTAGCTATTTTATTTTCTATTCTTGTTGTTGGTTGTGCTTCTAAACAACAACCAGTGCAAAACGACGAACCTGAAATCATTCAACCTATTCAGGTTACTGAAGATGCTGGTTATCTTTGTAAAGACAGCCATACAGCATCGTGCAATCTATTGCGTAACTACTGTGTAAATAACAATACAGACGAAGATTGTTCTGTATTTAATAAAGCAGTGGAGAGTAAAAATGAATGATTTAATCTTACCTGAAATATTAAAACATCCTTTTGCATTAAGAAAAGATGTACAGGTTATCGACCATGTATCTTATTTATTAAGTCAGGTATCGGTAGATATCGTCAGGAACTTAATCCAAAAAGAACTTGGATTAGACATCAACCCATTTAAACCCTATTCTGTAACCGTTTGTTATTCTAAGAATAGGATAAATGTTTATCCGTTTACTTTACCCTCTTTAGAGTTTACTGAATTCTACACAATAGATCCAACAACTTTACCGATACTAAATAAAGTATCTATTAAAACCATTAAGGATGTTAATGGTGTGCTGATCGATGTGCTGGTTATAGATTCTATTAAAGAAGCTGAATTTAAAACCATCCACAATAAGTATATTTCGCAGTATGCGGGCGAATGGAGTCAAGGTGAATATATCCCTTACATTGAAGTTTGTCGGCCGTCTGTGCTCAATCTGGAGCAAGAGAGAGTACTTAGCAATGACCCACATGTATATTTAGCTTTTGATGCTGTGCGTTATATGCGATTTGGTGAAATCATTAAATAATCCAAAACTCTATAAACTAACTAAAAAGGAATTCTCAATGAATAAAATTTACTCAGCTAAAACCGTACGTGAACTCATCGAGTCTCTCTTTACTATCGATGAAGAAAACAAAGTATTCAAAAAGAATGAAATTACTGATAAAGTAGCCAACAAAGTATGGCGTTTCCATTACATCAGTTTAATTTTAATCCTTAAAGCTTTCCCAGACTCCCCAATAGTGAATTTCTCTTTATTGGATTTTGAAGTCGCGATCAGGCAATACGTCAGAGAGATGTCTGAAAAAGGTTTTAAGAACCCAATGGTTGCAGGAAGTCATTTCTTGGTGATCGGTTTTGAAAAAGAAAATGATGTCATTGCTTCTTCTACAGAAGGATGGTCAGTTATGGAATTCGATCCGTACAAAGAAGCACCAAACCAAGTATTTGGCATGATTGAAAAACAAGAACAAAAAGTATTTCCAATCTTTGATTCACTTCCTGAGGCTGAAAGTTTCCGAAGAAAGACTGAAGAATTCTATGGGGAAAAACAAACTCTGGTTTACTACGACCTAAATAACTATCTGTGTCCATCTGCCGTAATCAACAGTGGTGTGGGTTTTGTTAATGACGATCGACTGGAGAATGGTACAGTGATTGATTTATCGGAATGTGAGAATGGAGACATCGTTAAGTTTAGCGATGAAATTTCTATTCAGAAAACCGATGATTGGGATTACTGCTATTATGCTGGTCGCTTCAAGAGAGTAAACAAAGGAACGATTCATACCAACTTCTACACCAACCGTAAGGATGTTAGTGGTTACTTAGTTATTACTAAAAATGGTACTAACTTAGGAACTGTTGGTGGTCGTAGTTTGGTCAATATAGAAATTTTTAAAGATTTCATGCGAGATTACTATAATGGTAAATTCCCAAGTGATGAAATTAAAGCAGTCTTTGCTTGGGATCTTTCTGAGAAGTTTGCTGAGTTTGTCAGAAAAGGATACGATCAAGAATGTTCAATCGGTAAAGCATACTACTCACTGATCTATTACATCCGTAATGCAAGATTCATTAATAACCAATATGGTCTATCTGTTTCTATCCTTACTGATAAAGACGATGGATCGTTGTTATTAGTGGATAACGCAGAAGCTGGAATTCCTTACGATGCTAATTCACTGACATTTATCGATAAATATGGAGATGAGTGGGGTCATTTTGTTAGACTAAAAGCAGAATACTTTGATGTTGAGACGATACCTTTAGACGATGATGTGGTTCGTATCTACTACATAAATAATTTACCCAAAGTCTAATCTAGATAGAGGAGTTAAGGATTCTTTTCTGTAAATAAAGTATATGAGTTTTAGATATATTTTATAAATACAGAAAGGAATCTCTAAATGGGTATCTTTGATAAATTTTGTGGTTTTTTAAGTAAGTATGTTTTTCCATATGCGAAACTAATACTGGCGATGTTCATTTTGCTTATGCTTTACAAAATAGATATTGTAAACAAACGTAACGAAGAGCTGAAACAAAAGCTTGAAGTTACGAATGTTAAGTTAAAAGGTAAGGAAGAGCAGATTAAGTTGCTCGAAGAAAAAGCAGCAACTCAAGATCAACTCATTACCAATTATAAACAATCTATTTTCGACCATCAAGCAAAAATTGCTGAGATAGAGAAATCAGCGAATGAACACACCAAGGCTCTAGTTAATGTTTTGGATAAAGATCCTTGGGCTAACACTCCTATTTCTCCAGAAGCTAAAGAAATCTTAAACAGGAAGAAAACAAAATGAAATATTTACCATTATTGAGTTTGATACTGGTAGCTTGTACGCCAGTAACAAAAGAAGTGAAAGTATTTTCACCAATCCCTATTGAATGTGATCTCACTCAAGTCTGTACGGACAAAGAGTATCACTTAGAAACTAATCGTGATCTGGCACTGGCTTATACTGGTGCCAAAACTGAACTTGCATATTGTTCAGAACACTTGCGATCTTTGCAATCATGTGTTCGTAATGCAAATACCATCCTAACAAAAGAAAAGGACACTAATGAGAAAACCTCGATTCAAACGCCAAGCAAGAACTAGTCGCTCACGTCGTATCTGGTTTATGCTGGAACGATTTCGTCAAGAGCGAAAAGAAAAAGAAAATCAGTAATGACTCTCTCCTCTACCTTAATTGGTAGAGGAGAGTAGTTTCTATATTGATTTATTTTTACTAACTTATTAGGAATTTTAAAATGTATCTTTACGAAGATGAAACTGATGATTTAAAATATCGTGTTGTTTTTCTAGAAAACAGAATTACTAAGATTAATGATAAACTATCCAGCGCATATAGAGAGATTATTATGTCATTAATGGCAACCGTGATGAATGTTGCTGACTTAAAAGGAGTAGTTGGTGATCTAGAGGAACAGGTCTTTCATCCTGATTTAAAGAATCGTAGATTTAGGAAAAGAAAGCCTAATTTAATAAGAGGTAAAATACGTACTAAAAACCTTAAACTGAAAAACGTTACTAATCAGTAGATTATTTCAAACTTATACTATTAACATGAATCGGATACTTCTTCTAAAAGCTATCTGAACTTTTTTATCATCTAGGAAACTAGATTTACTAACCTACTTTAAAGGAAATTTAAAATGTCATTTGACTTACTCGAAAAATATAATCAGCTGAATGAAACAGCTAAAAGCGCTGTAGATAAACAGTGTGATGAAATCTTGGAAATGTTGTTTGGTGAAGATTGTTTTATCGACTACACCAAACCAGAACACTTCAATAACTTGACTTCTAATCCACATATGTTCTTAAGCATTCTGGGTATTTCTTACAATTACATTGCTCAATCTACTCAAGCACCATATAACGAGAAAGCGCAACATCTCGCTTGTGGCCCTCATGAATTCTCTGCAGCAGTCTACATGAAAGTAATTCATGAAGTACAAGAGAAAGGTTATAAAACCATTGCGATCGGTAATTTCGGTTCAATCATCTTGGATCGAAATTATGGCGTTATCGCCACTCAAGAAAATGCCCATCCTTACGATTACCAACCTAATCAAAATAACTTTGTGTATGGTTTCACTTCTAACGATGCTGATAACAAAGAAGTTATTATTGGTTTTGTTGATTATCGTATCGCTAAACATATTGTCGATAATGTCAATAAACAAGGTGGTGACCTGTCATTGATTGCTGTTGACTTGAATCGTCTGGATTACGAATACTTTGCTCGTTATAGCGATACAGATGGTAAAGTATATTCTCCTATTACTACCATGGCTATTGGCAGCACTACTATCGGCTACATCATTAACAAAGAATATCTTGCTTCAGAAGACAATTATGGTAAACATATCCATAAGTTTAATGATTATAATAAAGAAGACATCGTTGAAGAAATGACTGCTTATAACAGTTATAAACCTTTCTACAATGGTGATTTCTTTGTGTACGATTTCAAAGTGAATAACTTTAAAGATCGTGCGAAAAATCCTGAAGTCGTTGAAGGTTTTGTTAATGAAATCCGTAAACAGATTACTGACGAAGGCATTAAGTCCTGTCATGTCGAACCAGTAATGATGGCAGTAGATGAAGACAGCACCACGTACTTCCGTATGTTGGTTTGGGCAACTACTCCTAATAGCCATCGTTTCCTACCTCCTGCAGTAGTGGAAGATCTCATCCACAAAAACCTTGATGTATTGACTCCGGTATTTGATGTTGCGAAAGATGTCGACATTAAACAATACATGGATGTGGTTACTTTGTCAGACGACTTGAAAGAACATATTGATTCTATCAAAGAGTTCTTGACTCGTGGTAGCTTTGCTGTTGAACTGAACCACTACCTGAAACTGGCACGCGATCACCTTAGCCTGCGTACAATCGATTACATTAACTTGAATGGTGTGTCATTTATCTATAACAGCAGTATTCCATTCTATTCTCGTCCTGTGGGTATTAATGGTAAAATTGTGGTGGGTAAAGTCATTGATGTTAATGGTGTTGATGTTCAACCTGTTAGTAAACTCGATACCGACGTGATTACGGTAATACGTAATTGCAAAGTACGTAACTACAGCACTAACATCATGGATACTGATCATTCAGTTGAGATCTGTTTTAAAGGTAAGAAGACTTATCAAGAAGTAGTTGATAAGTTGGAAGAATACCAACACATCAAAGATCGCTTGTTGATTAACAAACCAACAGTAAGTCATTCTGCATTCCACGATGGTCTTCCTTTGTTTGTGCTGAGTTATTGCAAAACTAATTCTTTCATTAGTCGAGCATTAGTATCTAAGGTTGACAATGACGAAAACGAAATGTTCTTCCTCTTCAACCATAACTATAAACCTGGTGAATTTAACCATCCGGCACGATTGGTTGGTTATAAATGTAAGAAACGAAGTTAATTAGTATATTAATACTCTACTACCTTAATCGGGTAGTAGAGTATTTTATATTATTTTAAATCTATATCATTTAAGTGTAATAGGATTTTAAATATAAATCTTATTATTCTTTTTTATCTAACTAAACAAGGAAATTTTAAAATGGAAAAAATTATTATTGTTACAATCTCTGTAATGTCATTGATCGGCATTATTTACTTCACGGCTGATTTTCTGGCTAAGATGTATTATTCGGCAATCCATACGCCAAACATCCGAAACAACCAGATCATCAAACGACTGATCTTAAAACATCTGACTGTTAAAAAATCAGATCATGGCATCAACAACGACCAACAAAGTATTGGTATGTTTTTAGAAGACACCAACTATACTCGCCAATTGTTGGTGAACTTCTTAAACAGTCGTAAGTTTTCATTTGGTGTATTTGGTACGCAACATTGGTTATTGGAGATTAACAAATATAACCAAAGTAAAGTAGGTGAATATGTTGTTGAAAACATCGAGATCTCTTTACTTAATGAATACTCTATCGAACGCAATAATTCAGAAGACAAAGTAACTGTATCTGAATTACGCAGTATTATTCTCTTGCTGACTGTTCGTCACTTCATCAATGAAAAAGGCGAACTCGTTTCTACTATTGAATCTATCGAACCTGTTAAAGGCGGTAATATCTTGTTCAATAGCAAAAAATAAGAAGCATTCCTACTCTCTACCTTCCTGGGGTAGAGAGTAGGAGATACTTTTTAACGACAGAGCCAAAATACAAGACAAACCACTCTGTCAATCTCTTCTATTCAGGTAGAGTTATGCCTTATTCCGTAGGTACGACTTGTAAATCATCCTGAATAAAAGATTATTAGGTTTGTCAGAAAGAAAAAGAAGAAGCATGGACATTTTGTCAGCTATCTTTTCCTTTACCATTACAGCATTGAAGATCTTACTGGATTCCAATAAAAATCTGGTAGAAAAATCAATAATACTGATCATGGTAATTACAGCAGCAATCATTTTACTGATTGCTGTAAAACTATTAGACCGAAACTAATAGTTTTAAATAGACAAACCAACACTTCTTCAAAATATAAGAGATGTTGGTTATTTTTTTTAGTTTTACCAATCTAAGAATTTAGAAGCTACTCTAGTAACGGTATCGATACCTGTTTTAATTTTATCTTCTATTGTAGAAGTTTCAATTAATCCATGCAATATCTCTTTATTCTCTTCTGGTAGTTTCTTACCTAGAATCAAAGCTACTTGTTCTTCTGACCATTTTAGGATGTCTTCATTACGAGTAGAGATATTTGGTTCTTCACCAGTATCTAGAGTTACTTCAAATAAATCAACATCTAAAGTTTGACCAATACGATTAGCTCGTTTTACAGCTTGTTCGTACGTACCTGACCGAAATGGTAGATTTAAGAATATCACTCGATTGGCTTCAGTTAGAGGTACTGCCTCTGATAATGTCTTATACGTAGTAATGAGTGGATTAATCTCACTGTCTTCTTTAAAGATCTTAGTCTGTAATGCTAAACCATTACCTGAAGTCGTTTCACCAAAAATACTAATTGGTTTAAAACCCTTTAGTTTTAATTGGTATTCTGTCTCTTTTACTACTTCTACGTAATCTGTAAAGATAATTGTTTTGGCTTGAGCATTCAAGATTAAATCAGGTAAGTTAGACTGATAGATTTCTCCATCTTCAGAAATTACTTTAGCATCTGTTACCAATTGCTTGACCATATCTGCATTACAACGAGAACGAGCTTTACCTAAGATGTTACCTAAAGCTTCACCCATAATGGTGAGTTCTACGTATTTATAAACAGATTTAGCTTTTCTAAATACTTTCTTAACATCATTAGGTAATCTTGGAATGATTACTTTATCTTCGTAGTAATTACATTCTAACACATATTGCTTGTGTTTAGGATCCGTAGGCGAATAACCATTATGTAATGTTTTTGCTTTAGATAAGTAATCTTCTAAGTCTGCTCTAAAGAAACTAGTATCTCCTCTTCCTTTAACAACACAACTACGATAGACTTCTATCGAACTAAAGAAATCATCTTCGTATTTCTTAGCATTCTTTTGATAATATTCTTTTCTTTCTTTTACATAATCGATCATTTTATTCGATATGGTTTTTAAAGTATAGTCCGCACCGTTTTGTAAGGTCACTTTGACTTTGTGGGTGTATTGTTCTACTCCAGATCCATTGGTCTTAATTTCAGACCTTACTAATTGTAATCGATGAGCCATTACTGAGATTGCATAAACACCAGAAATACCAAATACTTTTAGGAATGACTTATAAACACTCTTATCGAATAATCTATCGATAGTAGCAAACATTGTCATGGTCTCGGTACCTAGTGCTTTAATAGGTGTTCCTGACATCCATAAACAGAAGATAGGATCTATCTTAGAAACCAATTCTCTAAACTGTATAGACCGTTCTGAATTGTGTGAATTCAAGGAATGACATTCATCTAGCACGGTAAAATATCTCTTGTTAGGAATTTTAATGGATTTTAAATAATCATTTAGTTTTCCTAATGACTCGTAATGACAAACAATAAAACGATCATTAATATCAAAACCCGATGGTTTACTAGGTCCGTGTAATACAGGTAATGACATTGAATAAGATTGTGGTTCTTTATAGATTCTATTGATGGTTTCGTCCCATACGTCATTAACTGCTTTCTTAGGACAAACAACGATAATTGTATCTGCATCTAGCATCTCAGCTAAAGATATCGCCAAGATCGTCTTACCCAAACCGGCGCCAGCGTCTAATAGATAACCATTAAGACCTAATAGTTTACTTTTCCAAATACAATCATCAATAAACTTATCTTGATAATCGAATAGTTTAATATTGTTAAAAATCTTATTTAATTTAGATTTATCTATTTTGGGAATAACACTAGGATCAGTACTATTGATAATTTTAATATTGGCAATTAGTGGAATCTTTTCTAATTCTGTTCTGATTGCTAATAGCTCTCGTCCAGATCTTATTCTTCTTTTAAACTTAGGATCAGTTAGCAAAGTATTAATTGCATGATAAAAATCAGGCAAATAAAACATACTGAAAACCAAACGAGAATAACTCACATTGTCTAAAATACTGTAAAGCATTTTAGCGCCAATATACTTCTCTAAATCTCGACAAACATACAAGAATCTTAATCCAGTAATTGTCACTTTATTACTGACGGGATCTACTTCTACATTTAGTCCTCTTAACAAATTTAGTATAGACATTTTATTACACCATTTTATTGTAAATAATATTCATTCAAACAAAATGACTTATCCTCTCCTGTAGCCTATTCAGCTACAGGAGAGTAAAGCCAATCAAACTCTGTTAAAGGAAAGTATTTATGAAATAAAAATCATTAACAAAATCCGCTCCGAGGTAAAATGAGTAGATCGATTCTATTTCATATAGTACTAACTTAAATTAATTTCCAATATCCCAGAATGCTCCTTCTTCTTCACCTTCTGCATTTCTAACTGAACCAAATTTAGATAGTGAAGTGTCTGTACCATTAATATCCCATCTTAAACCACCAATCTTTTGGAATTCTAAGATAAAGAATTTATGTTCTTCTGGAGTATCGTTCTGACCACGGTGTTTACCACGTGCAAATGTCTGATATTTACGGCCATTGTCTTTTACAATGTCTACGAATATTTCTAATTCAGGTTCGCGAGACAAACCACGACAGCCTTCGTAATAAGAACCATCAGAGATTTGCATTGCCAACATCTTATTGCCTTGGCGTTTTAATTCCATGGCATCTGGTGATAATTGAACAGGTGTGAGTAATGCAATATTTTTTGCAGCAAAGAAGTTCTTGGTTCTTCTAAACAATTCTTGAATATCCGCATCGGCACGAGAATGAGATAAACCATTCTTATTCGCTAAGTTAAGATAGTCAATCAATGTTAGATGGATTTCGTAACCTTGTGATTCGAATTGCAATATACAGCTTTGAATTTCCGCATAAGACCAAGTAGACGAGTCCGCACGAATAATTCTAATATCGTATCCAGTATCGGATAATTTCTTATAAACATATTCAGCAGCTTCACGTGATGATAATCTTTGCTTATCTTCGTCTGTAATTTTTACATTCTCTAAGTTTTCTTTTAAGAGAATATAAAGGTTAAATAATACGATAAGCATGTCATCTTCAAAAGAAATCAATAACATCAATGGTTTCTTTTTTTGGTCTGTCTGAAGATTCTTAGGGTTATTAAAGATACATCCAGAGATAAACATGGATAAGCTCACACCTGTTTTGTTATTGTGTGCTAAACCACCTACGGTAGTTAATTGACCTAATCGTAATCCACCTCGAGTCATTCTGTTCATTGCCTGCCACGGCATCTTAATCGTACGAGAACCATCGTTTTCTTTACGAATTAATTCAAACTGTTCCGCTACTGCGTCGATGTCTGACAAATCCACTTCGCAAATAATTCCAGGAATCTCTTCACCAGAATAGTTTACTAAATCAATAATACCATTTAGATTAGAAGACATGTATTGATTCAAATCACCAATCTTATCTCGATTGAATTTTAAATCAAAAGTCATCTTATCTAAAAGCATGGTTGCTTTCTTTTCTTTTAGATATTTGTTTAATTCGAATCGATAAGATAGAATGGTTCTTTTTAATTCATCCTCATCTAGCTGGAAAGAGATATTGTCTTGTATGCTTTCGAATAAAACGACATCAGAAGAGCAAGCAATTCTAATGTGCTGAATTAGATCATTATAAGGAGTAGGATGTTCCTTACTGATCATGTTTAAAACAACGTTCTTTAATTCATTTACTGTTGAGTCTGTACCAGAGATATCATTTGAATTTATTTTTAAAGTAGTGATGACATCTAATACAAGTTGTTTGGATAAGTCATTTTCTCCAGACTGTCCTTCTCTAAACAGTAAGGAAATGCATTTTGCCAACAGTGCTTTTACATCCATTTTATTTAGACCTCGTTCATTAAATTAGTTTATCAGTTAGTTTACCAGCATACACTAATGATCTATTTTTATTTTGTCTTATTATAATCGTTAGTTAAAACTATGAATTATTACCGGTAATTCTATTTTCTAGTTAATTATGCATAGATAGTTTAATACTTGAATTATTTCCTTATTAAACTATAAAAGAACAATTAAAGGATTGCAAAAATATGTCCGTACTAAACCTGCCTAATGATTCTATTAAAATCATTTTGGTACCTGAACCGATTGTAGAAGATCTTAAAGCAGTTGGTTATACAATAAATGATTTACTTTATTATGACAAAGCAAGTAAAGTTCTTAATAAGAACGCTTTGAAAATTTTTACTGTCTTGAATTCCAAATATAATCCTCAACGACTAGATTTCGTTTACGGTTCAGAGGTTCTTACTCCAGTGTTGAGTGAGACTTTGGACGTACGAGACTTATGGCTTGAAACTTCCGATCAAGATACTCGCGAAGAGATCCGTAATGATTTCGTTGCTAGTGATGACAATTCAGGATATTCTTTGGATCAATACGAATACGATGCTTCACAGGCTTTGCTTAGTGTACTGAATGGTCTTGATTCTGCTATGGCCAGTGGGAAAGATATTTATGAAGATATCTTACCTGCTAACGATGGTAAGTATTTCTTTATCATTCTGCCTTTTATTAAGGCTACTGGTAATGAGTCCTCCTCTCCTAGCAAAGAGACTTTAAGTATTTTTGCGAAAAATGTGTTGGCTACTATTTTGAGAAAAAGCGCATTTTACCATGATTCAAAAACTATTGCTCAAAGTAGTATTTTTGTCAACTATTTAGCTACTAAGTTAAATATGTAGGACAGATAATACGTATTTTCGTATTAATTTTCTTTACAGAAATATTTTTAACTAAACTTTTACGTAAAAGGTTAACCACAAATGTCTATTTTTAAGAAAAACGCTAACCGTTCACTCGGTAAATCACGCGAAGCCTTGATCGGTGAAATCGCAAAAGACTTTTATTCTGATGTCCAACTGGGTCGCGAATCCGTTAGCCTGTTGGGTGCTTTGATGCTCTCTCGTGAATCTGTTGACGAATCTCAAATCGAACAACTGGATGAGACTTCAGGTTCTGTAATTGCTTCTACTGCCACCAGCATTTCTGATACTGCTAAAAAAGAAGGTGCTGAGCTGACTCCTGAAGAAGTAGATAACATCCAAGAATCTTTGGTAATCGCTGCTAACCCAGAAGCTTATTTGAAATCTGGTGATGCTGACGAAACTGCTGGTACCGTACACGGTATCCTGGGTGGTGAAGTAGAAGCGGCTCCTGTACAAGTAGAAATGAGTAAAGAATCTTTCGAAGTACACGGCATGATGAACACTCTGGCCATGACTGTTGCTTACAACGTTCGTGCTGACAAACAATCTAAAGCTGCTGAGTTGTTCTTCCCTACTATTAACTTGGACTTCTCTTCTAACACTTATACCATCGACACTCAACTGTCTACTGTGTTCACTGAGAAAGAATATGAAGTAACTGGTAAACGTGACGCTTACCGTAACCAAAAACATATCATTAAATCTTTGCGTAACCATACCATCCTGAAGTCTAACTTCACTGATGTGATCCCTGTGTTCCGTCAAGGTCAAAATGAAGACTCTTTCGTAGACACTGCTCTGTTGCCAGTACGTTCTGTAGAGAACGACAATGGCGAGAAATTCCAAACCTCTTTGCTGCGTATCGGCGAAGAAATCAAACTGTTGGACATTTCTCAAACTAACCGCATGATCGCCTTGGGTATGCAAGACGGTACCGACCAAATCGCCGGTAACCCACGTCTGAAAACCATCGGTCTGAAAGTAGGTAACGATACTGTATTGTTCGAAAACCTGCAATACCATCAAGCTTCTCAGTTCACTTACTCTCCTAAAGGCGACCGTGAAGACATCTTGTTGACTTATGATGTTAACACTCACTTGCTGGACGAAAACACTAAAGCTGTTAAATCTGGTAAATTGCCTACTGAATTGCAAGCTCTGAAAGACAAAGGTCTGGAAGCTTTGGTACGTTTGGTACTGACTGGTCGTGGTAACACTGACACTAGCGCTTTCGAAATCACTTCTGGTTCTGTTAAAGTAACTGCTATCCGTGATGCTGTTACTAAAGAAGTTAAAGATTTGGAAGATCCAGCTCTGAAACCTTTGATCGATGCGATTAAAGAAACTGAAGTAATCGGTTGGGAAATCGATGCTACCCGTACTAACAGCAACATCCGTGAACATGGTATGGTATTGGATAGCCGTGTACAACGTATTATCTACGGTGTACGTCTGCACTCTCCAATCGCTGTTCGTCGTCCATTCGATGAGAAAACTGACGTGACTGACGCTCAACGCGTTGACACTTTGATCCAAACCAACTACATGCGTCGTACTAACGCTGCGATCACTGCACTGTACGATATCTTGGGCATGTTGAAAGCTGCTCCACAAAAACTGGACACTACTGAACCATTTGCTCACTCTATCGTTGGTATCGGTCAATACTTCTCTAAAAACTACGTACGTGACGTAGCATTGGATGTTTACAAAACTACCCAATCTATGCAAACCACTGATGTTCGTGCTAACGCTTCTGCTGTTATCACTAACTTCGTATTGGCTGAGATGACTCAAGCATACACTTCTTCTGAATTGGCTGCTGCTTACGAAATCATCTCTGGTGGCGCTAACTTCCGTCCTCACGTAATTGCTATCGCTGATGTGTTCACTAGCAAATTCATCTTCCGCGAAGGTGATGCTCGTACTCTGGGTGATGGTTTTGACTTCACTATTGAAGAATGTTCTGACAACCGTTTGGTTGACCAAGACAAAGATGGCGAAGTTGGTACTATCTTCTTGTCCTTCGGTGTACCTAAAAATGGTTCTTTGGACATCCCTCTGTGGTTCGGTAACTGCTTGAGCAAACGCGAAATCCCACGTATCGTTAACCGCGCTCGTGGTAGCAAATACCAACACGAAGTAATGGTACAACCATGGTTCAGCCACATCTGTCACTTGCCAATCTTGGTACGTATCCGTGTGACTGGTCTGAAGAAAGCTGTTCAAGAGCGTATCCCTTTTGCTGTTCAAGCTTTGACTAAAGAAGGTGAAGTACCTCTGACTGCTGCTTCTCCAGCTGGTGCTGCTGCCGCTGCTCCAGGTGCTGGTGCTGCTGCTGGCGTAGCGCCTTAATACCAGATACTGGTTTGCTAATCTTTAGCTAATATAGACTCTTGCCTCTCTACTCCTTACGGGGTAGAGAGGTGAGGGTTCTATGTTTATTTATATTTAAATCTATACTATTAAAGTGAAGTAATTAAACCAACTTTTATAAAGGAAATAAAACATGGAAAAGAAATACGAATTTGTCAAAGATGATTTTGTAATGGTAAACGGTAATAAGCTGTATCGTATTAAATCATTAGTCGACATCGAACCATGGGTAGCTGTAGGGCAATTAGGCGGATATATTGAAAAAGAAGAAAATCTATCTCATGAAGGAACTTGCTGGGTATTTGACCATGCCATGGTTTACGATAAGGCAGTTATTAAAGAAGACGCACAAGTATCCTTAAATGCTCAAGTATATGGACAAGCTATTATGTCTGGACAATCCATGGCTACTGACCATGCAAAGGTGTATGATTTTGCCGAAGTGCGTGGCGATGCTCTTATTCACTACAGAGCTGAAGTATATGGTTATTCTTTAGTTGAAGATAACGCTGCAGTAGGTGGAAACTCTAAGGTATATGGTCATGCTTACGTTGGTGGTATTTCCAATACCGAAGGATTCGCAGAAGTATACGATTATGCAAGATTAAGATTTAATTGTCTAATCGAAGATCAAGCTAAAGTGTATGGACACGCCATCATTGATAAAGATGCTTTTATTACCGACCATGCTACTATTCATGGTAATGCTATGTTAAAAGGACATATCCGTGTTAGTGGTTACGCTTCTATCTTTAAAGATGCTAAAGTCTATGGTAGTGCTAATATTGACTTTAAAGTGACTGGTGAAGATGAAGTAATTGTTTATACCGATCCGACTAATCCTCGTTATATCATTACTGCTTCAGCCAAACAAGATTGGTTTAATTCCTTTGGGTTCTCTGGTAGATCTAAAGACTTTATGGAAGAAGCCAATAAGTTAGGTGAAGAAAAAGCAAGTCGTTATAAAGCGATTGTGGATTTACATCTAGCATTATACAATGTACGTTAATTAGATACTCTCTTACCTGTATTGGTAAGAGAGTATTTCTTTTTTTTTATTTTAAATTATTTCAGATATATACTATTAACGTGAACCTGGGATGGGAATTCCCATCCCTATTAATCTAATCTATCTTTGTATAAGGAAATTAAAATGTTTGCAAATGAAGTATTCGAAATTAACGCCATCGCTCGTCTGAACACAATCGCCCCAGTAGCTCTGGGTGTTGAGATGAAGAATCTGTTCGATAAAGTAACCCGCACAGGTTACTTCGACCAACACGATTGCAATATCAAGCAATCTGGTCTGTATGGGGTATTGACAATCAATGGCAACAAAAACCTTGTTGCCATTACTCCAGCTTCAAAATACGGTTTCAGCCGTATCGAAGAAGTAGAAGGACGTGCCGAACAAATCCGTGGCTCTATCGGTGGTACATTCAACACCACTGATGGTTTCAAAGGCATGAATGCCAGCGATACTCTGGAAGTCATCATGCAATCAGAATCATTCGTATTCTGATTGTAAAGAAATAAGCTCCCCTAAAAAAGAGCTTATTTTTTTTTGATTTATTTTAAACCTATACTATTATAGTGTAATCTAACTCATTAAGGATTTAAAAATGGAAATTAAATTAAGCTCTTTAGAGAAATTAAACTTGGTTAAAAAGATATCTTCTGAATTAGGTCAATTTAATGTCGAATATATTGGTGATGTAATTGATAAGTTTCCTAAACTACGGGAATTATTAGATGCCTATAAAAAAGAAATTGAGAATGATAACGATGTTATTGTTTTAAATAAACTTTTAGAGAAAGCAGGGAATAAAGACGATCCTAATATTAAACATAGTGTTGTTTATAATAAGGATAAAAAATCTTTCCCTATTGTAGAGTATAACAATATATGGGTTCCTTATTCCATAGCTTGGATTTTTGGTTGGAATAACCACACCTATATAAGAATCAAACCTAAAAATAAGCCAAAAGAGATTCAACATGTGTTTATTGATACTAACGGATTAATCGGAATAATTCCAGAAGGTAATTAATAAGGAAAAGAAATGACAGAATTCCCTAGAGTTAAATATACGAGAGATGTTATCATTGGTGAGTTTACGCTCCCTAAAGGCAATCTTAAAGCAAAGAAGTTAATGAAAGAGCTTTACGATGAAGGTCTAAAGACTTACCACGAGGTAAGCTCTACGTATATCATGTTATCAAATACGACGATCTTTATTCACTTTTATCTAAAAAATAATACAGGAAAAACGACTTCTGTTTTAAATCTTTATAAAGGTGGGTTAGAGATGTATTCTTTAAAAGAATTGAGAGAGATTATTTATAATTTATCTCGAACTTCTTTGAAAACCCAAATTAAGAATTTCCTATCTGAAGAGGAATTCGAAAGACATATCATTGAAAAATACGATATGAATTTAATCCAACTTGGTCTGTGTTTCAAACAAAAGGAATTTTAAAATGGAATGGTTAAACTACATTCAAGATACTTACAATCGAATTCCTGAGAATTTATTCTTAGCGATTTTATTTGGTATTCTTGCATGGCATGTGGTAAATCTGATTGTATTGGCTGGAAAGACTTTCATTCCTAATGGTGGGATGTTTGTTAGAGGGTTTTTCATCTTTGTTAGTGGTTTATTACTAACAATAATTATTTACAATATCACCAATAAGTTAGGATTAGATCCTGATACCTATATTAGTTTCTTAATTTTCTCTATTATCATTTATTTATTTGTGGTAGGTTTTTGTTCTCACTTCAATCAAAGGGTCGCTGCTGCACCTTTTACTACTTATGTTTACATTCCTTTAAATTTAATTTTATGGGTAATGGTTTCTACAGTGTCTCTTAATACCACGCAGAACATGATGCACATTCGTTCGATTTCAATGAATGTTAAAGCACTACATGGTTTTAGACAACTTCCTAAGTGGTATCTGGGTTTTATCAATAGTTTAATCTTCATGGGTATCCGTAGTTGTTATCCTAATGATAGTTACGACGAAGTATTGAAATCTTATATGATTTTGAAAATCGAGCATGAGAATTCAATAGGTCGTGCTAAGAATCTCGTCGAAGCCATTTCTAAAATGGTAGAAAATGAGTTCTTTATTGACATGGATAGTAAACAAGAGAAAAATAAACCGAGCGATGTTCAGGTAGAAAAGATGGCTAGTGAATTTAGTGAAACGGGTAAATCTAAAACTGCTGATGAGCTTGGTTATCGTTTAGGTGTTTTAGATTCATCAAAAAAATCTAAGACTAATAATGATGATGATAAATAAAGTGTAATTAAACAAAAGAGGTTGGTTTAAACAACTGACCTCTTTTTATTTTTTAGGAATAACAAAATGGCTTACCATACCTTAATGATTGTGGAATCTCCTAATAAAGCTAAAACCATTACTAAATGGGTAGCTAAAGATGGAGTTAGAGTCATGGCTACGTTCGGACACATTCGTGTATTAGATACTGATAAGCCTCGTGAAGAAGTATTAAATGTAGAACATGGTTTTAAACTTAAATACAAAATTTCTCCTAAGTCTAAAGACCATGTAAAAGAAATGGTTTCTATTGCTAAGAACGTAGATACGATTATCTTAGCAACTGACCCTGACTACGAGGGAGAAGGCATTTCTCAAGCCGTAGTAGATGTATTGAAACAAAACAAGGTAAATCCTAAAAACATTTATCGTGTTACTTATACCGAAGTAACTGAGAAAGCAGTACGTGATGCAATTAAACAATCTATTGATAACAAACGTGGTATCGATAGTAATAAAGTTGCGGCACAATCAGCTCGCCAAGCTTTGGACTATGCCGTAGGTTTTTGGATTTCTCCAATTCTTTGGAAAATCTTCCCATCACAAGGGTTATCTGCTGGGCGAGTACAATCTCCGTCGTTACGCATCTTAGCGACTCGTGAGAAAGAGATTCGTGAATTCGTACCCAGTACCTATTGGCAGGTAAGTGCCTTTACAGAAAAAGACAATATTGGTTTTGCTACACGTCTTGTTCGTATTGGTGCAGATACTATTTCTAAAATGTCTTTGAACGATTTAGATTATGTTGAAAAACATAAAAAGGCATTAGAAGAATTAGTCGCTAATAAAGAAAAGCTACATGTTACTGATGTTAAAACCTCTAAAGTATCGCGTAAACCAAAACCACCTTACACCACATCTACATTGCAAATGGATGCGGTTCGTAAACTAGGTTGGAATGCGACACGTACAATGCAGGTCGCACAGCGCTTATTTGAGGGGTCTGAGGTTCATGGGCATGGTTTTATTACCTACATGCGTACCGACTCTGTATCGCTCTCTGAGGAGGCTTTAAACAGCATTTATCGATATGGTACTCAGTTTTATCCAAACGATGTATTAGATCACCCTAAGCAATACGCCAGTAAGAATAAATCCGCACAAGAAGCGCACGAAGCTATTCGCCCTACTGATATCACGATCACACCTGACTCTGTAAAAGCTAAATTCACACCAGATGAATTTAAACTATACGAATTGATTTGGCAAAGAACATTAGCTTCGCAAATGAAACCAGCTATCTTCGATAGTACTCAGGTAAATCTTACATTCAGTAAGAACTATGGTTTCCGTGCCAATGGTAGTGTATTGGTATTTCCTGGTTATTTGTCCGTATATCAAGAAGGTGAAGAGATCGATGGTGAGAAAGATGACAATGTTCGTTTACCGAGACTTAATGCAGGTGATAAGTTAATAGTAAATGAAATTCAAGTATCTGAACACCAGACAAAACCACCTGCTCGATATAACGAGGCTTCTTTGGTTAAGGTATTGGAAGAATATGGTATCGGTCGCCCTTCGACTTATGCGACGATTCCTAAAACTTTGCAAGATCGAGGATACATCACTGTTGAGAAAAACCGAATCACTGTAACCGATATGGGTATTGCAGTTATTGACTACTTGGTTGATAAATTCCATACGTATGTTGATTACAAGTTTACCAGTAACATGGAAGCGGATTTAGATAATATTGCTCAAGGACACATCAACCGAGAAGCAATGTTGTTTAACTTCTGGAATCCTTTTATTGAGAATGTGAAACGTGAAGAAACCATCTCGATAAAACACAAAGGTGTGATTGAAACGACGGAAGAGATTTGTCCTTCTTGTGGTCAGTCTAACTTGGTTAAGATGTTAGGTAAATTCGGTAACTATCTGAAATGTACTCATCAAGGATGTAAATATACTCGTTCATTGGCTCCTAAAAAAGAAGCGACTGAAGTGAAATACATCGAAGGTAAATCTTGTCCACAATGTGGTAGTAAGATCGCTATTCGTAAAGGTTTCAAAGGTCGTGAGTTTGGTAGTTGTACAGGATATCCTAATTGCAAATATTCTTGTAATGCGGACGGTAGTGAAATTGTACGACATCAAAATGTCAATACGGGAGTGAAGTGTCCTAAGTGTAAGAAACATTATTTGTCTGTACGAATGGGACGATTTGGTAAGATGGTAAGCTGTGATGGTTTTACTGCTAAGCCAAAATGTTCTAACATTATTCGTAAGGAAGACTTACCTAAAGTACTGGGTAAGACTGAAGCTGAAGTAGAAGCTTTATTGAAGTAATATAGTAGACTGACTATTCTCACGAGTAGTCAGTCTTTATCTTAAAATAACGAAATAAATCTCAAACCTATACTATTAAAATGGAGAAGCAATTCTCCATTCTGATAAACCAAACTTATTTAAAGGAAGTATTAAGTGGAATTAGAAAATGAAGCTAACATCTTTAGTTGTATTTATTTCTCTCCTGAAGTAAGTAGTGAAACGATTGAAAAACTTAAGAATGATCCCGTTGTTGATGTACTGGAATATCGTGAATATGACGAAGGTGACACAGAGTTTACTCTTGGTCATTCATTAGGACATTTTAAAGTTATCGCGGACGACGATGCGGCTATTCGTATTTTGATAATTGCTAAAGCAAATAATGCAAAAGTAGACATCATAGTGCCTATGATAGATAGTCCAGCATTAAATCATCTTTACTATTACTTGGAAAAGGAGAATGGATTTAACCAAGAGGAATTAGATATTATTCGTAGAAATCCAATTGCGAAAGTAAAAGGACTTTCTAGAATAGATCTTAATGACAGGAAAGAAGGTACTCTATTCAATCTAGATACCGCGATTGGGAATATCGACGTTACATGTCGTAATGTAGATGTTTCTAGGAAACTTGCTTGTGGTTATGTCGATGATTCAGATATTGACTTATTTGAATATGTTGGTATAATGACACCTGAATTTGTAATGTAACTTAAAAAGGAAATGTACAATGGCTAAATTATTCTTAGTAAAAACAGAATCTGGTAAAGTAAAATACCTGAGTGTTGAGCAGGTAGTAGAAGCGATTCCAGATGATCCTCTTAAACCTACTAAATTGGATCTTACTTTTGCAAACAATGCAAAAGAATCTATTAAGATTCATGTAAAAGAAGAAGATCCTAAATTGGCTAACCTTCTGAATAATGACTCAATGGCTACTGCTATCTTGGGATACTTTATCCCAGAAGTACGTGATGCGGATGTGTAGCATTTTCCAGAGAGTCTAAAAACAATGGAATATAGACTTATTGACTATATAGAATATCTTAAGAAAAGGAAATTAATGATGTCAAAGATTATTTTTGATAATGTGAAATTTATCGATATTGATGAATTCTTACCTGAAGAAAAAGCACAACTGGAAACCATTCCAAATGTACTGGTTACATCATCTCGTAATGATGGTGATGGTGTGTCCGTATACAAAATTAAATCTATCTTAGGTGAACATTCATTGGTGGTATCTGATGCTGATGTGAATGCAGTTTTTGCAGATGCAGTATTGAAGAAAACTTCTGTAAATATGTTTTCTGATGCAATGCCAAAACCAGTAGTTCGTTCTAATGGTTGTAGTAAAGTACCTAGTGGTGCTTCATTCTAACTAAACTATTCCTCTCTACCCTGTTAAAGGTAGAGAGGAATATCTATATTCTATTTTTTACTAAGGATTTAAAATGACAACAATTCTTTATCATGATAATGAAGTAATGTCAGACACTAAAGCGTTAGAATTTGCTTCTGGAACCAATGGTGGTTTGGGTATTTTTCGTAAAGGTAAGAAGATATTCAAAAATGATAAAATCATCGTTACCTTTTTCAATAAATTTCCATACGAAAAAGATGAGGAAGAAACACTAAGATTGTCAGAATGGGTAGCTCGTTATGTTCTTAGTCTGGAAGTGCAGTTTAAAAAACTAAATAATGATGTAGAAGCTTTTGGCTTATATCTTAAAAATTATATTTTCAATACTGTTATTAATAACAATATTGAAAGTCTCATTAAGTTAAAACAAGGTAAATATAAACTTGGAGAAAGTATTGATGAAATCATTCTAATATTCACTAAAGACAAAATGATTTCTATCGGTTGTCGTTCCGAAGTCATTGACAAATATAAAGACGAAGAACGAATTGGTAAAGGAATGGGTGTTAGTCTAGATGCTATTTTAGATGAAAACGGAGAGACAGTGCTTACTAAGAATCCTGTATTCATTGGTGTCTACGATCTTGACGATATTGATTTTCTGTATAGTGGTACTGGTGGCGCGTATATTACCAGTTCAGTTAAACTGGGCATGACGCCAAAACAAGGTTTTAAGATGGCATTATTGTTAGATAATGTTTCGTCTTGTGGTCTTACAAATGGTAATCCCATTATCCATAGAACTACGGATTTAAAAACATTAAAGCCATTTAGCAAAAAAGATCTTGAAAACATTCGTAAACTTGATATTAAGGAAGTTGTAAAATGATTATTATTTATAAAGACGGGAATTTACTTATCCAAGATAGTTACATGACTCGTTCTGAAAAATATGGCATGGTTACTCATCCGTTACCTAAACCTTATTTCGATACTCACCGTGGTTCATTAATTGTTCCTTTATCTCCAGACTTCTTATCTCATCAATCTGATTATACTGCAAATCATCCTGAATATAAACATTCTGTAAATTTAGAAACGCCATTATTTAACTATAATGGATTATTACTTGCTGAATTTACAGCAAGTGATATTAAGCTTCATTTTGCAAACCAGGATAAACATATTGTCGGTAGTGACGAATCACCAATCCCTCTTTATCATGTCGTGACTTATCCTTATTTTTCACTATTGAATCACAGTGAATTTGCTTTTACCTCTAATTTCAATATTCGTAATGAATTGAATATTCTGATGTTAGGTGGTACTCGATTTGATAAATTGAAAGAATGGGTTTACACTACTGCAGAAAATTCTGAAGGTTATTTGGTAACTGTTTATAAGAAACAAATAGATATAAACATCAAAGAAATGTTATATAAAATAACTATCGACAAACCTAAAGATATGGACGATACTTTACTGAACTTTATACGAATCCAGCATAAACGTATCCAAAATGGTGAAGCTCAAGATGATGAGCGAGAAATGGAAGTTCTTAGTATTGTCAATGGTGTTGTTCTAAAAATCATTAGTTCGGTTAGTTGTAAATCGATAATGTTGCCAGTTTATGGAGATTCAGATGCTGAAGATTAAAGTCGTTAAACGTTTTAATTCTAAAAAGGATTATTTAGAACATGTTCCTAGTCCAGTAATCTACGATATCGATAAAGGGTCTGAAGACCTAACTATAAATAACTCTCAATATCTTAAAGAGATCAGAAGAGAGATTGGGGAAACTTATGTCCCTTATGGAAAAAGGTACAATATTAAACTGAAAGAGGTATTTCAATACGACAGTACTCGTACAGAGAAACCAAAAGGTGTACTAATAGAAAGATTGGTTCGTGCTTATCTATTCTCCATGGTGGCTATTCTAAATCGGAATATTAGTTTGATGGAAAAAGGGTTATGGCCTATTTCTGATACTGAAAATAAATGGATTGATTTTGGTTACTTTGATTTTGAAGAAACCTTTATTAAGACATTTAAGTTAGATGAAATTTGGCATAATAATTCTGAATTACATCGTCCTAAAAGATTAGCTTATCATCGTTTAGTACCTAAGTTTAAGAAGTTCTTAAATGAGTGTACGCTCAATAGGCTCGATGATTGTTGCTATGGGGATGTTTATGCTGCATACTGGGTGGAGGATTTCATTAAGTACCATAAAGACAAAGATGGAAAAGTATTGAACTTTGTTAAGGATTTTAAACATATTAGTGAGCGTACTAACATTACAGTATTAAAAGCACACAATAAAAATTGTCGTAGTGACATCACTCCAATTAAATTATCTAATTGTATTGGTGTAGTGCTATAGATTATTTCAAATATATACTATTTAAGTGAGAGGACCAGGAGAAGCACTCCTGCCGTCCTAGCATTTATTCTAACTAACCAAAAGGAATTTTAAAATGAGCAAAAATACTATCGTATTGAATAATGTTGAAGAATTCAAAAAATTTACTGAAGACCGTGTGCTTCGTGAATTTGCCAAAGAATGCTTAACCGAAGGTAAGACTACCCATCTTACCACCCACTTAACATCGCGTATAAACGATTTGGCTGAAGCCATTCGCTACTACGTAGAATTTAAAACGGTGAACACTCCTAAAGCAAGTAGCTTCCCTATCGTATTTAAAATTGACGAGTATAACTCTATGCTCGTTGTCAATGGGGTGGATAAATATCCATTGCACCGCGGTGGAAAATTCATCAATGATGAGTTTGAAAAATTTATGAGTACCATTTCTGATCACCTTGAGTACGATGGTGAGAAAGGCTTGATCAAGACAGTGGATACACTGGCTGATAAATTTGTGGTGGAAACATTCTTCTGTTATGAACGAATGAACAAACCAGAACCAAAAGTGTGGGACAATTCTTCAGAAACAATGGAACTTGTAGGTGTTCCATCTAAAGGTGAGAAAGTCGTACCTAATGATCCTTTTAAAGTGGTCGTGAAAGACAAGACCATCACGGTGAAAGTATCAAAAGGGTATATCGTGAACGTGGAGTCTATGTGATGAACCTGTTCATAAAAGCTCTTGGGTTGTATGGTATTTATAAGTTGGGTGAATTAGCTTATAACCATACCAATTATTATCAACAACCTTACACGGCACTGGCATTCTTGTTTATCGGCATCATTTATTGTGTCGTAGCAAGCTTCCGTTAAAAAATAAAAAGAGACCAAAACTAATTGGTCTCTTTTTTTTAGTTTCTTTTCATTAACCTAATCCTATAGGAATATTATTATATCATGTTACTTTCTATTTCATTACAAGATCATCAATACGAACCTATCTTTGGTTTGAATGTCGATAATTCAGATCAGACCATTCGTGATTATCTTACATTCCGTTTACCACCTGATCGTGAAAGCATTGACCTTAAATCTTATTATCTCACTGATTACATTCTTCGTAAGATCGATGATCGTCGTAAAGAATACGAGGAATACGAAAAAGAATATAAGAAGTGGGCAGCACAATACGAAAATCTTTCAGAAGAACAAAAAGAGTTATTCAAGAAAGATCAGTACATTGATGGTGTGATTGGCCCTGCTCCTCGTGCTCCTGAATTGTACGACGGTGTGATTATTGAAGATGTGCCTGTCTACATGGTGAGTAATTTGATTGATTACTTAAACCGCCACAACGTTCGTATCTACTTCAACTACGAATACGAAAGTATGGTTTTCTCTGAATTTAAAGAAACCGATACCGTAGGTGTTTACGATGTAGTAGACAAACCATCTGGTAATAAAGAACACAAAATCTTCTTATACTCTACCCATATTTTGGATATTGATGAAGTAAGAGAATCTGTTAAAGATGTCTCTATCCCATCAGCTAACAAATAATTTAAATAATACTCTCTACTCCCTAGTAAGGAGTAGAGAGTATTTATCTATTATTCAGTTACAACTTTATTATCCAAAGGAATCTTGAATTTCAAGTGGTGAACATTGTTTTCCATGTTTACTTTGGACTTTTGAATATCCCACCATTTATTGCTTTTAAATACATGAATGTTAGCAAGAGCCATTGCAAAGATATTATTTGTACAACTCCATTTAACATCATCTACTTTACCATCTAAATTACATTGGAAGCGGAAGACAGGACGGTTCAAATTACCTACTAAGTCAAATACGTTTTTATTGATGACGTATGTCTCAACCGTACCGTTAAAGTGGATACCTTTAGCACCAGAGTTAACACTGATGACTTCAATAAAGTTATCTTCTACTTTGATTGTACGACCAGCACCAAACTTAGCTTTAGTTGCTTCTTGAATTGTAATAGGGGCAACAATCACATAGTCAGCACTAAAACGATTATGGGTGATAGAAACATTACCCAGACCATTACTAACATTACCTGGTGCATCCATGAATACCATGTAATCTACTTTACCACAAGAGATATCATTGTCACTAATGTCCCAATTAGGAACTACATAGTCAGCCGTATTCTTATTGTAAATCTCAATTACACGGTGTTCTCCACGTTCGTCGTGGTTAATACCGTATACACGATTACCTTTGATGACATAATTAGGATCAGGTACTTCATTACCCCATGGTTGTTCTTGCTGAGGTTTTAATTCAACACGAATACCACACTGACGATAATAGTCTTGTTTAAAATTAAGCGCACGACCATCTGGAACATCATCATCTCGATCTAAACGGAAGTTTGAATCGAATGTAATATCGTTATTGGTAATAATACAATTCTTACCAGGGAAACCACGGTGTTCTACAGCAATACCATGGAATCGGTTATTGAATACTTGGTTATCGGTAATTACTCCATCCCAACCATCATGTACATCAAGACCTTTACGATAGTTATATTCTACTCGATTCTTTTCAATCAAGTAGTTTGTATTTACTGTACCACTTGACATAGTGATACCGTATCCAGTACCACCATCTTTTTCATGACCATTACGATAACAATGGTTACCTTTAGCAACAAAATCTTCTTGCCATGCAGCTAAGCAACCCGCAACACGGTTATGGTGAAGGATGCAGTTAGTTACCACATTACCTTTAGGAAGTCCCATCTCTTTAGGATGTAAGCCTTCTCGGTGATGTTTGTATGCCATGGTACCTACTTTTTCAGCATTAACAATACCAACATCAGTAGTGTTTAAGAAAATACCCGCACGGTTACAACCACTAATCTCAACATTAGAAACTTTACAGTAGTTAGTGTGTTCTAAGTAAATACCATTCACACAACCAAAATAAGTTTGAGCTTTACGATAAAACTCACCTTTGTATTCTATTGTAATAGCTGAAATAACTTTTTTATCTACTCGCTCTAATAGAATCATCGCATCATTACGAGCATCTGTTAAATTTGTATTTGGATTCCAGTCAATAGATTGTGGACGGTCTGTCCAGATTTTTACTTTTTGTCGATTCTCACCAACAATACCTAAACAGTCTGTAAACTTTTCATTGGTAATTTTAATAGGGCGATCAATCTTATACTCGCCTTCTTTAATCAGTACGTAATCGACTTTTTCATGGGCTTCTTTTAAAGCTAAGTCCATTGCGTCTGAGAAACTAACACCTTGTGTTAGATAATTGTTAACAACAATCACTTAAAATTCCTTTCAAGTATGTCTTTAATAAATGCAATATACCGAACCAAAGGATTATTGAGTAGGGCTATTGCTTAATAGTTAATTATGTTTTCTTCTCGATATGTGTTTGTTTGGTTCATAGATTTTACTACATTTTCCCTATGATATACGTCTTTTATTTAATTGTATTTAAGGAATAATTTATTATGCCTATTGATTCACCTTTAAAATACTCTAGTGAATCCTTTGAATTAATTCGATTCGTTCACAATAATAATTTCAGATTTAGTCCAGAATCAAGAGCAGTCAGTCTTACTGAAAATACGGATAAATCAAATCAGCCTGTTACTAAACAATCTGTATTGGATGTATTTAACACCCAAGTAATCGAAAGAATAAACTATCTTGCAAAATATAGTAAACAACTATGGAAAGTTGATGTAGGTGATTATGGTAACGGTACTGACCCTAACGCTCACCAATTATTAGTAGGTCACTTAGATTATAGCGATACTAATAATGAATACGGTGTCATGGCTGTTAAAGATTATCTGACATTGAATGACTTTAGAGATCAGGAAGGTGAGATTACCTACGATGATGCGGCCAATACTTTTAGAGGATCTATTTCTGATCTTAGTCGTTTAGGTAGAGTAAGGATTGTTGTTAAAAAAGGTAACACTCCCTATAGCGATAATACCTATTATGCTATAATGAATACTAGAGATGAAAATCTGATTGATTATAATACAATTAGAAATTCTATTGTTAGCTCTGGCAATTTTAATTCTATATGTAAAAGTTGGGCAAATAAAATCATTGATCGAGCTAATAATGTCAATATTATTTACTACGAATACAAATTACCTGATCCACCTCCACCTGCCGAAGGAGGTGTAAAATTCTTAAGAAAAGAAGCATACTTCGAATCAGTTAATCTGGACGGTGATGGACGTTGGGGTAAAAACTCTGTAAGTTATGGCGCTATTTTTGGTGAGGGTGATACGACTGCTTATTTCGAAATCCCAAAAGTTACTCGAAACTTAAAAGGTGTCCGAATAAATATATCTACCAGCGCTAGGTTAAGTAATGATGGTCGTTATGGAATAACAGTATACAACCGAAATAGCGGTGTTATTTTGGGACACATCCATTGGACTCATGGTACTGGTAATAGGACTTTCTATTTTGATAATCCAATATCTTTATCTAGAGATAGAAGTTACGATAACTTGATCCTTATGCTGAATACTAAAGTTACTGGAGATAGGGGTGATGCTATGGGTATGGTGGCAACTATCGAAGAATTAATATTCGACGATAATATAAGAATAAGTCATGTACCCATATACGCTAATGCAAGTAGGATAAACCAAGAATTAATAGGTCCTATATTCGATAGTACTGGTAACTTTCTTAAAATCACTTATAAATATACGTTAAGAGATTGTTACGCTAAACCATCAGTGATAAGATCTACTTTCTCTCTGTCTAATCAAAATGAACATCATTTTATCGAAAGAGTAGAACAGTGGAGGGATGGTGTTCGTATCGGTGTAAGTCAAAACCCGACATATACCGAAAATATAATCAGTAGAAGCGCACTACGAAATGCTTCTAGATTTAACGGTAATCGACACAATACTTTAATCACCATGAAACATGATGTTTCTAATTTAGATCTTAAAAATGGTGATGAATTAAGATTTATATACGGATATATTTATTATCAATCTAACTGGAGACTTGGTAATGATTATAATGGTACTACTGATTTACAAGTATTCGAACGTGAAAGACTAAAACTGTGGATTGATTCGGTTCTCTGTAAAGAAGAACCGATTAGTCAATAATATATTTTAATATTTAACAAGGAATGAAAAAATGGCGATTAATCTCCCTAAGAAATATTCCAGAAAAACTCTAATCCTTTTAGATAAAAATGAAAGTGTAAATTTAGTAATGACTCCAGGAGCTACCGAAGTATCAATTCCTGATGCAGAAATTATTGATAAATCAAATCAACCCGTTACTAAACAATCCGTACTGGATATTTTTAATAAACAAGTATTGGATCGTATTAATTTGTTACCAAAATACAGTCGTGATTATTTTTTCGTAGATACTGGAGGCATGTTTGACCCACGTGATGAGAATATTCATCGTAATCTCGTGTCTATGTTAGGTAATGCTTATCTCAATAATGATTACGGATTCATGTGTATGCATGACTATGTTAAGCTTTCTGATTTTAGAGACCAAGAAGGTGAAATTACTTACGATGACTTAGCTAATACTTTTAGTAATGTAATGAAATCTTTGAGTCGTTTATCTAGATTATTAATTACGGTTAAAAAAGGTAATAAAGATTTCTATAAAGAAACACGACTAGCTATTTCTCCAAATTTTGGGATACCTTCTAGTTATGCAGTTAACTATGCTGAAGTACGTAATGAAATCATTAATTCCAGAAGATTTAATGGTATTTGTTATAAATGGTATAATCAGATAGTATCCAATGCTATGCTGAACACGATGAGTTATACTTATAAGTTACCAGATCCTCCTTTACCTTCAAACGGTGGAGTGAGATTATTTAAGAAAGAAGCGTACTTCGAATCTGTTAACTTAGGTTATGGTGGTCGTACTGGTCAAAACTCTGTAAGTTACGATACTATTTTTGGTGAGGGCGAAACTACCGCCTTTTTTGATGTGCCAAGAATTACTCGTAATTTAAAAGGTATTAGTCTAAACATAACTACCAGTGCTCGCTTAAGTGATTCTGGTCGTTATGGAATAACGGTGTACCATAAATTCTCTAATGTAATATTAGGACACATCAATTGGACCCATGGTACTGGTAATAGGACTTTCTATTTTGAAAGACCAATCACTTTATCAGAAAGTAGTTACGACGATCTAGTATTCATGTTAAATACCAAAGTTACTGGGGATAGGGGCGATGCCATGGGAATGGTTGCTACTATTAATGAACTGATATTTGACGATGATGTACATACGAGTCCTATTCTTCTACATCCTAAAGTCGATATTAGTAAAATGAATTCAGAATTAGAAGGACCTATATTTGATACTGATTCAAATAACGAAATTCTAATAATTACTTATAAGTACATTGTAAAAGATTGGCATCTTAAACCATCGGTAATAAGAACATTATTTAATAATTCTCATGACAATAACCATATTTTTGTAGAAAGAATTGAACAATGGAGGGATGGAGCACGTATCAATACAAGTTTAAATCCAACATTTAATGAAAGAGTCACTAACCATAATACAATATATTCGAATTCTAAATTTAATGGCAATAGACACAATACATTAATTACCATGAGACACGATGTTTCTAATTTAGACATTCGAAATGGTGATGAGTTAAGATTTGTATATGGTTACTATAATATAATGTATTCTCCTAGTGTTTGGGGTGGTAATGAACGATTACCTGGCATGAAGAAAAGTGTTCTTAATTTAAAGACATTTCAGAGTAGTAGTTTATCCCTGGAGATCGTCGATATTCTTAACAAACAAGAATTAATTGGTTAGTGTTGTTAATTTAAACTATTTTCCACAATATTCTTTATAAATCAGAAGTAATAACTCGATAATATATTTATACTACACTGGAGGTTTCCCTCCAGTGTAGTATAAATGATATTTAATTAACCTGCCCAAAGTGCCGGATGGATTTGTACACGTACCATGTTGTTACCATCATGGTATACCGCGTAAACTTTATTATCCTTAACTTCAATTTCTGCAGGTTTAGTACCAGCTGGAGCACCAGCTTTATTCGTATTAAACTCCTCATCTTGAGTAGGTTCAATATTAGTACGAACATTGTAGAACATACCTGCTTTAATTTTAAGTCCAGAATAATAAGTTTTTCCAGGAACAAAATTAGGAGTGCCGATAATTTCTCGATCAACTCTATTGAATTTGATTGTTGCGGATGTTGCATCTTTAAACTCAATTACCTTATTGTTACCAGTATAATGATTCTTAGACATGATACAGTTATCAAATAAGAATGTCTGAGCTGAAGCAGATGGCGAGAACAATGCAATATGGTGTTTATCGCCATTTGAATTATATAGTGCGGGTTCACCTGTATCGAAACTACATACGTTGAAACTTATTGTAAATGCACGCCACCAGTTAAAGATATTTGCAGAAGAGTAAACATATTCATCTGCTCTTACTTTAGCGTCTGCTACTGGATCCGTACTAAACTTAATTGTCAGACCAATAAATTCCAACGAAGTACCATTTTCGATATCTACAGAATATTTATTAAATGTAGGATAAGCTTTACCGCCTCGATGTATATTACCACCAGTATAAGTACCACGAAACTCAATTTTACAACCTAAATTAATAATTTCTTCATGATTTTCTCCTCTAGCACCGCCGTAAGAGCTAAAATCAGTACGTGCTGCTTTGGCTTTCTCATTTACAGCATCTGTATTAGGACCATATGGTCTAAAAACAATAGTACCACCACGGAAATTAACTTTAGTGCCTGACCGATGGTTATTTGGATTTACTTCGTACACTGGATTATTATCAGTGATCGATACCAATTTCTTACCGATGACATGAGTTTTTCCTTCTTTCAATAAGATGGTTCTTCGCACACCAGATGTACCTTGATCCAACGCATAACCAATAGTTGCTAATGGTTTATCTTTAGTACCTCGGTTATTATCTAAAGTAATAGGTTCATCCACACCAAGATCTGGATCTACGTACAGATTAGCATACATTTCATCAGGAATTGTACCATAGTACAAACCATCTTTATTCCATCGGATATTGTTCTCGCGAACAGTAGAAATAGGAATAACGTCTTTAATCAGTTTTGGTTGTTCTCGACCAAACAATTCGGTAACACGAGTAGTAATCTTATTAGCATCTACACTCACATCAGCAAACGCACGGTCTTTAACGTTAGCACTACTGATACCTAAGTTAAATGTTTTGCCGAATAAGGATTTCAGAATCGCTTGACGATCAATCGTAGATTGACCTTCTGTAAATTTAACCAAGTTATCTTTTAACGTCGTTTTAATGTCGTTATTGATAACATTAGTAATTTCACGATTTACATCACCCAAAGCTTTTTCAGAAGCCAATTTATTTGCATTGGTACCCAATTTCTCTTGGGAAACATAATCACGATAATCAGGTGCTTTTACCCAATCAGTAAATGCTGTAGCGCTGGTACTTGTGCGTTTAAATATACTATTGGTAGAATTATCATTACTTACTAATTCAGGATAGAAGATTTGAGTTACGCCATTAGTAGATGGGTAGATAACCAAGGTACCAGATTTATTAATAGGCATGTTTCTTGTAGTGCCGTTATAAGAAATCTTATAAGTACCGATATGGTTAATCGTGTTCATTTGGTTCAGGTCAACAAGAGTATCGTCACGATAATTAAACATCGTACCCAAGTCATCTGCATCGACAGATACTTTAACCAATTTATTACTACGGTCTTTACCGATCTTAACAACATTAGTCATGTCTCGACCAGCACCAGCAGGACGAATTTGTCCAGCACCTGTACCCATATGCACAAAATCATCTTTAGCATCTTCGATGGTTTTATCAGAAGATTCATTAAGTACAGTTTGATAAGGTTTACCCATGAACAAGGTTGTGTCAGCCGCGCGTGCTGTCTTATCTAATTTTTCAGTCTGCAAATTAGTTACAGCGGTTTGGACTGTGCTAATCTTAACATCTACTTGATTTTTGGTATAACGATCATCAATCAGAGCACGTAAGTCAGTACGCAATGAGTTAATAGCCGTACCCATCTCTTGAGTAGTCGGTGCACCAATAATAGCTGGCGTAATACGGTGAGGGTTTTGAGCTGCAACGTGCTGCGCTAACTTATCACTAAACTCTTTTGCTTTACCATCAATCTTAGTACCGAGTGCATTAATCTGTTGACGCAATTGTTCTGCTAATTCGGCTTGACTAATCTTATAATTACTAAAGTCAGTAATTACCGGAGTAACGGATGAATTAATCAATGATCGAATCTTTTTCAGTTCATCCCAAATGACATCATGAGAGGCTTCGTCACCTACCAAAACCGCACGAATGTATCGTTCGATAATATAAATTAAAGATTCGTAACCAAATGTTTGGTAAATTGGATGTCGGTGATCTGCTGGGTTAAATGTCGTCGGTTTATTACGAATATTTTCCCACTCTACTGGACGATTATCGTGAGATAAGTTATCCAGTTTTTGTTTTAAAAGATTGACATTCGCACCAGTATATTCACCACCTACTGCTTGATACGTAACTGCAAAACGATTACCTAAACTACTGTTTGTTACTACGATAATCATGGAGGCTGCTAAGCCTGTTTTCAAAGCAATTACTTCAGAGGGATCTTCAAAGAAGTAATCGGTACGCGGTACTTCTTGACCAGATGTCAAATCAGTAAGAATAACTGAATCATTGTAGAAATGACCGTAATGAGGAACAATTACTTTACGAATACGTTGAGTTGTTGTGTGTTGTTCGTTACTTACTAAGTTATTAGGGTTTCTACCTGATTTGTCAAATTCATACCGAACCTTAAGGTTTGGGGTTTGGTTTGCCATATTGACTTCCTTAATTAAACGTTTAATTAAATAAATAGATAAAAGCTATAGAGTAGTGGCCACTACTCTATAGCCATTCAATATTATATTACTGCCATTTCGGAGCAGGTACGTGCTCTTCTTTGAACTTGTTGGTGCGGCTATCAAACAGATATTCTTTCACTTCAGCAACAGCTTGTTGTTTAGCTGTACCAATCAATCTAATAACCTCTCGATGTAAATCACCTACTGCTTTTTCGGTAGCTAATTTATTCGCGTCAGCACCAGAAATACTATTAGACATCTTACTAGGGTCTAAATCAATACGAACCCAGCTTGACCAAGTATCGTTGGTGTTAACTTGACGAGCATAGATTGCACTGCCTTCTCGAGTAAAATACCATTGTTGTACAGTATAGTAAGAAGGCATAACCATCAGCGTACCATTCTTAGCAACCGGATAACCTAAAGCTGTAGTCGCATTGGTATCTGAAGATTGAGAATAAATGCCTACATCTGCAGTATTCTTCAAACTATTAATGGATTCGTTAGTCAAGCCTTTACGGTACAAGAACATATTACCCATATCGGTTTGGTCAATCGTTACCGCTGGAAGCGCATGACTGGATTTAGACTTACCAATCTTCACAACATTTTGTTTAGTACTACCAGTAGTTGTTACAGGATGTTGGTTGATACCACTACCCATATGCACCTTCGTATTGTCTTGAAGCTCAGTAATATCTGCAGATATTTCACTACGAATAGTCGCATAGCTTTTACCCTCTAACTTAGCAGAGTTTACAGCGGTTACATTTCTCTTAGCTTCATCAATAATCTGTTGTGCCGACTTTCCGTTAAGCTGAGTAGCATTAACGTCAGTCTTAGCATCCGAAATTACTTGTTGTAAAGAACGTCCACCAAGTTGGGCGGCATTCACGTTTTGCTTAGCGTCTGAAATGATCTGATCAGCAGTTTTACCACCAAGTGTAGCAGCACTAATATTAGAAGCAGATAAAACATAATTACGCAATGATTCTTTATTTAAACCATCTAATGTTTTCGCATTTACATCTAAACGAGCTTCATCAATAATTTGTCTTACAGTATAACCACCAATAGTAGTGGATGCTGCTTTAATCGATTGAGTTAACTCTTGTTTGAATGTATCTATTGACTTACCACCAATACTGGTCGCATTCGCACTACGTCTAGCTTCTTCAATGATTTGTTGAGATGTTTTCCCGCCCAACTGAATAGCATTAACGTTAACTTTTGCTTCCGAAACAATTTGTTCTTTAGTCAAACCACTTAATTGAGTAGCATTAACATTTGTTCTAGCATCTTCCACTACTTGTTGTAAAGTTTTACCACCTAACTGAGTAGCATTAACATTTTGCTTAGATTCATTAATAATCTGTTGAGATGTTTTACCATTCAATAAAGTGGCATTAACATTTGCTTTAGCTGCATTGATAATGGCATCTTTATTTAAACCATTTAATGTAGCTGCATCAATTGTACTGGTTGCTAAGAGTTTAGTCGTAAACTGCTCTGGGGTTAATCCGCCGAACTTATTGGCATTGCCCGCAGTCAGTTGTAATACTTTAGCAGGTAAGTTAGCTGCTTGGTCACCTGTAGCTGCTTGCAGAATGGCGTTTAATCGGTTCTTTACGTCTTCTACCATTTCAGTATAAGTCAAACCGTTAAACTTAGCAGTGTTAGCAGAAGTACCGTCCAAAACAAAAGATTTTACTTGTTGGCTATTACGTCCATCGAACAATAAAGAGTCCGCAGCTTGTTCACTTTTACCTAATTTCGTATTCAGTCGTCTAGTTATTTCGTCTGAAGTAACAGCACCGATATCTGCCGCAGTTAAACCATGCACATTACCACGAGCATTAATGTGATCATTGATCACAGGCATTGCGATGGTATTGATAATATCGCGAACACCACGTGGTGTAACATAGTAGTTATCGGTATTGTTATTACCGTTATTCAGAGGTAAGATATCTAAGTTACGGAGTTTATCCAAACCAATTGCTGCTTTACCAGAACTACGCATGGTACGCTCAACAACATCCGCAATCATCCTTTGTAAACGAGTATTGTCACTGGCACCTACTCGTTCACCTAACTCACGCAGTACGGTTAACAAATCACCCCACGATGTCATATCAGCAACATCATGTGAGTGGCTTGATGGTGGGAATTGATAAGGTATGTTTGCTACTTGTTCCCATGTTGTATATACAGGATTGTATTGTAAGTCAGCAATGATCTCAGCAATCTTATTTGGACTGATTAACCAGTCACCACCTACGGTACGGTATTCTAAATAAATATCACCTGCTAAGTTACGATTGATAAATGAAATCGCACCATAAACAGGAATACCTGTAGAATTTACGGCTTGTAAAAACTCGTAACCTAATTTATAGTCAACACCTTCGTTTAAAAACTGCTTAGCACCCTGTTGTGTTAGTTTATAAACTTTTAAGTCTCTAACGTAAAATGGTGCGTAATCAGGAATAATGTAATGGAAGTCGTATCCATTCTTTGGAGTAAGGGTGTGTCTCTCATTGGTAATGAGATTAGCCGCCAAACGGGCAGTTTGATCGAAAGCATAGCGCGGAGTACTTTGTGCCGCCATCTTTTAATCTCCTTGAAAATATGAAAATAATATTTAGCTAAATATTATATAAACTTTTTAAAATTTATATCCAGAGCGATCGTCATATTATTGCGATTCTCTCTTAACCGAATGAGGCATTTAATGAATTACACAATTAACCAAGCTATTGGTAAAGTCATTGGGGAACTCGCATTATGGGAAAAGATCCCTTTGAACGACAGTATCGAAACGCTTTATAAAAAATACAGTTCTATTCGATTAGAACTGACAAATAAATACACTAAGAAAAAAGGTGTGATTGTTTTAGACAATTACTTCGCCAACATGGATAGAACCAAGACGATTGAAGGATGGTTAACCAGTATTGGTGATAAAAAATTAGACTTTACTAATGTAAAAATAAAACTGGGTAAAAAAGGTTTATTGTATCGAGAAGTCTTAAGTAATAAGTTTAAGGTTATTCCTGTTTTAAAAGGAAAACTTCCAGATGATGATTTAAGTCGTAAAGCAAACTACGACGACTTATTCATTACTAAAGAAGGTGTCGACCCAATAGACTTACAAAAAAATGTATTGTTTACCGTTAATGGTTATTTACACCAAACCGATGCTAATAGTAAGGGTTTGTGGGTGACTGATGGTTACAAGACCATTAAGAAAAGAAAACGCCATTGTATTGGTGCGATTAGTTTTGAAAACCTAGGTGAAGTCAAACAAATCGATATTAATGACAGCATGATCTCTAAGCTAAATGACGAAATAGGATTGTACTCTGAATGTGTCATCGATATTGGTGAAGACGTATCCGATAAAACCGTTATTTTGGTTTTAGGTGGTTTCATGCATGTGTTGGACTTTGATGTCTTCACTTTGATTTCTAGTTCTGCTATTAAAGTTAAGTTTAAGAATATTCCTTTATTGGAACGTGTACATATTTCTGCAGACGATTTAGATATCTCTGATGCTTTCTTCCATAAAGCATATGGCGATAGAAATCTCATTTTGAAAGATATCTATTCTGATGATTTTATTCGTTCTTATTTAAATCACAGTACGTCATTTATCGTACTTTTAAATAATCCAGAAGTATTTAAAGAGATCACTTATCCGCAACAACGAAATATTCCAAATAACTACCTAACAGATCATAAACCAATACTCCCGATGATGACCAGATTAGGTAAGTTTGAAGAATATGTTGCGATTAAAGATGTGGATAAGTATGTTCTAGAAACAGCAGATTGTCAGTATCGTCCTAAATTCTACAATACGTTTAGAATAGAAAATAAGAATACTTATTTAAATGATGCTAGTATTCCTACTAATCGTTTCCGTATTCCTTATGCCTATTTCTTTAATTTATTAACTTTCTTATAAAACATATTAGAATACTCCTCTACCCCAAAAGGAGTAGAGGAGTAAACTATATGTTTAAACAACAATTCTTGTGGATTTGTCGTAATCGAATTCTTTTTTAGGTAGATCGACTTCATCAGGGATAGCGACACAATAATCCCTTGTCTCTAAGAATTCTAATCCTATAAAGAATTTAATCAGTGAAGAAGTCGCTTTAAAGAAATCCATATCAGATAACTCTTCAGTAACTTCTGCTTGTTTACTGAAATGAGTACGGATATCTTTTTCTAATTCTTCTAACTGTTTCTTACCTTCATCAATACTTAAAGGCATAATAGATGGTGCAACAACACAGACGTCATCTAATCGATTGCTGGCTAACTCCATGGTGTATTTCGTTAACCAATCTGACCAATTATATAAGTAAAAGAATGTAACATTATCTCTAATCCATCCAGGAGAGATATTTAAAGGATCTTGACTGATTACCCTAACTGGGATAATGTTATTTGTCCTTACTTTCAAGCACAGAACCATAGTATTGATTTCTTCGCCTGATAATTTATAAGGATAAATATTCAAGATCAATTCTGGATTTACTAAACGCCCATCTTTACTAAATTCAATAATAAAGTCAGCAACAATACTGCCTAATCGAAACAGTAATGCAGTGGGCAGAGAGTTCTTTAGCGTCTGTACATTTCTCTTGCTGTAACGTTCTCTAAACTCATTAAGATTCATTCCTGGAAACTCATCTCTTTCTCTGAAGTAATATCCTTCTAAGAGAAGACTATCTGCTTTCTCGGCATCCATTTCCATTAATGTAGCAAATCGAGTATCGAACAAACAATCGAGATCGATTAATACACCATGTTTCTTAGGTTGAGCGTTTGCTTTCATTGCTTGCTGGGGCCTTTGATATCATTAAAGATTCTACTTTATCCATCAGACTTAAATCTGTCGTAAATAAAATAGCCAAAATCATTTTCAAGAATGGATACTCATTCAGTAATTTTCGATAAGTATCGTATTCTGTTTTTTGATTTATGTCTTCGGTTTTTAGTGTTCGGTCAATACTGTAAAGGACTTCATCAAGTTCATCTCCAGCTTCGACTCTGAGTAAAATAAGAAGATCTGTCAATACTTTTACAAAACCATTGTAACTGTCATTTAATCGTAATACCAGTGATTGAACTGTATCCAATTTAACAATATCTGTAAATCTATATCGTACAGGAATATTGCTCATCATCACTCTAAACTCACTGTATGTTTTTTCATCATAAGTCAACAAGATTTTAGCCAGTGAATGATAAATCTTGTATTCCAATATACGATTATTGGATGATAGGTTTTCTATTTTCTTTAAGAATTCTGCTTCAGTCTTAAGTGAATCGACAAGCAACACATTGGCAATATGTTTTTCTTGAATTTCTTTTTCAGTATTAGACGAAGTAAAATCTAATTGATCTTGATCATTGTCTTGATACATTTAATCATTCCTTTTTATTTAGTTAGGAGTGTTGTTTTTAGCATCATTGCCGTTAGATAAGAGTGAAGCATTTTAGTCGAACCAACCGTACCACTGTATGGTTTTAATGCATTCGCAGAAGCTCTACCCATTTGCATAATGGATTGTTCGATCAAACGGACGCCATTCTCTGAACCACCTCTAAAGTGCATCATCTCTTCTACTGTTTTTGTCAGACCCATTGCCAATAATGAGTTTACTTCTGGATAAGACAGACGAGCTGCTTTAGAATCTTTAGAAGTTACCTGACCTGTAAATACATCAATATGGTCGTTGTCTTTAGGAATAGAAACTTTTTTAGCAATCAGCTGTTGTTGTACACGAATAGGTAAATGGATAACCATTGATTTTTTATTCGATAATTCATAACCACCTTCATCATCTTTAATCCAAACACGATGATATAAGTTAACATTGTTTTCATCTGCAACCTTCTGTAAAGTATCGGTATCCAGACGGTAGTTATCATCACCTACAGGAGTGATTAATTGTAAAAACTCCTGACCATTAGCAAACTTGATCATGAGTTCATCAAATTCTTTATCAGAAAGAGATTCTAACCACTTGCGGGTAATTTCGCCATTATCTGATTTTGGAAGCATACTCTGTACAAGATTTACACATTTTTCTATTGTGGCTTTTCTTTTAGGAGTCATGTATTCATTCCTTTTGAAATAATTAAAATAACATATAGTCTACACAGTCATAGGACTGTGTAGACCTATGTATTAATTACTTTGTTGTTCGGCGCTATTTTTAACTAAATGCCTAACGATATGCTTTTTGGCATACTCTGTAAATTTACCATCTGGAGTCAGATATTTAAATGTAAAAGGTTTTCCTTCTACATGACGACGAAGTTCTTCCTCATCATCAATACGGATCAGTACTTCAGAGCAAGCACTACCATCAGTATCACTTTTCTCTTCAATAAGCAAATATTCCAAAGTATCAGCATCGAATCCCTCGATGTAAGAAACTGAATTAACTCCATATTCTTCACTAGGGATACCACTTGCTAGGTAATAACGTAGACCGCCAGTATTATAAATCGTATCTTTCACAAGCTTTTGTTTCGCTTCTTCTTTAAAGCTTGGTTCTTTTACTTCCTTATCTACTTTAATTTCATAAGGGAACTTATTTGAATCGATGATGAATTTAGAATATTGGGTTAAGTTATTATCGGAATCAAGATAACGATAACATTTGTCACGACCTTCAACAAAATCCATTACGACTTCTTCGTCTTCCACATCGATAATAATAGTCTCTTCTACAAATGTACCGTATTTGGTAGTGTGTCGCTCTAGACTACGTTTAATCAATAAGTAATTTAAATTATACTTATCGATCGCTTCGATGTACTGTACAGTACCTGGTACGTCTTTAATACTGATCGGAGCAGGATCAGGTGGAATGACATATACGTCTCGATCAGCAATACGTTTAATAGGTTCATCCTTTAACCATTCTCTTGCTTTTTCTTGCCATGTAACAATTGGTCCCACCTTAACGATTTTATCAAAGATGCTAGTAATTTTTTCATCTTGAACTTCTTTAACTTTAGCTTCGTCTTGAGATTCCTCAGTATAAGGAAGTTCATCTACTGCTTCTACTACTTTTGTCTCACCATGTTCTTGAGTAGGTTCGTCTTTAGCAAGATGTTGCAGTTTTTCAACGACATCAATTAAAGACGCACTGATTATTTGTTCTGTTGCTAATTCTCGAAATACTTTATAATACTCTTCTTCAATATCCATCAGATATCGATTAGCGTTCTTAGCATACTCAACAATATCCTTATCACTATCGCTAGAGAGCATTAGTAAAATCAATTTACGGATATTACTAGCATGTTCTTTAACAATAGTAAATCGATTATCTAAGTCTAACTCTGTTTCTTTATATTCCATTTTATAATTTCCTTTAGTTACGAGTAATTACTACGCCTTTATTAATGTTCTTAGGAGGAAGTACAATATTGTCTTCAGACAGAACACAAAAAGCCACATCATTCAAAACCGAATATTCCATGAAAGAATGAGACACCATAAAAATCTGATCTTCAATAAATTCTTCAGATAAACGTTCTACTAATCTCAAAGCATTCTCTCTGTGTTTATTGTCAAACGTACGGCCAAATTCATCTAGGTATAATGGATAGCCTTTTAATCCCAATGCTTTCATCGCCACCATTCTAAATGCCAGATCAATGACTTCACAAATACCATCAGATCCTTGAACAATATCATTCTTAGGTTTATCTGACAAACCTACTGTCATTGGAAAACGATAAGAGAGTTCAGTCTCTGAATCTTCAGACATTTTAGATGGATGAATAACCAAAGGGTATGTCCAGATAGATGCAATCAGACCATTCATTCTGGCTAAGAAAATACGGATGTAACCTAACAAGCCTTCGGCAATTAATCCATCGGTTGGATTTAAAGCATCTAGCACCACATCCCAAACTTTCAATTCATTAGAAAGATCATTTACTTGTTTTTCCAATAGTTGAATAGTTTGTCTTTTTGATTCAATTTCAGATTGTTTCTTAGAAAGTCGATAAACATCTTCACGATAAGTGGTGATTGCGCTATTTGCTGATTTATATAATAAATACTCTGCCATTTCTAATTCATAGGCTTCGTATTGTTTTATATCATTATCGAGCTTATCTCGGTGTTCTTGGAATTTAGTGATGTCGTTTATCGCTTTCAATACTGACTGATAAGAATCACTCTCTTCTTGTACTTTCTCGTAAAGTTCATTTGAAATTTTCTCAAGATGTTTTAAATGCTCTTTAGTCTCATTGTAATATTTTTCATCTACAGAAGAGATATTACTTAATTGTTTATCTAATTCATTTACTTGTTCCTGTAATCTATCTACTCTTACTTTAGCCGAAACTTTGTTCATGAAGTTTTGTAGCTTTACTTGAGCGTAGTTAGGCTGTGTGAGGTAGTATCTTTGTTTTAATACCTCAGCACCAATTTGTCCTAAAATCTCAGGATATGCACTACAGAGGCGAGAAAACTGCTTAACAATATCCATGTCTTTATTAAGCATGTCTAGCTTATCAGTTAATTCAGAGATTTCATGATTCAACTTACTATTGGTTTCTGTTTCATTTTCCAAAATCTCTTTTAACCTATTGAATTTTTCTAATTCAAAACCAGGATGAAATTCGTGTTGACAATTAGGACATTGTACTTTTGCTTCGTTCTCTTTTTCTTTAAAAATATTCATCCTTTCATTAATCTTAGTTAATCTAAATGCGGACTCGTTAAATAACTTTTTCTTTTCAGTAATTAACCCATCAACATCTTCAATCAACTGTCTAGACAATTCTGGAGATTGAATATTAAATAAAGACATTAAAGTCGTATCGATGCTATTTTGATTATCGATATAGGTTTTGTATTTAAACAAAGCATTTTCGATTTCAAGAATAGACTCATCATTTTTTACAATGAGTTTAATTTCTTGTTTTAATTCCTCTCGTTTATCCATGATTGCTTTAAACTCTTCTTGAGTAGAAAGTTTCATGTTAGATAATCGATTTTCTGTTTCTGTGTATTCATCTACACGAGAAGAATATTGTTGTTTTAAACGAACTAATCTTTCACCAATTTCTTCTTTACGTTTATTTAGATCTTCTAAAGTATCTTCAGTGATCCAACGTTTAGAAACCAATTGTTTAGACTTAGTTAAATCGCTATTGCTCTTATTGATCGTTTCAGTCTGATGATCGATTTTATCTTTTAAATTAAATTCGTATTGAGGATCGGAATATTCTTTTTTATACGGTGCAATCATCCTTAATTCATTAATCTTATTTTCTAAGACTAGAATATTATTCGGAATATCGGTTTGATCTTCTTCTTGATCATTTGTTAATGTAATGATCTGTTGGCGCATTCTTTTAATTGCGCCCATCGCATCACGCTGACGATCTTTTGCTTTACTGAATACTTTTAGACCATAAGAGTAATCCGTATCACAAAGCATTGTGAACCATTCTTTACGTTTAGCGGGAGTCATTAAAGTAAATCGATCTTTACCAGTAAGTAACATGTGGATTACTTTATTGTAATTAAAGTAATCTTGTACCAACTGATTTTGCATGGTTTGCGTACCGCCTACATTTAGCTCTTCACCAGTCGCTTCAATTACAAAAGAATGTTTATTGTCTTTAAAGTCAGAAGTCAATACGTAACGAACATTTTCTTTTTCTAAGATAATCTTCTTGTATCCATTTTTTGTAAAGTCAGCTTTATCTGCGGGTAGTGGAGATAAGTAATGCAGCAATGATGATTTACCACTACCGTTACTACCAATAATGGCAGTGATACTGGTTTCTGGTGTGATCTTTAAATTCTTAATCCCGCTTAATTCTAATCGGATCGCTCCTTCTAATTCTAAAGAAATGATTTTCATTTTTTATTGCCCTTCTATTTAATTATTCAGAAAATATGATTGTTCTTAAATATTATTTATTAGAGGAAACATTACGAGATGCAGAACTTAAATAACTTAATTCCTTATTCTCTTGGCTATGTTGCCGTGAATAAGGATCCTAATTCGGATATTATTACAGTATTGCCTACATCTGTATTCCCAATGGTGGATGGTGAAATTGTAGACTTGGTTGAAGACTACGAAAGTCGTTCTTTAGACTCGCATGGACGTGAGAATGTTAATACTATTAAGACATCCAATACCATTACGGCTAAATGGTTGTGTCGAGATCCCAATATAAAAACAGCACCTGATGTTCGTAGGGGTGCTGAAGTACAGATTTATCGTAAAGCCAATACAGATTACTTCTATTGGGAAACAACGACCAATACAGGTAACTACGAGAAACTAGAAGAAAAAGTATTTGGTTATTCTAATACTCGAGATGAAAATGTTAAATCAGGTCCTGATACAGACTGGACACAAGTTATCTCTACTCGTCGTAAACAAGTGGTATTAATCAACACAACTAAATCAGATGGTGAACGTTGGGCATACCACATGGGTATTGATGTTAAAGAAGGTATAGTTAGTATTAAAGATGATATTGGTAATGCTTTTACCATTGATTCTGGAAACAGTATTTTGAAAATGATTTCTTCAGAAGGTGCGTTTATCGAAATCAATAAACGAAATATTAAAATTGATTGTGATAATTTTGAACTGAATGCTGAGAATAATATTTCTGAGAAATCAACACGCAAGAGAGGACAATATAGTGCTGGTTGGAATACTGAGACTCCTGTTCATAGTCAGCTTGGTAACTATAGCATTACAGGTGGCATTACTGGTTCACCTGGTGCTACAGGTGATGGTATTGAATTAGAAGGTATCATGCGTATTAGAGGTGACATGATTGTAAATGGTATTTCCTTTATTAATCACCGCCACCCAGAAACTAACTCTGGTAATACTCTTACTCCAGTATAAAAAACATAAAACAATACTCCTTAGGACCTAATCGTCCTAAGGAGTATTTTCGTTTATGCTACATTTGATAAATGAGAATGATTTTCCAACATCTTACCAATATCTTCTTTCATACTGGTTGGATTGTATCTTAACCAGAGAGGAGTCTTTGATAAGATCTCTTCGATCATTTCATTCTTCGCTTTTTCGGTCAGAACATATCGTCCGTTTTTAGACAATTCTGTCTCAATGTGCTTAAGTTCTTCGCCATTCCAAAAGGACTGGCTAAGTTCCATCCCCAAACCGACTGCATGATCACGTTCACATACATTAAGTATTTTGTTAACGCGATGATATACATTGTTATCTAGGGCATTTACATTGAATAACTGACGGTAAAGAGACGATAAAAACAGAGTCCTTATCATTCTATCTGGTAAAAGATAGGTTAGAAAAGCAAACAGAGTTTTCATAATCCATAACCTTTTTATAGAAAAAACAAAATTAAAAAATAACCAAATTATTCAATCAGGATTTGTGACGAATAAACACCTCGCCAAATACCATGATCTTTAGTTTGTAAACCGTTTTCTGTTTTCTTGTGTGTTTCTATAAAAACTGCGAAGGAGTAAAGATTACCGGAATGGTGCCACGACAGTAATTTGACAGATGGAAATTCACCTTCGATACTTTTTAATTGGTTTCTATTTAGTAAGTCAACCCCAGTAGTCAAGATGATCTTTCTTGTTACTGGATTCTCTTCACCAAATAATGCTTCTAATGCCAAAGATTTAAAATCCGTGCCAAATTCTTTCTTTAAACTTTTTCCAAGTATAACTTTCTCTTTCTGATCTCCTCTGAAGTCTTTACTTACAGAACACTCAAACGTATCATATAGAAGTTCTGTAATGTCTTGTTCTCTAATAGCAATGTGTTTACTACGATAGTTAACTAATTGCATATAGAGTGATTCGAAATTACTAAAATTACGAAGTGCAAGATATACAGGGTCATTGATATATGTTAGCATTTTCCCATCTACAGTTTCTAGATTGGGTGTTCCGAAGCTACGAGAAATCCATCGTTCTTTATGTTTCAATAAATTTGCATATGTCTTTGTGTCTGAGATTGTATTCATGTAAAGACAATACATCATTTCAGGATGAGCATAATGCTGAACAATCCATTTCTCTTGTACTTCTTCAATTAGGTTAATTATAGGGTCCCCACCCTCGACTACCACAACACCTACCTGCGCGTCGGCAATCATCTTGCCGGTGTAAATGTCGATTGGTATCATTACCTTTCGTTTGATAACAACCTCTTCTTTGGTTTTGCTATCAATAACGATTTGCCTTTCTAATTTTTTATCCTGTGTGATTTCACCAGGATTACCAATAAAGAATACATCTTTATTTTTACGAGGAGTGAATCCAAGATACATTCTTTTATTATTCAAGAAAGGATGGATCTTTTTTGGTTTTCTTTCTTCAGCCAAATCTTCAAATGTAATTTCTCTCTCATGGCGAGCATTGTCTTCACTTAAATAGAATAAGTTATTCGAGAGTGAAGCTGCAATAGATGCCATTTCATCAGCAAATAGATTTGGAATAGATGACTGAGTGCGATCGTCGTTCTTAGCATCACCGTGACCTTTAATCCACTTTGCCATGTATTTTAAACCTTGAGTATTAATCATGGTTTGTAAGCGATGGAGTTCTTTGAGAATTTGGTTATTTGAAAGAGGAGTGCCTGTGTTTGGGTTACAGTAATCGAACTTATTTAGTTTATCTAAATTAGCAATCGCTTTTAACACATATTGAGAATCACTATAGATTAAAGCAATATCTGCTTTTGTTTCGATAATAATTTCAAATGCTCTTACCATTGCTTGTAGTTCGGCTGCATTGTTAGATTGGATATCAGGATAACCTTGTGCGTGTTCTTTAATTGATGTGACATTAACCAGATAAGTTTTATCTGATTTAACCATCTCAATAAAAGACTCTTTACTTTCCACGTTAGGAGGAAACGTTTCCGCATGGATATCTTTTGTCGCATATCCTTTTGTTGTTGGTTTGAGATTCCCAATAGGGAATTTGCGTTCAATTGGATTGGTATTGTATGTATACCAGTGTAGTCCTCGTCCATACGAACCAGGATTCTTTCTAAATGTGCCACCGTCGCAGTAAATGACTAATCCAGTATAATTCATTCTAATTGTCTTTCTTTAAACTAAGGGAATCTAATCATAGATTCCCCTAGCGAAAAGAAAATTGAATAAATTAGAATTTAGGATCTTTTTCAAATTCTATTTTAGGTGGTTTGATCTCGTCCTTATTCTTATTAGTTTCATGTGTGCATTCTGGAGGTTTACCATGAGTGATCGAATTAATAGAATTGATCAACTTTTGGTTTCCTTCTTCTAATGTTTTAATTTTCCCTTTTTGAAGGCTATAACGAGTTTTCAATTCCTCGAAAGCTTCGTAGTACAAATTGAAGCGATCAGTAATCTTAATGTTATAACCTAAAGAAAGCACCAATACAACGAAGAATAATAGTCGAGTTTTATGATGACGGATAGCTTGGCCTGGTTTTACTTCTTTGCCAACAATCCATTCCCACAAAAAATCAATTATTGTTCTAAACATCTTGGTTTACCCCATTTTATATTTATATAATTTTAAAGGTGCTATAAATGGCAAGATCACTCAAGGCGTTTGCCACTCATTCGTTTTTTACATCGAATGAAAAGCTAGTTGTCCATACATTTGGCGAAATGTCTACTGAAAGTCGGACATACGAAAAAGATGTACAACTATATTCACACAATACAGACAAAAATATCGTATTAAATGTACTTAGTAGTATGGAGAATGATCGTGATGTGGAAATTAAATCTACTGACCGAGATCTAGCATTAGATATTAGTAAACATATCTACGATTATACTCTAAGAGGTGCTCGTGAGATCTACGTGGATGAACTGAAACGTAATCTTTTAGATACTTTCTCTGCCCGTGCTCAAAAATTTGAATTAGGTGATGTCGTTACTGACTCTAGCTACTATTGTGTACAATGGGTTCGTTTCAAAGATCTTGATGATAATGAATTTTGGATCTGGTTCTCTGATCAATCATTCCGTTCAGAATACGATGAATACGAAATTGATGTTATTTTCCCTGTCGAGAATGTCGATGTATTCTTTTCCTCTCGAGTAGAGGTGGAGAAAGAACTGGCTAAACGTCCTGTAGATGTATTAACCAGAATTGCTAACTCTAAGAAAGCAAACTCTCCTGTTACCATCTTCCGACTAGATATTTTTAAATGGTACAACCCAGTTAAATTTACACCAGAACTAGACACTAACTGGTATATCTTGATCTGGGGCGATGCTGGTGATACCATCGACGCGGTTAAAGATAAAATTCAATCAGAGATTCTGAAGAAATCCAAACATCCTCGTGACGAATGGAAAAAGGTATTCCCAGACATCTTTAAACGTAATGAATTCATCATCGTTCCTCAATGGGATAACTTGTCTAATGAAAACAAAGTACGTGAACAGGCATCATTGTACTCTCCTTTCGTTACGCTGTCAACAGCTGTAGATAAATATTGTAAGCCATTTATGGCTGATATGTCCGAAGCACATATCAAGGAAAATACACAAGCAGTATCTCTTTATTATCGTGCAGTAGCGGCATTGGTTTGTGGTTCTCCAGAAAACAAGGAAAATAAATTTAAGCTTCAAGAAGTTTTCCCTGACTTTATCGATGTTCCATCTACTTCTACTGACTTTGGTTATCAGTCTGCAAACACCCAAGCATTCTCTTTGAAGATTCAAGACATGCTCGCCGTTGCGGAAACCATGACCCCTACATCTTCATTACCTCGAGAGCGAATTACGCTTGCTGGTGGTGAAATGATTAATGGTGAGAAAATCTTTACTCGTACTACTCGGAATAACAAACTATTCTTAGTGATGAAATATAAAGATGTTCATTACCTGATCGCTGCTAAACACAACTTCTTAAAGTAAGGAAATTATTAAATGGCTCTAAATAACCCAACAGTTGGTTCACGTGGTTTGTGGGAATTAAAGACTCCTTATCAGTCCTACTTACCTGTTAACACAACTTTAGAATGTACAGCAATCACCAATTATGGTCAGCTGTTCTCCATGGGTATTGATCCTTACCAGACTTACTATCAGAAATACAATATCTCTAAAGAAGACTACAAGAAACATTCTGACGAAGGTGGACGTATTATCTTCTTAAGAACCGATAGTGGACAGATATATTCTTTTCCATTACATTATTTAATATCTTATCCTATTGGAACAGGTGTTAATTATTGTTCTATTGGTATTGGTCTGAGGTTAGGAGCATTGCCTTTAAACACTAATGTAGAAGCATATATCCAAAAGATTGAAGAACTGGCTGACTCTATGCTAGGTGTTAACGTACAAGCTGAAACCATGGCATTGTCAGAAATCATGATTGTGGATAACGCGTCTCATGTTCGTTTGGAAAAAGTTAGAAAACAACGAACAAAAGATCATCGAGCCACACTAGATCAACTTGATGAAGCTAATCGTGCTAAAAAAGTATTGAGTGATAAATTAGGTTTAGTAGAAAGAAAGACGATTGAATTAAGTAATCGTATTTTGGATCTTGAAACTTTATTGCGTAAAAACAATATAAATTTTGAAACACAATAAATTATACTCCTCTACCCGTAAAGGTAGAGGAGTATAATTACTATATGTTATTTGTTAAGCTGGATCACAGCAATGATCATCACCAGTAGAAGATTCACCATCATCTTCATCTTCATCTACTACGATATCGCCATCATCTTGAACTTTCTGAATCACTTTTTCTAATTGTTCTTCAGAAACAGCAGCTACGGATTCTTCACCTTGTGTCAGTTCGATACGATCTTCAAGATCAGACAGTTCATTGATATAAACTTGAGCATCATCTACTGCTTTGTTCATTTCGTTATTCACGTTGATTTGATGTGCTACAGCTTCTTGAATTTCAGCAGCTGGATCTTTAGGTACGATCCAATCAGGATTCAGTTCGCCATTCTTCACATACTCAGCCATGTAAGGGAATACAAAAGTATCCAAGAGTTCTAAGAACTCAGCAGAGTCACCAGTGTTACCCAAGGTAGTACGAACATCCAATGTATCTACAACTGGATCGCTATCCATACCCATTTTGTAAATGATGATAGACAATTCACGAGACAGAGTGTAGATTTGTTCTGTAATTGGTTTATTCACCAGCAATGCACGAAGTGTTCTTGCATCAAAACCCATGTCTCTCATTAAGTCTACGAAATCAATATTGTGTTTCTCACACAGACCACGGAAGTCACGCAGAATAAAATTAGGGTCAGTAATCAGGGCTTCAAAAGACTTATCTGAAATACCAGTGTTATTACCTTCTGTTTCTACTGATTCAGTAGTTTCTTCTACAGGCAAATCTTTTACCAATTCTTGTTCTTGAGTCATTTTAATAATAATCCTTAATATTAAGGTTAGAAAAAGAGTAAGGAAGCTAGGATCTAGAATAACTTCCTACCCATGAAAAACTATTTTTTAGAGGTTACAACTTCACCAGCCATCAACATCTCTTCTGCTTTAGAAGATTTAGCATATTTCTTTTTAATGGTTTTCTTATCCGCTTCTAACCAGAATGGATGATAAGTACCTAAAGCCATACGCATAATATCGATGGTGGACAATTCTAACTGATCATGATCTTCATCATCAGCACTCCAAAAGTATCGTGTATCTAAAATCATGTTCCAATCATAACCTTCCATTTTTACTTTTTCAAACAAAGTAGCTGGCGTTAATTCTAACAAACGATTATCGATACTACGAAGATGTGTAGACCAATATATAGACATTTGAAGCATGTCTGCACAAATTTGAATGGCACGAGCTAATTTACGATCCTCATCCATCAATGTACGAACAGTTGTTCGAGTTAATTTTTGCTCGGGATAAAGGATGCAAGATACATCTTTAAAATTACCTGTTTGAGTAATCTCACCATGCAAACCATAATTACCATGAGTACGTAAGAAATGGAAATTGGTTAACTCTTCTAACACACCGTATTTTTGAGACACGACGATGTTTAAAGTATAACCAGAAGGGCCTGTTTTACAACGCCATTGTTGAATTGACACTACGTTTAAGTCATCAACGTTATTGTCGTTGGCTGCGTTCTTCAACGGATATTCCATGATGTTCTTATCAGCTTTATTGGCGAGTTTAGCTACTGCTTTAATACCCCACATACAAGTCGATAAGAAAGTAATGTTTTCAGGAACACCTTTCATCTTACGACCATTATCCACGTGTTGTAATGGTTTATGTACAGGTGCGTATGGATCCATTTGTTTCAATTCACCGTAGTGAACTGTACCAGTCAAATAGGTATTGGTGCCTACCAATAAGTCAGGTAATTCATCGATCATGTTTTTCTTGAACTTACCGGAGTTCATGGCAATCATGTTTTGTTTAGAATCACCAAGATCTGTTTTATCACGAAGTTCTTGTACTGCTTCTACTTCGAATTTTGAAAAAGAGTCTAATGTAACGAATGTAGGTAACATGATTTTCATCTGTTTACCATCCCGATCCAGTGCAGGGATCTCGATTTTAATAGATGTACCTTGTTTCTTTTTACCATACATCCATTCTTTAGCCATCTTGAACCATTCGTCACCTTTATAAATAGATGACTCTGTAACAATCCAACGGCCAGTTTGGAACCAGTCTGCTTCTCTTAATGATCCTACGATTCGTTTTAAACGAACTTCTAGACCAGGAATATATGCGTTGTTCTCGGTATCGTATTTCTGTCCTGAAGCATATCGATGAATACGAAATGCTGCTACTTCATTAACGTGATCTGCCAGAGCGGATTTATATGAGTTACCAGGACCAACAAAGATAACCGAGCCATTATGTCCACCATTTGTAATATAACGTCCATGTACTGCTTTAACAGGTGATCCTGTAGGGATATCCATTAGACAACCTACGTTGATATTTGTACGCAAGTAAGGCGATTGCTTCGCAGGCATTTGGTAGAATCCAGTAATCATTTTTAATATTACCTCGGGTATAAATTGGGTTTAAGTTGATATTTGTTCAAACTATATCTGTTATTAAAAGATTTAGTCTATTAGAATTCATAAAAGGAAATATAAATTTATGTCTATGCAAAATAAATTCTCGTTTCAATCTAAATGGGATGTATCATTGTCTGTTTCTACTGAGCAACTTCGTGAGAATGTCGAACAGCTAAAAGCTTTAGAAGTTTCTAGCGAAGGTGTTATGGATATTGTTAGTGATTTCTTTGATCGTGCTTTTAACACCCTTCGTCTTGCCAGTCAATCTATTTTTGGCGATGGTAAGAAAACACTGCATTTAGATACTGGTCGTCTTAATCGTTTAGATAAGACCAAGATGAGTCGTGGTTATGCTTCCATGATGGATAATGATGTTTCTATTCCTCCAGGCATGAGTGTTGACTACGATACTTATACCAAACAAATGTTTGAAGTTACTAAGACATTGAAAGATGTGATCAGTCAAGTTGTGCAACTACGTATCGATATCGGTCGTGTTATTTCTAACGATAAAGGTCTGACTGATTCTACTTTATTCTCTGATCTTAGCTATATTCGTCAGGCCGATGTTATTGCTAAAGAATTAAAACAGCTGTCTGCTATGCGTAAGCCAGATGACTTTAATGCTAAAGCTAAATACGGTGATGTATTTAATTCAGGTATCGATATTTGGGCAGTCGTTAAAACGGCTGAAAATTCTAATGATCTGATCAATACAATCGATCGTAAGAAATTGCAAATGGAGATTGATTCTACTGTACAATACATTCAAGACCTACATAGCAAATCATCTGAAGGTTACTCTAAACCATTGATTGCTAAAATTGGTAATGCGGTTACTCGAGTAGCTGAAATTGTAGAAGCTTTCTCTGTAACAGTTTATAATGCAGAAGTACTCTGCACTGCTTTGAATAATGCCATTATCGAAGCAGAAGCATTTTACAAAATCTAAGAATATACTCCTCTACCCATTAAAGGTAGAGGAGTATTTCTTTATTCTGTTTCTTCTTTTTCTTCAGATGTTCCTACTTTTGCTCTTAAGGTAGACATAATTTCATCTTGAGATACAATTACTGTACCAGTTACTAATTCTTCATCTCGAATTTCTCTACTGGCACTAGGAAGTTCGAAAACACGACCTGATGGTTGATAATCTGGACGGTGAGGAATACTGTCTTCTCTCATTCGTTCAGAACGTGTGCGTTCATTACGTGATAATGCTTCAGCTACAATAGCAGCAGCTAATGCCGCATTAGAAGTATTGGCTTCTTCACCCGTTTGAATACGAGCTTGGGCAATGATTACTTTATCTGTAGATTCCATTGCTTTTAATACCAAAGATGCCGCTTCTGGATCATTAGCAATAGCTCTTAAGTCCGTAGTCATTAAACGAACTAGTGATTGTCGTATTTTAATATTTTCATCCAAGATACCTTGTTTGTCATGTTTAGATGTCTCGCCTCGAATTTCAAAATTACTTAATTGAGGACTAACAACTTCTCTAGGTTTATCTAGATTAGTATCAGGCATCATTTCATCAGCATTCATTTTATACTCCTTTAAATTTAAAAATTAATATTCATAATGCTTATCATTTAAATAAAATTCAGATCTATATTATTAACGTGTAATAGGATTTTAAATATAATCTTAATTTAACTTTTCAACAACTTTGTATAGGAGGTTTAAAATGTCTAAAACTAAACGTTACGAATTCACAGGTGTGACAATCGAATACCATGGCAAGACTCTTCACCAAGTACGTGCTTTAGTCAATATTAATTTATTGACTGATGCTGGATGTATTGGTGGGTACATCGAGTCAGAGGCTAACCTGCCTCAAGATGGCACCGGCTGGGTAAGCGGTACAGCGAAAGTGTTTGACAATGCCGTAGTATTGTCAGGTACTGTTGCGGGTGATGCCAAAGTCTATGGCAATGCGGTAATGCGTGGAAAATATGTGGGTGACAAAGCCCATGTATTCGGTAACGCTAAGATTACTGCACATTCCCAAATCTACGGTCGTGCTAAGGTGTATGGCGATGCATATACCTTAGGTACTGCTCAAGTATTTGACCGTGCTGAAGTTTACGGAAGTGCCAAAGTGGGCAGAAATGCCCATGTATACGAGTTTTCCAAAGTATCGGGTAACGCCGATGTACTGGGTACTGCTCGTATACATGGATCAAGCATCGTAACCGACCATGCTGTTGTGCATGGTGATGCGGACGTAGCAGGAAGTGTCCGTATCGATGGTTATGCATCGATCTGCTTTGAGGTGTCTTCTCCAGAAGACTTTGTGGTCTACAAAAATATTCTTCGTAATGAAGAATATATTACCAGTTCCACAAAGCGAGATATCTGGAGTGTAGGTCGCATTTCCAAGAAGACTGGGGAGATGGAAAAGTACTTCTCACATCGCAATGAGAAGGAACAAAAGTATATCATGAAAGTAGTCGGAACACATAAGAAAATGTTCCGGCTTTAAACGAAAAGCTCCGCGTTCCTGTCAGGAGGGGCGCGGAGTGATCGTTTTCATGGTATACTTTTTTTGGTAAATATTATTATATGTTTAGGAAGTATCAATAGCAGAGGCGACCTAGACATCTTCTTCTAATCTAACTGTAGTAAAGGACTATATCATGCTAAGTCAATTAGTGAGATTTTTCCATTTTAAAGAAAGATCTTACGATAAGAAAGTAGCTGAGAAAACGCTTAAGAATAACGAGATAATGGCTCGTTTTAAAGACTTAAGCAAGTTGCCTAGCACTTCGGATAAAATCGCAGCTATTCATGATTTCATGCTCTATCTCGAGGATACTCGCAATAGAGTAGAGAAAATGATGGACAGCGATTTTAAAAAGATCCCGTATGAGGTAGGTACGGATTTGAAAATAGAATGCTATGGTATTATTACTAGCGATAATGGTTATCTGGATATCAGATCGCTTTGTGAGTTAAATAAATACCTAGCCACTAAAAGATACGAATATTACAAAGATATCGTGATCTGTCGTATTACTCGTTCTTATACAAATCCAAGATCCTATTTCTTCAATCGCAATACTGGTCCATCTGATTATCTTGACTTTTACGAATATTTAAAGTCAGTTCATGATTTACTGGCAAGGCTTGTGAAGATACCGGAATTCGAAGTGTATATCAGTAGTTACAAAGATGTATTCTTAATCTGTATCTACAACTTAATAATCATTGAGAAGATCTTCGATTACATCCGAAACACTGATAAAAAAGAGGCTATGAAAAATGACTACTAACAAGGAAATTACCTTACAAGGTTTCAGACGTATTACCGATACTGAAAATGGTTCTGTCCAAGACGTATCGAATACCTGGGGTGGTGTACTATCCCTATTACTTCGTAAAATCATTAAAGATAATTACGATGGTAAAGATGTAGACGGTTGTCCGCAAATGGAAGACGAATCTTTGATCTATTCTCAAATGACTGAAATCATTGAGGACGCATTACGAGTCTATTCTGGTAATACACTTGATCAAAACAAAATTACAGCCGAAAAGGCTAGACTTCTTAAAGAGCTATCTCGTGAAACGATCAGTATTAAATATCTAGGTGAGTTATTCCATATCCTTGATTTACCATGGGTAGATATCACTGTCACTTTACAGAGAAAATCAGGAACGATTAAATCTTATACTGCCCATGTTGGTGGTGTTGGTTTAACTCAATACGAACGACCTGTCCGTGATGAAAACTTGATCGAACAACAAAAACTGCACGAAAACAGTGTAGAAATTAACCACGAGCTTTACTCTTTAGGAAAGCAAGTTCGGAAAGGAAATGACGATGACTGAACACGATGAATTGGATCTGTCTGTAGATACAACTTTGGATCTCAGTAATATTGATCCAAGTAAAGACGGTATCGACCACATCCGTATCAATTTAAACGATACTGCCACCATTCTTGGTGAGCGATTATTTATTGACCATACTCGCGTATTCTACCATCCTCGATATGGTAGTTTTATTTCTGTAGCTTCAGCTATTAATTGGTTTAAGCTTAAACATAAAGACGACAATGTACGGTCATTGTACGGTGCTCGTTTACGCGAATACGTGAATGAACAAATTGAATCAGGTAAGAATGAATTCCAAACCAAATTCGTTACAGATGAAGTAATGGAGTCTTTCTTGATCTATTCAATTATGTCTAAACCAGATCTATTGGAAATGGTCATGAGTAATAAACTTCCTTATGTTGCATATTACTTCGATTCCGATAATAACTTCAAGATGCGTGATAAACAAATGACACGTATCCTGAATAATATCAAACCTAAACTGGTTGATATCAACAACTAAATAAAGATTACGCTCTCTAGAGGTCTATCCTCTAGAGAGTAGTAGTCTAGACGTATGATTTAGAATACTTCTTTTTTTTTTGATTAAAGGTTTGAAGAAATGGCTACAAATAGTAAAAAGGTAAAGAGAAAACCGACACCTCCTAAAAAAGCCAGTAAAGGTAAAAATGATGCCTCTACTAGTAAAGGTGCGGCTAACGATAAAAAGAATAAAAACACCACGGTATATAACTCCTCCCAAGATAATAGTTTAGCAACTAAAGATGCTTATTCAGTAGATTTTAATCAAGGTACTTTAAACAGCCTCTATAAGTTTGCTAATACTCTCAACTTAGATTTAAATAAATTAAGTGAGAAGCTTAGGGGTGGTAAAGATATGCTGAAACAAGTTTCAGGATATCTAAAACAAGCTAACGAAATTAAAAATAGCATTAAAGAAAGAAAATTCTTAGATGCTATTGGTGGTCTAGCTCCTGGTGCTAAAGCAGCTTTGGCTAATGCTGGTATTGATGTTAAGAAAGTCGATAGTATTATCGAAGGTGCTAAGTTAGCAATCAAAGTTGGTGAAGATGTTAAGAAAATCAAGAATGGTGACTTATCTGTTCTGAATGGTTTGAATGATCTAACACGCCACATTACTGGATACGAACTAATCAACGTACAAGATGTAATGGCTGTAAAAGAAGCTGCTACTGAAGTAATGAAAGAGTTCTCTAGTTTAGGTCTAGAGATCGGTGCTGAATTCAAGAAACTTGTACAGTCTGAAAAACATGGTTGGAATATTGTTACAGATGTTACCAGTGAGATCATTCACGATTTATCTAATAATGGCGACTACAATACCATGTTCTATGCAATCGAGTTATCTGATCCACAGAGAATGGAACAGATCTCTGGTAAAGTAGTAGAGAAGATGATTTCTGAATTTAGTTTTAATGCAGTCTTCAATAAAGAAAAAGATAGAAATGTTATCTTCGACGAATTGATGAAAGTGATTTATGCTTTCCGAGGAGGCGAAGTATTATGGATTGATCGTCCTGGTATGCGTAAGATATTTAACTTAAAAATATTCTTAAATGCTTCTAACGATTTTAAAACCTTAATTAAAACAGTTTTATCGACTCGTTATTACTTAAATCCTGAGGACGTTACCAATAAAGTAGCATCAAGGAAAAGTTTGATCCGATACGATTATAGCAATAAGACAAATGAAGTACTTATGTTATTAAGTAATGTATTTACAAAAACCAAAACTGACTTCAGTTTTGAGTTTACACGAGATCATTCTGAATTCATTATTAATGGTATTCAGAGAACAGATCAATTAGTATCGCCTTCTGATTTTAAAGCAAATATTTTAGCAAAATAAATATCAAATACTCCTACTCCTTTTTACGGGAGTAGGAGTATAAGATATATTATCGTCCAGCACGATATGGGAATACCAATGCAGACAACATAGAACCTACTGCTGTTTCTGACAAGTAAGAACCCATAGCGGGAGTAGAGAATGCGGATGCCACATCCAGTCGTTTCTGTTGAATACGTCTACGAAGTTTTGCACCAATATAGTATTGCTCATTCAAAGACACACCAGTCAATACGGCTAACCAGTCCATCAATTGGTTATCATCATCAAACAAACCACGTGATAATTGTGTTGCGATCGTGCCCAGTCCGGAGGTTTCTTCACTAGTTAACAATACAGAACCTAATAATGTCAAGATGTTCTCTGTAAAGCTAAACTTCTCTGACAAAGGCATAGAGACATGTTCTTCCATAGCGGCTAATGTAAAACTTACTGTACATGACATTAACAAACCTTCTGGAGTGAAACCTACCGTACCATCACCACGAGTAATGGTTACAGAATCTATTGCTGCAAATCGAGACTGCATACGACCACGGTCGTAGAATTCACAATAGAATGGAGCAGAGTATGCGTGTTTACCAACTGATTGAGACATTGCACCTGCTAAGAAACAAGCTAACGGCATGTAGATGTCTTGAAGAGCGGAACGTCGATTAGCATATCTAGATGTAAGCGTAAATGAATAAGAAGCTTTTGGTAAAGTTACTTCTGAAGATTCCCAATACTTGGGCATAGTCACCATACCACCACCACCAGCAATCAAAAGACCTTCCAAACCAATACCTGTTACCACACCCTCAGCAAGAGATTTCAGACCACCTACAATAGACTCCATGACGTTCATTATAGCATTATCGCCTAAGTTACCACCTGCTAAGTTAAAGTAAGTAGAACGAGCAGAAGCAGCAGTGGAGTTAATTTTTTCTGCCAATTCAGAAGCACGATAGCTATTACTGAATGATTCAGAAACCGGGCCTGTATCATCTACACGGAAAGATATAAATGCCGAACCTTCTTCCATTTCTGTTTTAAAATATTCTAACAGACTTGGTGCTGACAATTCATCGCCTGCTGGTGAGTCAGCAGAGTCATTAGATACTCCAGTCGGATTACCTTGAGGTTGTTGTGCTGGTGGTTGAGGAGGCGGAGCTTCAACGTTACCTTGTTCATTAATCGTTGCTTGGTTTTGTGCTTCTTGTTCGGCTTGATGGCCTAAACCAATACCTACACCACCACCCAATACACCACCGACAGAACTATCAGGATTATAGATAGATGCGTTTTTCCATAAAGCATATAACTGAGATAATGTTTTACCTGCTTTGCCCTTAGGTCCTCGATACATCTCTTCAAGAATAGGCATAATGTCAGATCTCTCTTTACCCAATGCCTTTTCAATAATCTCACGACGTCTAATCGCTAAACGCTGACCACGGTTAGCTACAGCAATAATATCCAGATGTACACCTGGTTGACCCAGTGCATTTTTCTGAATACTATTCTGACCGTATAAGTCTGGGAATGTCTTGGCCGCAATTTCTCGTTCAAATTGGTCTGGAGTATATCGACTTAATGTTTCTTCTTCAGACAAACCTTTTTCATTAGCCAGTACTTCATCCCATGGTACAGTGTTACCGGCTAACTTTAAGTTAACCATGAAGTGGTTAAGTAATGTTTGAGCCGCTGCCCAATATTGAGTCATGCCTGGTTTTAAATAAGCGTATCGTGAAGTAGGTTTACGAGTAAGGTAGTGTACTGCTTGACCAAGCATAGACATTGCCAACAAAGGCCATGCAATTAACGATACACCAAAACCAATAATCCTACCAATTTGGAAAATAACTTCATGCACCCTACCTTTATTTACTAATGCTGCGGCACCAGGGTGGTACATGTTAAATAAGAATCCTAAGAAGGAAGTAAATGCCATTGTACCAAAACGGAAAGTGACTACTCGGTAGTTGTCATCAAATGTTTCCGAGAAGTACGCACCCATACCGTCAGCATTATTTCTAATCAGTACAGGGTTCGTAATCGGGTCAGTCCAGGCAGTTGGTTGCGGTAACGGATTAATAACAATAGATCCACCAATTGCTGTATCGTTAAATTTATAATCACTGCTAGCCCAGTTGCGTTCATCTATAGATAAACCATCTATCTTGTCTTGACCTACGACAAATAACTCCCTTACCCAATCTTTATCGGTAAATTTATTTGTTGCATTTTTCATGGATAAGTTCCTCAATAATTGCTAAATACATAAATGTTAGAATTCACAAATCATAACAAATATCCCCAGACACTAGGGATTCCTAGTGTCCGGAGTATTCGTTACTTTATTTAGCCATGCTAACTATAGGTTTTCTAACAGCTGCTGGATTATTTAAATCCGATGAACCATTAATGGATTCTCTAAAACTTACCCTTTCTTTAGGGGTAAAACTATTATCTTCTTTACCAGGTTTAGATTTCTCTTTTCTAATAGTACTTAAGATATCAGTTAACAGTTTGGTTTGTTCTTTCGCTTCTTTGAGGATCTCATTAGAAACTGAGAGCAAATCATTCTTAATTGCTTTAGATTGTTCAACAGATGCTTTAGTTGACTCTTTCAAGTTGTTCTTATCGGTAGTAGCTACCACTGCTCGTTTAGCCTTATCTAAAGCCATACTTAACAGAGTAGTACCTTGAGTTTCTTTTTGCATCTCTTCACGTTTAAGTTCAGTAGATGCTAAAGCTGTTTTAACCATTGTGGCATCAATATTACCGACACCCAATAGTTTTCGAATAGAAGCTTGAAGTCTTCCTAGTGCATCATTAGGTTCACTGTTTTCTGGATTAAATACATTACCGTACTTAGAAACATCTTTTAAGATATCTCTAGTAATGGTAATATTAGAATCCGTACTAATGGTATTAGGATCTACATAGACATTGCCTACTTTGATCTTAGACTTACCATCGGTTTTATCAGATACGGTAGTATTGGTATCATAACCTCGAGTACCCGCTTCCATTTCTGGTGTGGTGTAGCTATACAATTTAGATGCTTGAGAGATACCTTCTTTTGTATAACCGAGTTTAGCAAGTACCTTGCCTTTTTCGATTTGCTCTTTAGTTACTTTACCGTTTACAGTACTACCACGGAATGTACTGGTTTGACCAATAGCGTTATTCATTCCACTATTACGAACAGAATTAACACTACCTGCAAAACCACCAGAAGATGCTGCATCTACCTCAGTACCGCCATTCATGTAGTTAGGATCACGATAAACCCTTACATTATAGCCAGCAGTATTTCTGTCTTTATAAGGACAAGGATGTGAAGATTTAATATCTGCCCACCATTCCTTACCATTGAATACAGAAACATGGCCATAGATACGTGCATTTTTCCATGAAGCTCTAGGGTTAGGGAAACATACAGCAATGTCACCAACTTGCCAAGGACTACCGGTTACATCTTTCCAACCTAAGTTAAGGAGTTTCTGACCATAGGAGTAAGCATTACCATTACCACGTGAAGTTTTAATATAACCAGCATGATAAAGACCAAGACCTACAGTACCGGCACAGTTACCGCCATATCTTTTACCAAGGATAGTGTGTGCAATAGGACCGTTCTTAGTACACCATGCCGCGACCATACCTGGTTTAGTTTTAGCGTTTACCTTATTACCAGTTTTAATAGATCCACCACCATCATAACCACTTGTATAAGGGTATTGTTGATCGACAGGATCTTTATTCTTCATCATGTAGGCATGTGCTTCATTATTAATTTTAAGAAGCGCTTGCTTACGTTGAACATCGGTAAGATTCTTATTATTCATCACGTATTGTCGTGCTTGACCAAAAGAGTTTATCTTATCACGATATTCTTTAGACGGAGCAGCAGTACTATTTTTAAGGGCTTGTTGAGATTTATTCCAATCTTCCCTAGTATTTACCCCTGCTGGAGTACCACCAGAGTTGATTTGACTAACCACTTCTGGTTTACCAAGAGATTGATTCAGTTTGTCTAAGAACATGTTTCTGTTCTTAATACCTTTTTCTCTATATTTAGGGTTATTAATCGCCCATTTAATATAGTGCTGACCAACTAAATCCATACCTTCTTGAAGACCAATGTTAGGATTATTCAAGAATTTATCTACAGCCGCACCATTTGCTTGAGAAGCACCAAATGATTTTGAACGCATCTCTTGCATGATAAAATCAGTCTGAGCCTGCAACGCTTCTTGCGACCTAACCATCTTACCATTTTGCAATAAACCTTTTGCCTGCAATGCTGCTAACAATGGTTTAACACGACCACCTTGCCATGAGATCATACCGGCATTAGTAGCACCATTTTTAGGGTCAATGTGCGTACCAAAAATAATATCTGGTCTCCAGGCATTTTCACGACCTACTTCGGCAGTAAGTACGCGAGACTGAGCGTCTGAGAATCCTGATTTTCTAAATGCAGAATAAAGCGCCAGACCCATCTCTTCTTGATTGCCACTGACACGACCTAATACTTTATTGTTAAACTGATCGACAATATTACCACTAAAGTCAGATACTGATTGAGTTACATTGTCTGTAAAATTATTAACAGCATTCTTAACACTATCTGGCAACATCTTATCAAGAAGATTTTTCATCATTCCGACTGGAGTTAAGTTGAACAATGTTTTGTTCATTTCTTTAATTCTGTCACCGAATGATTTAGATTCATTAGCTGCTTCTTCTGCTTTTACTTTAGCATCGGATTGACCTTTAGAATCTACTTCTTTCTTAAGTTTATCTACATCGCCATCAATACTGGATCTATTGGTATTTAATACAGTACCAAACGGACTTAAACCAAATGACCAGATTGTTGTTTTCACACCATCAATTTCAACAGGTACATTTACAATATCATTCACGATCAACATTTTAATTGCTGGTCGTGCTTTTACTACTGCATTAATATCTGTCGTATTAAGATGTTTATTCATTGCGGTAACTAAGTTGACAAAGACTGGTAAGAAACGATATTTTAAGTATTTACCTAAAATCTCCATACCAGATTTATCATTCTCTTTAATACCGAATAATGTATAAGTCTCTTTAATCAGATCAACAACATCACCACTATAAGAAGCAGCTTTACCGCTCCAACTAATATTTTCACCAGCTGCTTTTTCCAACTGATTCAAGATAGAGATTCGAGTAGTATCACTTAGGTTAGATAAACCATACGCCTTATACTTAACAGATAAGAATGGGTCGTATTTACCATCTACACCTACAGCGGTATCTCCATTAGTAGCCGTAATATCACTCTTAATGTCTAGAGCTGATTTAATACCATTCCAAATCATGCCCATTGGAGTGTAAGACATTAACTTACTACTCATTACGGTATCCAAGCCATTAAATACTTTTTTACCTACCCACTTAGCTGCATTGTAAGTGCCTTCAGCTACACTAGCCGCTAGTCTAAACGGAGCAGTAGCTACTTTCCAAACAGCGGAAGCAGTTTTCTTTAATAAACCAGGATTATTTAAAGATTCGCCTTTGTTAAGCTTCTCTAAAACCTTTTCGATAAATACCGCAGCATCCGCACCAGTACATGCTAAAATTTGCATGTCTTTAAATGGTGCGTGCATTTCAGAATATTCACCTGGATTAGGTTTAATGGCATTTAAGTATTTACGGGCTTCTTCACCTTCCAAATCGTAAGTATCTTGGATATCGTATTTTGGATTAATCGATTTCAAAGCACTAACAGATTTAGTAAATGCTGGGATGAATCGTTTATTAAACCAATATACCCAACGTTGAGACTGAAGCGCATCTTCTTTATCAAAACCAAAGATATCGTAAGCATCGTCTGGATCTACTTTTGTTTTATCAATAGTAATTCCATTAGGACCAGTCACTACAGCATCCATGACAATACGTTCAAATTTCAGAATTTTAGAAGACCAAGAATCATCTTTATCATGATCGAAACCATAAAGCATCAGACGAGCTTTTTCTAAATCACCTACTTTAGAACCTTTGTACATGTCGTATAGTTTACGAGCACCTTTATAGATGCCATAACCTGCTAATGCCACACCACCGGCAGCAAGTGCCCATGGTAATGCCGCAGCTAACAAGCCACCAGCCATGCCTAGTCCGGAACCAATAGCAGAAAGTGTGCTACCGACACCGAAGATACCTGCAGATGCCATGCCTAAGTCTAAAGCAGCCATACCGTAGTTACCATCCATAAGGTTTTGAACCCCAGAGTAACCCGCATACAAACCACCTACTACTGGAAGTGCTTTACCAGCAAATGACAAAGCTTTGCCACCTGCGCTTAATGCCATTTGACCACCAGCCATTGCCACACTGCCAACTTTACTAGCTGCCGAGCCAACCTTAGCTGCGTACGGAGATGCAAAATCTTTAACTGCACCTGCTGTGCTAGCCATAGCTGTTGTACCGGCCGCCATGACATTACGTCCGCCAGCCATCATTGCATTCTTGGCATTAAGAAGACTCTTACCTGCTTTAGATCGTCTAAACTTCTGACTCATGGCTTGGCGCATTTTAGCAGCTCGTGATTTTGGTTTACGAGAAGATCCTTTATCACCTTTCTTAGAGCCTTTTTCATCTCCGTCAGGAAGATCACTGGCGTCAACACCTACACCGCCATCTCGACCACCACCACCACCTAATAAACCACCTAAACCTAAAGCACCTAAAAGTTTAGCGGCAACGCCTTGAGTTAAGCCTTCGATGATATTATCGAAAATACCATCTTCTTCTTTTTCCTCTTCTTTAGACTTCTTGCCATTTTTACCTCTGATCGCATCACCGATCATGTTGGCTAAGTTTTTGTCTCGTTTGGCTAAGGCTTTCTCTTCAGCTTCTCTTAATTTAGCAAGTCTATTTCTTTGTTTAATGTCGGCAATACCATTTTCTCGGTCACCATCTCCATCTCTATCACCAAATACTCCGGAACTAGGCACTGGAATACGTTGATCCAATAAAGAATGGATTGCGAATAAGTATTGGTTTGTTTCGTTAGAAATTGACAGTCCTGCAAATAAAGCATCAGAAGGATCTTTAATCTTGCCTGTTAACTTATCGTAGATGGATGTATAAGCACCACCCATGATACGTAAACCTTTGGCCGCTCCTTTAGCGGATAATCCAAGGATGCTTTTAGCGGATCGATAAGCCGCCGCACCCATTCTGACACCCATACGAATGCCAGCAATACCTAACTTAATGGAACCTTTGGCAGCTTCGATACCTAAACCAACACCTTTAGCAATTAACCATTGTTTCGTACCTGAGAAGTTACGATAGTGGTCGGTAAACTCTTTACCAAATCTATCTACCAGACCTAAACGAAGATCTTCACGAGTCAATACTTCGTTACCGTCAGCATCCACTACTGGACCTGATACGTCAGCAATATCGACAATAGGATTACCTGTTTCTTTATCGAAGTATTTGCCTGCACGAATATCTTTAGCGTAAAGAATAGGTGTTTCAGGATGGCCTTTTACGTAGATGTCTTTTAACTGCATTCTCAGTTTACGACGAAGAACACCATGAGTCGCTAAAACACCCGCCTTAACAATCTTAGCAGGAAGCGTAAGACCAGCATAACCCCATGAGCCTAATTTAGTGGATATACCAATGGTACGATCTTTAAACCAGTTAAATGTTTTAACAAGTTTATAAGTACCAGAGTCTTTTACATAACCTTTCTTAAAGTCATCGTAACTACAAACAACGTTACCTTCAACATCGTAGACATCGGACTTAATATCGACAAACTGGGTAATTGGATTACCTTGTTCGTCGTAGTAATTACCTTTCTTCATCTCACGTGCTTTTAAGATCGGCTCTTTGTGTCCTTTTAGATAAACGTCAAGAACTTTTCCTTTGGCATTATCAGCAATATCTATTGCTCGTTTAGATGTAGTTTTGGTTTGACCTTTTAAAGATTTAAGAAGGTCACCACCCATGTCTAGACCTAAACCAGTTAATGAGGTCGCTCCAGACAGGCCAAATTTAAGACCTTTACCAGTTATGTTACCCATGGCTTTAGTCAAGGCCATACCCATGGTTGCTGTAGAGGAAGCTGCCCAACCACCAAATTCCCAAATGCGTTGTGCAATGTGTTTTTGCTGATTAGGGAATTGGAACGAGCGTTTGCGAGCAAATAAATTCTTTACTCGTTGCATGAATCGTGGTCTCAATTCAGGAGGTAAATTTTCACCAGTCGCAAACTGATTAACGGCCATTAATTGCAAGTTCTCTAATTTAAGAGACATCTCCATTAACAGGTCGTTTGTTGTTGCTGTGTTTCTAGCAATAGAATTGAAATACACATCTTGCAAAGTAGATGGTTTCGGTAAGTTAAGATTCTTTGTAAAGCCAGCTAAGTCAGAAACTGCATTACCTAAGAAGTCTTTAATCTTAGAACCAGTTTCTCTTGCTTTGCCTTTAATATCATCTTGGATCTTACCTTCTTCCCAGTCTTCTTTAAACTGGTCTCGGCGTTTCTTCCACTCGTCTTTAAAGTCACCAAATCGTTTTTCTGTTTTACCTTTTTGTTTCTCGTATTCTGCTAAAAGTTTTTGGAAATGCTTAGATCTAGATAACTTACCTTTAGCACCAACGTAGAAAGTATCTCTAATGTCTTCCATTGTCAGGACGACATTACCTTCTTCGTCAAATACGGTTGACTTAATATCATTAATGCTTTTAATGACTTTACCTTCAGCATCTCGATATTTACCTTCGATAAAACCACGAGCGGTCATGATTGGTTCATCAAAGTTCTTATGGAATAAATCCTGAACCTCTAAACCTTTAGATCGTAATCTATCAATAGCCGATGCGGTTTTCTTATCGAGTTTTCTTCTGGCTAATTTAGCTTTAATACGATATTCACGTGCCTTACCTTTAATAGTGTCACCAAGTTCACCATCCCATTTTTCATGGAATTTCTCACTGACTTTATCGTAGGATTTCTTAGAAACTTTCTTAACCCAATCGTATGCTTTGGAAACACCACTGCTGATGTCGCTACCAATACCACCTGTTTGTGGAATGTAACCAGAAGCTGCAGATAAAGTTTCATTTAAAGAAGATAACTGATGAGAAATAATTTCTAAATAAGGCGTATCGCTAGAATCAGCTAAATAGCTTGCTAGACCTTGTGTTTGAGATACGTGATCTTGTGGTCTATTTGGAGTAATGCCAGGAATAATGGTACGGCCACCTACTTGATAAGGATCAAGATCATTAGATGGACTAGGTTTAGCACCTTTACGATTTTTGATCTTACTCTTACTGGATCTATTTTGTTTCAACCCACCAACAACATCATCCAGACCGAATGATTCATCAAGGCTATCCAGACTATCAATGTTTCGAGTAAGTTCAACTAACTTATCTACATTAACAGTACCACCAGCATCAATCAAACCAATCTCTCTAAGCTTACCACCGTATCCTGCATTGACAATTGCTTGTAATGTATTCTCCGGAATACTAAAGCTTTTCAGTGTTGATTTAGCATTGCTGCCTAAAGAACCAATACGATCTGTTTCGTAACCAAACAAACCACGAGCACGATCCAGTGCTGATGATTTCTTATCTTCACGAGATACTTTACGATATCTTGCCGCTAAGATTTTGGCTTTCTCTTCACCAATCGCATCTTTAAATGAATTTGGATTGGTTAAGAATCTAGCATCAATGGTTTTATTTTCAGAAGCGGCAGTAATTAATACATTACCTACAGCCAACATGTCTTCTCTAGTAAAACCATCTAGCATTTCTTTTTCGCCAGTAAGTTTATTGGTTGTAAACATACCTGCGGTAGAAAATGCATTATTACCAAGACTATTAATTAAATTAACATTCGCTTTACCAACAGCAGATTTAACAATATCTTTAGTCAGTGATGTAGAACTAGTGAACTTATTAGAACGATAGTTGTATTCTAATAGTGGAACATCTTGTCCAGTACGGATAATGGTTAACTCTCTTAAGATTCGAGCAAGATATCCTGGAATTACTACACGTTGAGCTTTAGAAACTAATTGCTCTCGTCCTAATTGATCACCGTAATTTTCGTAACCTTCGATATCTAAAGAAGTCGTGGATTTCTTATTAACCGATTGATAAACCAGTTGTTGGAAGAAGTCAACGATTGGATCAGTGAATTCACCACTCTTATCTAACTTACGACCAAACTCTCTTACTTTACCACCAGTAAATGATTTAAGTACGTTTTCACCTAAGTTATCATTAAATGATTTTAAGCGAGATGCATTCTTGTATACCTTTTTACCAAACTTAGTTTTGTTTGACATTTGAAGCATTTTCTTGCCTAAGAAGCCAAACAGAGTAGGCGCTACAGAAGCAGTGGCAGAATGTAACGCATCTCGACCTAATGGGTCATCGTCCACAATAGCACTAATGCCTTGCTCTACCATTGGATCTAACAAATCCATAAAATCATTTACACTACCAATGGCTGATTTTGTCGCACCTAATAAGTTGTTGGTGAAATTAGTAATGAAATCACCATTACCGAAGATAGTCTTATGGACGCCTTCGAAAGCTTTTGAGCGAATCATTTGCTTAGCAGCTTCTGAAGTACGCATCTTAACAAACTCTGGAAGACCAGTGTTTAATTTGATTTCATTTAAAGTCTGAATTAATGCTTCGGATGTTTTGGTTTGGGTATTATAAATATCGCTCAATAAGTGATATTTACGTAATTGTAATTCTATCGATTTACGATAGTAGTTATACGTATTCTTATTCTGGAAAGATACAGTATTTCTTAATGATGCATCAATAGAAGACAATACACCAATTTGCCCTTGGAAACGAACTGTTTCTACCGCATCTTTAGCGTCTCGTTTAACTTCTTCTAGTTTTGCTCTTTTCTCAGCAATTCTATTCTGAACAGAGAACAACTCACCAAGAGAAGACTGAATACTGTCTTCACGTTGTTTTTCTTTATCTACATTATTCTGACCGTAGTCATCACTACCATCAAAATCTTCTTTACCCCAGTTATTCAACTTATCGGTTAATGATTTTAAACCAATCATGTCACCTACTGGAGCTAATTGCCTCAGGTAAGATTTACCTCTAGATTTGATACGGTTAAATTCTTTTTTAACCATATCTGTAGATTCGTTTACGCCAGAAAGTACCGCACTAATGTTGTCGTATGTCTCTCCGTATTCTGACGGAAAAGCAGCGCGTAATACTTCTTCCATGCCAGTACGCGTTAGCATACTGTCTTTCAAGCCAGCAATAACATTGTTTCTGGCTTTTGTCACAGGAGAGCGATTTTTCTCTGCAGTGGAATACTCATCAGAAACCGTATCCCATTGATCGGGAAACTGGTCTTCGAAGTCATCGAAATCGAACTTAAAGTCGAGATCTTCTGCTACGGCTTTACCTACACGATTCTTAATCGCCATGTAAAGTACTCCTATTTTAATCTAAAATAAATTCGGGTATATTTATTGTTGGCTCTAATTTATAAGCCAAAGTAGTCATATCTTCTATATAGTATATATAATGAATGAGTATACTACTCTATTTTTAATAATTTATTTCAGAAAGGAATAAATGATTTACCATGGATGATAAAATTAAAAATGTCCTGAAAAATCAGAAGCCTTTTAATTTAAGCTTACTGAATCTTAATCAGGGTGAGTTGTACCGTAGCTTAAATCCTGTTAAATCTACACAGATGTTTACAGGGGCTAACTATCAACTGCATCCTGAGGGCTTGTGGTCAAATGAGATATTTGGTGCGATGGGTTCACCTGATCGAATGACTAAACAAGCTTACATCGATCTTAATGTAGAGATTATCCATCCCACGGTTTATCGTGAACTGATTTCCTCTTCTTCTTTATTAGAAGAAATCATGGATGGTGTTACTTTTGCTAAATGGAATCCGGAAACGAAATTTTTTGATAAGTCTAATGCTTTAGATGGTGAGACGGGCTATGAATTCTTTATGCAACACTTAGATGAATTAGTCATGCCTGAAACTAACTCTCCTAAACGTAAAGAATTAAACGAGCTATTGAAGAAGCATCGTAAGATTTATAAACTGGATAAGTTTATTGTCTTACAAGCTGGTTATCGAGACGTTGAATTTAAAGAAGGGATGATTGATCATGATGAGATTAACCAGATCTATCGTGAGATAATTTCTCTGGCTAACTCTCTATCTAGTATTTCTTCTAAGTTAAATCTTAGTGCAGTAAACTCTACGCGAAATGCGATTCAGAAAACAGTTTTAAAACTATACATGTATCTTGGTGAAATCACGGGTCATGGTAAGAAAAAATTGATTCAAGGTAAATGGGCATCTCGTACTGTAGCGAATGGTACGGCTAACGTAATTACTGCTGTTAAACCATCTGGTCGTTTCTTAAACGATAAAGCCAACATTGGTTTTAACGACACAATGGTCGGTCTATTCCAACAACTGGTAGGTTGTTTACCTTTTTCTGTTCGTGGTATTAAGAATAGTTTCTTAGCAGAAAAATTTGTTTCACCTTTAGAGCCTGTTCGTTTAGTGAATAAGAAAACTTTAAAATCAGAAGAAGTTAATCTGTCTCAACAATGGCATGATTTATTTCAGTCTGATGAAGGTATTAAGAAACTGATTCAACGTTTCCGACCTACTAGTGTTCGACACAATCCTGTTGAAGTAGACGGTTACTATCTTGCTTTAATCTATAAAGGTCTAGACGGTACTTTTAAAATTATTAATGGTATTGAAGAATTACCTAAAGATAAAAGTAAAGAGTTAGTAACACCTTTGACATTTATTGAATTACTCTATATCACTACCATCCATTTAATCGATAATGCTCCTAGTAGTATTGTTCGTTATCCAATTACTGGTATTGAAAGTAACGTACCTAGCTTTGCTAAAGTCATGACGACTACTAAAGCAGAACGACGAGTAATGTTAAATGATAATTGGGAAATAGATACAACTATCGAACCATTTTATCAATTTCCTATTAATGGTGTAGATACCATTACTTCTCTGTGTCCACCATTAGCTTCTCTTGGTGGGCAAGGGGGCGATGCGAGCTTCTCAGTAGTACTACTAGAAAAGAATCATTGATCTCTCTAGTAGTACTTTGCTTTATCTAACACAAACTTTATTTAAAAATTTTATACCCAGGCAATAAATCAAAGAATCTTTTTAACTCAGTATAGTCTTCAATAAAGTGACTTTCTCCTGTTTTTTCATCGTAAATATTTAACGGGAGTTTAATACCTAAAAACGTTTCGACAGCATTTCTTTTAATACTGTTCTGCCATTTAGAAGCATTATCATTACTGTAATCGTAAGGTTCCGTACCCCATTCTGTAAACTCATCTTCTCTACAGAATTGGTACCCATTAGGAAATACCTTTTGGCCTTTAGTTTTACAGAAATTAGTAATCTTCGTTTTGTGTAAGTTGAAGAAACGAGCACACTGACCTATACTGCTAAATTTAGTTACTTCGCCAGTATTGAAGTTTCTAATTAAAACAGGATTAGTTCCTGCAATTAGATTGTTCTCAAGTGCACGATTATTGTTGGCAGAACGAGAAACCCATTCTAGATTCTCAATACGATTATCTAAAGAGTTATCATTAATGTGGCTAACATCCATGTTGTAGAAGTTAACAGGTATTGGTAAGTAAGCCAAGGCGAGTAGACGATGCACAGCTATAAGAACATAAGGGTTTTCCTTACCGTTTCTTAGTTTACCACTTACGTCTGCCTTTAGGTTTAATTTCAAATAGGTCTTAGCACCTGGAGAACTAGAACCTTCAGTAAGTCGACCTTTTAATAATCCGCCTCGTGGTGTTTTGATTATGCCTTGACGATTGATTCTATATTGTACAAATCCTGGAATGATTCTAAAACCTTCTTTATCATCTTTAGAATTGATATTTCCCCAGATCATGTTAGATGGATGAATATTACTAACATTGCCATCTAGGAAAATAATTTGTTGTTCCATTAATTCGTCAAATACATCTTGATATTTACCTTTAAAAGAATAGTTTACAATATTTGCTACTCTTATCATTTTTCCTAAAGGTTCAATATAGACGAATTTCTGACCATCAATAAGTTTCGGAGTGATTACACTCACTTCACCATTTTCTATTTTAAAGATATTTCCGTCAATATCGGTATAGTATTTAGTACCGTTATTAATGTCACGATAAAAACAGGTTTTATTGATGTCTTTATGGTAATTACGTAACATGATAGTTACCTCTTTTAGTTAAAGTTTGTTAAATAAGTCGAAGTCGCCCTAGCTGTAGAAACACAGCTATAGCAAAACCCTTCTAATTGACGGGAACACCCTGTAAAAGATCTATACACTAACTACTGGTAGTAATACACAGTAGGGTCTGGAGTAATTAACCAGAGTACAGTAAAAGAGATAAATCAGTAGGGCAATCCGCAGCGAAGAATCCTATTCTCTAGTAAGAGAAGGATTTGTGTTCAGAGACTAGTCGAAAGACGTAAGGCATTGTTGTGATAACAACCCTGAAATGGAGGGCAGGTGCAGTGGTCTGATAAACCTCTATGCACCAGTACCATTTTATACATGGTACTCCGAAACATTTGTGTTGACAGCACAAGAATGTCGGTGATGATATAGTCCATTTTCCAGTAATAATGATTAACTAAACCTTAATGTCTCATATAGTAGTTATATCTAATATATTTATATCAAATACCGGATAATGAAATATTTAAGATATTTCTATCGTGAATACGAAACATTTAGTTTATATTTTACATTATATACTGGTCACCGTTCGACGGGGATAGGGAGAATATTTTATCTGCTCTCACTGAAGAAGCTCGTAACGAAATCATCCAGTATAAGAAACAAAAACGTGCCTACGTAGGTCCTGACGGATCTATACGTTATTCTGTGAACTACGATACCGTTAAATTTGTTTGCCATAACCTGTCTGATGTGCCTAATGAATAATTTTTTAGGTAGGTTGTTTAGGTGATGGTATCTTATTAACAAAGTGTACTCTCCAGTGGTTCATCCCTGGAGAGTGCTCTTATCTTTTTTAATCAATGTTTAAAGGAACAAACTTGTAATGATTAACTTTGAACAATTTCAGTTAAAACTCATGAATAGGATGGTTACCCATTTTAATAATCCTAGAGTATTTAACACGACACAATTTTTCCTACCTAAACAATCTGCTTACCACTATATTCCTAGCAGTACTGCTGATGTTGGTCCTAGTGATAAAAATGCCTTGTTTAAGAAAGGTAGCTTAAAAATCCCCATGTATTCCTACATGGATATTGCTTCTCGTTTAGGTACCTTAACTATTCGTACAGCGACTCAAGTAATCGAATTAAAGAAATACTTAAAACTCAACCGTAAATTTAAAATGGTGGTTGAGATGGATAAGTATAAACCAGAACTTATTGTTCCGTTAGTTCTTAACTATTCCCTCATCGATCGTCGTTATCGTTATTTAGGTAACACGAATTATATTGGTTACTATCGTAACATGAACGTTCTGAATACCTTATTAAAAGGTTTGGCTGACGTTAGCTATAATTACGATAATTACTATAATCAATTTTTATTTATTAATGTCCCTGATGAGCTACTTCCTATCTCTAGTTTAAAAAGATCTATTACTGGGATGACTGTAGAGTTATTCCGTAAGTTAGATAACTTAGAAAGTATCTTTATTTTAGAGATGTGGAAATGGTTAGGTCTTAACCGAGAAAAATCAGTATTTGCTAATGTACCTAAAACCATCTTAGATAAAACAAATATCGTTTTAGTAAAAAATGATGTATTTACTATTTTTAATCTTGGTTTATTAGATAGTTGGAGGAATAGTGAAGAGAATCCTGCTGGTAAAATCGATCCTCGTCTGATGAGTAAGCAGTTTATCAATATTCTCTTAAAACTGAATAATATCTTTAAAACTAAAGAAGGTATTGAACTTACTGAAGAAGAGATTGCTGCTAAAAATTTGGAAGCCGATGACGACGCAGGTATTGAAACTGATCCAGATGATATAATTGTTAAACGAGACGATGCTGAACGTGACTATGGTCAGATTGCGGATTATCGATTACGTCGTGGTCGTGCATTACAAAGAGAAGAAGATCAAGAGAATGATCTAGATGACGAAAATGATCCTGACGATCATGATGATACAAATGATTATCATGAAGAAGTCTACTACAATGAATTAGGTGAAGTACATCAGGATGAAGATGTTCAAGTAGTGTCTGATATTCTCGATGATGAAGATGAATTAATTACAGAAACTGAAAGTGATACTGATCTTAATAAACTATCTAAGATGAGTAATATTGTTCCGGTAGTCAACGAACAAGAAGACGAGTTTGAAGAAGTCATCAATTCTAAATTTGACTCTAGTGATGTACTGGATCTTAAAAACTACAAAGTAGAAGATAAAGTACCGTTGGTTAAAATTGTCGACAAGCCTATTTCTCCAAGTATTAAAGGTAAACTTGTATTAGAAGAATATGCTAAAAGCAATCCAATGACTGTAAGTAAATTCGATGGTATTCGTAAAGCACTGACTAAGTACAACTCATTAAGTTTAAATAAAGATGGTGGTAAAACTGTCGGTGAAATGATCGATATTAAACCAGAAGAATTGAAGATTACTGAAAAAGATACTCGTGGTATTTCAACACTAAAGGTATTTGATAAGAAATACATCACTGAGTTCATGGAGCGCGATATTGCTTCCATGATGGTGGGTGTTCAATCAGCTGGCGTAGTGGTTCAAGACATTAAGAAAACTGAAGTAGAAAACATTTCAGGTGCTTATACTGTCTATGCCATGAAAATTAAGCCAATCGAAGGCGAAGCTTCTACTATCCGTGTTAAGATTCCTAAAGTTTCTGAAGATGGTACCTTTACTATCGGTGGTAAAACTTACACCTATTGCCATCAACGTTACGACTTACCTATTCGTAAGATTGATGATAGTACTGTTTCTTTATCGAGTTACTTTGGTAAAACATTTGCCTCTCGTGATGATTCGAGAGCATTTAACTACGAGAAATGGTTAATTGCCAATATTCGTAAGAATGCTTTTGATCAAGAAAACAAAGATGTATTAGAAACACGTTCTGGCAATATGTTCGGCAATCATCTAGAAGCACCTTATGTATATTCTGTCTTGTCTCGTAACTTTAAGGCAGTGACTACAAAAGATTGTTTCTTGTACTTTGACAGAAAAAGTGCTGAAGAACGATTTGGCCGTGATTTCGTTATTAAGTCAGAAGTCACTGGAATGACTTTTATCGGTACGTATAAAAAACAATATCCATTGGCGATAGATAGTGAAAATACTATTTATTATATCCAGGATAATAACCCGATAGAATTAGGAACCATCGAATCTTTGTGTGGTTTAGATTCTATTAAAGCGCCTACTGAATCTGTCAATATTGACATCATGGGTAAAGCGATTCCTATTGGTCTGGTGTTGTGCTATCGTTTAGGCATTACTAAATTATTGGCTTCTTTAGAACCTAAATACTATCGAACTGAACCTATTGGTAAACGACTAAAATTAGAGAGTCACGAATACGCTATTCGTTTTAATGACTTTAATTTGGTTCTTTCCAAACGTGATCGTGTGACCAGTTTGATTATGTCTGGTTTAAACAAAATCCCAGATCTAAATAAGATGTCGATTTACAGTTTAAATGAAAAAGAAAATTTCTTTAATCTGTTAGAATCTATTAAAATTCCTGGTCGTTACTTAAAAGAAATCGATCTTTATTACAATATGTTTGTAGATCCGATCACTGAACGTATTTTGATTGAGATGAAAGAACCTGTAGATTTTGGTGGTCTTCTGATTCGATGTGTTGAATTACTTATTGATTATAAACACAGAGATGAAGTAGATATGTCAGAACAACGTATTCGTGGTTTTGAGAGAATGGCAGGTGAAGTGTATACGCATTTGGTTCGTGCTTTACGAGAACATAACCGACACGGTATTAAAGCTAACTATCCAGTAGAGTTAAATCCTGAAGCAGTATGGATGGCAATTAATAAAGATACCACCAAACGAATCATTGAAACCTTGAATCCTATTCAAGAATTAAAACAAGGAGAAGAAATTACCTTTACAGGTAATGGCGGTCGCTCTAAACAATCCATGGTTAAGAGAACGCGCCAGCACCATAAAAACGCTGTAGGCATTGTATCAGAAGCGACTAAAGATAGTTCAGATGCAGGTATTAGTACTTACCTCTCTGCTAATCCTAAGTTTACGAATCTTTATGGTATTCCTGAAAATTCAGGTACTGGAGAGATGAATCCTGACTTAAAACCAGAAAACGTTTTAAGTACTGCGATGATGATGATGCCATGTAGTGATATGGACGATTGATTGAATTGATCCAGTTTATGTTAACTGAGCAGATAAGAAGGTGTATACTGTTTGTATTGTCAAAAATACTTTAGGTATTACTATGCATTTGATATAGCTCCTTTTAAGGAAAATACAAATGTTAAAAACAATGCAATTTAATAATACTTCATTTACAAAAATTCCTGGTTTTGATGGAAGATATTTCATTAGTAAAACTGGAGATGTTTTATCTTTAGTACAAAACCAACCAAAGTTAATGAATACTTTTACATCAAGAGACGGTTATGTTATTGTTCGTTTGGTAATTGAACACGGTAGACAGAAAACTTTTAAAGTTCACCAGCTATTACTCATGACTTTCGTTTTAGAGTCGGATAAATGGCCAGATGGTGCTGTTACTGACCACATCAACGGAAATAAATCCGATAACCGTTTGGAAAATTTAGAAATAGTTACCAATCAGGAAAACTTAAGAAGAGCTTTTGCAATCGGCGGATACATTAACAAGTATACTCCTGTAAAAGCTAGAAATTGGAAAACTAAAGAAATTCTTCAGTTTGATAGCTGCAACGCTTGCGAAAGACATGTTGGTATCTGTAAGGATCTAATTAAAGGATCGGGTAGATTAGACAATCCACACAAGGTTTATCCTGAAGGATGGCAATATTGTCGACCAGATCAAGAGTTTCCTGATGATAATCTTATTTTCCTAAATGAAGTAGAAAAACCTATATCTGTTAAAAATATTGTAACCACTCAAGAATACGATTTTGACACAATGACTGAAGCCGCTAAGTATTTAAACTTAGGTGTATCCACATTATCGGCTTGGTTGTCTAAAGAAGAACAACCTTTCACGCCTAGCATGTGTCTGGTAAAGTATCGTGATAATCCCAATCCTTGGAGATTAGTGATGGATCCGATGCTCGAACTCATTGCTAAGAATAAAGATATCGAACCTGTATTTGTTTACAATGATAATGAAATTATGTTTTTCTTATCAGTAAATGATTCGGCTAGATTCTTTAAATGTGCTAAGACAACAGCAGCTTATCGTTGTCAAAATCGTTTGTTCGTTAACGGTTATAACTGGATCTATTATAAAGATTGGGTCGTCCTTAAACCGTTTGAATTGCGGGGACCTCTCGCTAAGTACTTTGTACCAACCCAGGATAGCGATATACTTGGGGGCAGCTCTAATCAAGCTGAGACGGTAAAAAGCAAAGTAATAGAGAAAATCCGCAGCCAAGATTCTGCTTTTGAACAGATTCCTAAAACCAAAGTGAATAGCGTTATCCGTAGAAAACTTAAACAACAGTTCTACCGAATGGATGTCGATAGGCTTCCGGATTATTGGAAAGATATTGATGTTTTTATTCGAGAGATAACGCAACTTCCTGGTTACGATGAAAGAGATTTTTACTTTGGTAGAATTAAACTAAAACTAAACGTTAAAAAAGACGGTAGGGTGTTTAGTGATTACCATAGTCGAGAAAACTCTATATTCGTTACTGTTCCTGAATATAAAGTAGAATAAGGTTCAACGACTATCGAAAACACACCTGTTAGTAGTTAAGGATTAGCAGGTGGAAGTGAGTAGAGTAGGGAGTCTGCTCAGTGTAGACTCTCCCAAGCGGACGGGCTGTAGGTCTAACCAACCTGCGGTATGATATAGTCTATTTAAGAGAAAGAAGACAAAGCATCTACATCATGCTTACTTCTTTCTTATGATGCCAAAACGTGCAGTGTTCCTAGGGACACAATCTTTACATTCGATTCCTGCAACAGGCTACCATCCAATGCCTACTCGAACTGGTTATGATGCTAAGTTAGTTCAACGGGCTGGTGATACATTTGCGGCTACTGCTGATAAAACTGGTAAAGTAGTTGAAGTGAATGATTACGCTATCAAAATTCAAAATGATGACGGAACATTCCGCCATATCGAGATTGGACGTAAGTTTGGTAGTAGTGGTGGTTTCACTATGCCTCACGATATTGTTTCAAATGTAAAAGTAGGCGATCGATTAGAACTGGGTGATGTCATTGCATACCATTCTGGTTTCTTTACTAAGGATCCGTTAAATCCGAAAAGTTTAGCTTATAAATCAGGTAAACTGATACGAGTAGCTTTGATGGAAAGTCCTTATACGTATGAAGACTCGACAGCTATTTCTAAGCGATTAAGTTTAGATACTGAAATTCAAACTACAGTGGTAAAAGAAGTCGTAGTAAACTTTGAACAAAGTATTCATCGATTGGCTAAACCAGGTACGAAAGTAATGGTAGATGATCCACTGTGTTTTATTGAAGATGCTTTAACTAACGATACTAAATTGTTCGATGAAGAATCTTTAGATCTCTTGCGTAGTATTTCTGCTAATGTGCCTAAAAGTAGTGTAAAAGGTGTTATTGATAAAGTAGAAGTATTCTACAATGGTGATAAAGAAGACATGAGTGAATCATTAAGGAAAATTGCTAATCTTTCGGATTCTAAAATTGTCGCTAGACAGAAAGCATTGGGTAAAGCTCCGTTTACAGGAATGGTAGATGATACTTATCGTGTTAACGGAAATCCTTTAATGTTAGACACTGCTGTTATTAAATTTACAATTACAAGCAATAACTATTTATCACAGGGCGATAAACTTAAGTTATTTTAGTTTTATATAGAATAACTGTTGTCCGCTTATCGAGTAATTGATAAGTGATATCTTTCTTAATTGCTGGGAAGTCCTAAAGCCTTACGTACTCGTGTTAAAACACAGTGAAAATCGTAATGGATGTACAATGGATGATCAGCAGCGAAGCCTGTTTATAACAGGAACGTTCAACGACTAACGGGTTAGCCTCCGTGTACGGCCCAAGCGGGTAGCGAGAGCTTTAAATGGAAAAAGAAAGCCCCTGTTAATACAGGGTGTTGATATAGTCTAGTATCCTAATGAAAGTTAGGGATGTGTCTTAGCACACTGCATGATGTAGCGAATCATGTGAATATTACGAAAATCGTCTTCGGCGCTCAGTTGAAGGCAACGATCGCACATGTGTTTGAAGAATCTCCAAGAATAAATTCGGAGGACAATCAACCAGGTGATGAAATTGATGCTGTATTCGGTAGTCAATCAGTATATGCTCGTATTGTAAACAGTCCTTTCTTGATGGGTATGTCTAACAGTATTCTGGTAGAAATGTCTAAACGTATCGGTAAGGAATATCTGTCTAATAAAGATTAACCTATATTGGGATAAGAGTGCTCTATTTCTAGAGCACTCTATATCTCAAATTTTACTATTTTATGTTTTTTAGATCTGGGAATTTAAACTATGGATCAACAATTTGTTAAAGATACTGAGAATGCTACTGTACTGGCATGTGCGGCTGACTTAGTTGGTGTATTCGCCAACCGTTTGATCAGTGAAGTAACTGGCGTTCAGGGTTTTGTAAAAGGCGAAGCTTTGAATACTAACATTATTCAAGAAATGGCTTTGGCTGAATTGCAACGCCGAATTATTGCTAAAGGAGAATAAATAAATGCTTACTCAAGATGTATTAAACTTGGCTAATGATGTTGCCAAGACTTCATTGTTAAATGGTGCTCGTCTTAAAGCAATTCCTGGTACTGCTCTGGATGCGATGGTTCAAAACGTTACTCCAGCTGAAGGAATTGTCGCTTCTCAAGAATGTTTAGAACATTCTCTGGGAACAGTAATCGATAAGTCTTATGCTAATTTTGGTTTCACTGAAGGTGCGGCTATTTACCAAGTATACGACTCTATTGAAGAGCAATGTATTAACCCACTTAAAAACCAACTGAGCTTTACTCGTAATGTAGTAAGTCCAGTTATTCGTGAAGTTATTGAAGATGTTCGTGATCGTCTATCCGTACGTATCGAACCAGCTTCTAAAATTAAAGTAAATCAAATCGAAGTACCGTCGTTTGTATACAGTACTGTTCTTCCTCGAATTGCTGGACTGGTATCTCTGTATAATCCTTCTCAAAAAGGTCCTTCTAGTCAACCTACTTTTGATGAAGCAGATAACGATACGATTATCGAATTGGTTCGTACAGCTGATGACAGTACTAACGAAGGCATCATGAACTTAGCTGAAGTATACGAGAAACAATTCGGTGGTGATTTATTCCAAGACGCATGGAAACTTTTGAAACTTCGTAATGAGTTTGTTAATGATACTTCAGTAACTTATCAAAGTTTTATGGTTTACCTGACTGCGCTTTTGATTGTTGATAAACTGGAAAAAGAACCCATTCAGGGAATGCGTATTACTGAGGAAGAACTGAAACAATGGGCAATGTTCTTTAAGGTTGCTTGTTCTCGTATCATTAATAGCTTTGCTAGCATGTATTCTACTGCGATTGCTTCTAAAGCTGTCATTTCCAGTGTCAATACCAAAACCAAAACCATCTATGTTTACCATGACACTTATGTCAATATCGATCTCCCTAATAAAGCCGATATCTTGGTAGGCATCATGAATTCTAGTAATCCTACTACTTATCGTAATCTTGATGCGATCACTGAAAATGCAGAGGAACTTGCTCGTCATGGTCAGTTGGTTTTGGCTACTGTAAATACCATTGATAAAACTCGTTTGGCTGCTCGTACATTTGATGCAATCACTTCGAGTATTCTGGCATTGGTAGAAAATACTTTTAACGATGAACATGCTGAGTTAAAAGCAGTCATTGAAGAAATGCCAGTATTGGAATATCGTGGCAAGATTAACCAATTCCTGAATAACTATTATCCAGGTAATCGTATTTTGGATGTTGACTTGGCTTATGTTGTTTCTGACACTGTATGCGAATTATTCTTCAAAGACACTATGGCTAGTTTGATTCTGAAACATCTTATTGTAGCCGAATCTTCTAAACAAGATTTGGATACTTCTACTGTTGTTTCTACTGCTATTATTAACATTCTTGTTGAATGGGTAGCTGGTCAGATTGAGATTGTAAAAGGTTAATTAAGGAAAGAGACCTACCATGAGATACGGTATTCGTAATAAAGATAAAATTATGGCTTCTTTAAAAGAAGTTAATAACCAATTAATTACGACCACAGGATGTAAGATTATATTTCCAGTTCGTTACGAGATGGTAGGTCTTGCTCGTGTCGGTAGTGATACACACTTTTATAGTTTGTTTTTAATTACCAACCCAGATGAAACACATTATGCTATCTTTAACTGTATGGCTAGTGTTCACTCTGATCCTGATGCAATTAACGTCATCACTATTGATGATGAAAAATACTACGAATTAACTTACGACCCAGGCAGTGTAATCATTAAAAGTCTGGTCGTCGTACGTGAAGATAAACTAATTGGTAAATCCTATAAAGAATTTGTCACTAAAGGTAAAGTACCGTTCTTCATCTCTTATGCAGATATGGGACGGGTATTTTCACAAACTGGTAAATATGCTGGTAAATCTATTGGTGACACGTTTGAATCCCTGGCGATTCCTATTAGTATTATCGCACGAAACCCAAATAACATCAATCAGTATTATCGCGAAATATTGAATGATATCGATCCCGATAAAGTTATGCCTGTATTTGTACCTGCTTCGTCTGTTAACTTTAGTGCTTCTTCAGCACTGACTAAACTGACAGGTAGTTATTTCTATACTGGCGTTGTTTCTTCTCTGTGTAATCCTACTGCACAAACAGAATTGATCGATCACGTATTAAGATATTAGAATAAGAAAGTGTTGTAGACATGTCTAACTTTGTTTATCGCTGTACTCGTTTAGACGGTACGGATAAGAAGGGTGTTCTTACTCCTGATGAAAATGGTTATTATACTATTTGTGTTGGTGCTTTAGACCATAAATCAAAAAACATCAATCCTAAAACAGGTGAAAATGAATACTATTCTTCTTTAGGAGCCGATAAGTTCTTTGCTCCTGGTACTTTATTTAACCAGCGTATTGCTGGTGGTTTTATTAAAGCAGAATACGGTCATCCTTCTAAACAGCCAGGTCAAACAGACATGGAGTTCTTAGAGCGAAATATTCGTATCGATGAAAAATCTGTTTGTGGTGTTTTTGGTGAAATCTGGTTGGTTCCTGATTATGTCGATCCATTGACTAATGAAAAATGTGTTGGCATTATGGCTAAAGTAAAACCAGCTGGTCCTTATGGTAAATTCTTAGAAGAAGATTTAAAAACCAAAGGCATGAATGTATGCTTTAGTATTCGTTCATTGACTACTCGTCAAGTAATCAATGGTAAAAACTGTAAAGTACTGCACACTGTAATTACTTTTGACTATGTGAATGAACCTGGCATTACTTGTGCTGAAAAACTGGTTTCTCCTTCATTAGAATCTAATAACCCAGTACAAGCTATTATTAACCAAGGCGGTCAAGACGTAGAAGTGACTCCATCTTCAGCACGTCGACTATTGACAAATAATGTCGTTTCTGCTGAGTCCGGCACAGTGTCTATTCTGTCAGACATTGCTAAAATGGATACGATGACTTCTAAAAAACAACCTGTCTTTGTTAACTGGTAATATTGATAAAAAGGATGAATCGAAATGAAGATTAATCCTAATCTTACCGAAGAGGAAAACTTACTCCGACACATAAACGAAAGGGGCGAGTTTCCTCTTACTTTCCGAGATATTACTATTGGTCGTCCTGAGACTTTATTAAGACAAAGTTTAAGAGTGACTAAAGAAGATGTTCGACTTAAGAGATTCGATACCGTCGTCAAGAATACACGAGTCTTATTGAAAGTTTCTCCTAATTCTAAAAGATGGAAAGGACAAGTATACATCCAACCATATCGACGAATCCATGTCGGTGCTCAATGGTGGAAGTATGCTGATAGGATTCTTACTCAAGATGGTAGTTACGTGGTTACTACAAATACGTATAAGTATCGTACTCCTACAATCGATGAGTTGAACGATTCTATTTTGAATGTCGTTCGTTATAGAAAAGAATCTTTAAAGGTAGAAGTCCTTTCTTTTCAAGATAATGGTTTTCAATACGATACCGGTAGGATTCGTATCAGGCCAATAGAAAATTCTTTATTGTATATTGGTGTCCAAGAATTTGATGTGGTTTATAAACCGATATCGTTTGCTCCTGCTGCATTAAATGGTTTTGATGGATATTTGCCTTAAAGTTACGTTATTTAAAAATAATACAGAACTATACTATTAAGTTGAAGGTAAGACAATCAAGTTTATCCTTCTACATGTAGAAGTACTTATTTTTATTTAACCTAAAAAGGAAAGTTATTATGTCTATTAAAGATACCACCCGCGAACTCGCCGATCTGATTCAGAAAGACTATCTGGTATATAATCCAGAATCTCAAAATCTGGAAACCAAGAAAGGTGCCATTGACGCAGTGATCAAACACACCGGTGCTGCGGTTACTGAAAAAGAAATGGATGCCGTATTCGGTTTGACCAACCAATTCGTAGCGGCTACTGCTTTGGCTACTGGTGAGTTGGGTGTCGAAACCATGGCTAAACACAAAGAAATTGAATCTCTGTCGGCCAAGTTCGATATCGCCAAAGGCGTGCATACCGAACACATCGTTACTCGCGATTATGTTTCACGCACTCCTCCGCAAACCAAAGGCGGTGAAGCAACAGAAACCATTAAGCATGGTCGCGTAGAGTCTACACTGACTATTCGTGACAACAAAGATGCTCGTGGTCGCAATGGTGAACATAAACACATCCGTAATCATGTGTATGATTTGGGTGCCGAAAAACTCGGTAAATAATATTAGTACTCCTCTACCTAATGAAGGTAGAGGAGTATTTCTATCTTTTGCTTTTATTTTTTACTCTATATTTAAAGGAAATGGATTATGGACATGAGATCCAAAATAATTAAGCTTTGGGATAAAAAATACGAATTGGTTAAAGATGATTCTGATATCATGGAAGGACGTACGCTTTATCGCATCAAAGCTTTGAAAGATTTTGGTTGTGTTAAAACTGATGATCTTGGTGGTTATATTGAGAAAGAAGAGAATCTCTCTCATGAAGGAAATTGTTGGGTAGATGGTAATGCTAAGGTATATGGTGATGCTACAGTAATTGAAAATGCTCTTGTTTCTGATGGTGTCATTGTTAAAGATAGGGCGATCATTGGGGATATGGCTTTTATTGGGGATGGAGCCGTTATTTCTAATAAAGCATATATTCGTGGGATGGCTATCGTTGTTGAAAATGCTAAAGTAGGTGGTGAAGTAGACATCTCTGATAATTCCTATATTGATGGAAATGCTTTTATTAAAGGTGAGGGTTTTGTTTGTAGTAATACCTATATTGGTGGTGATACTGATATTGATGGTAATTTCGAAATAAGTAGTTGTACAATTACCGGTGGGCAAATTAATGGCACTAACGTAGTTATCAATGACGGATCTTCTATCTTTAGTGGTACTAATATCACTGGTAATGTTACTGTAAACGGTAGTGCTGTTATTAACTTTAAGTTAGAACACACAACTGATTACTTCACCTATCGTGATCCGGCCCGACCACATGTAATTGTTACTGCTGCGATGAAAGAAGACATTTGGAATGTTGGTGGGTTCTCTGGAACGACTAAAGAATTCATCGAATATGGCTACAACATGACCGATACTAATGGTAAATCTAATGAAGAAATGGTTGAATACCATAACAATTTAAAATCTAAATACTGGGGTAAATAAGATGACTACTAAAAAAGAAAATACTAAGAAGTTCGAATTGGTTGAAAACTTAACCCTCTATCATAACGGCGGTCTTTTGTATCGTATTCGAGCATTGAAAAATTTTGGAGATGTTAAGAAAGGCGACATTGGTGGTTGGGTAGAATCAGAAAAGAACTTATCTCAAAAAGGTCTTTGTTGGATCTACGACGATGCGAAAGTAAGTGCTAAAGCACGCGTATCTGAAAATGCTCGTGTAATGGATTTAGCTGTTGTAGATTCTAATGCGCGTGTTTATGGTACGGCTGGTGTTTGCGATCTTTCCCATGTTACTGACTATGCAACCGTTAGAGGAAACTCTATTGTAAGAGATAAATCATGTGTGATGGAATTTGGTTTAGTAGACGACCATGCCTTTTTATACGATAGGGCAACTGTATCTGGCCGTGCACAAGTAGTTGGATTCGCTCGTGCTTGTGATGATTCTCGTGTGACTAATGGTTCTATTGTAAGTGGTAATTCATTTATCATTGGTAATGGATATATCGGTGGTGATGTTGTTGTCAATGGTCATGAACGAATTGACTTTACTGTTATTCGTTCAACTGACTATGTTACTTATAAAGATCCTTTTGTTGATGATGTTTATTACACTGCAAGTACGTCTCGAGACATCTGGCTAAGTAATGATGGCAGTGTCTGCATAGGTGACAATAAAGGTATTCCGTCAGAATCTTTCATTGGTCGATGCGTTGGCGCATATGAAAACAATACAGATGAATATCTGCCTATTTCACGAGTAAACTATATTAAAGGTATTGTGGAAAACCACAAGAAGCTTTTTAATATAGATTAATACATTAATTAGATACTCCTCTATCCAATTAAGGATAGAGGAGTTATCTTTTTTTGCATTCTAAAAAATCTCAGATATATACTATTAACGTGAACCTGGGAAGGAAATATTCCTATCTTAATTAATTAACCTTGTAAAGGAGTTCACCATGTGGTCAAATGTTTTAAAATTAGTAGCGGCTGGTGCTACAGTAGTTGGTGCGATTGCTGCAATCGAAGCAATTGCTGAAGCAAAAGAAGCTGCTAAAAAAGCAGCAGATGCAAAAGCCGATGCAGAATGCCGTCGCATCGAACGCGCGATTGACGCGGAGTTTAAGCAAGCTCAAGAAGAGTTTGCTAAGACTCGAGCTGAGTTGGATCCAACAATCCACTCAATCAGTGAAGACTACGCTAAGGCGTGTCTTCGCCAATATGGCATGGTTTTAACCATGTTGAAAGCAAGTCCTGACAATGAAATATTGTTAGGCATGGCTGCAGAACGCCGACGCAATCTGTTCGAAGTCCAACGCGACTTCGAGGCAAGATTCGCCAATACTGGCCTCGAGCCAGTAGACCTCGCAAGAGGCTATACTGACCAAGAAATGGTCGAACTAGTTAAACGCGAGTTGGCGGCTCGTGCTTAATTAACAACGCCCTAGTACCAATGGTGGTGCTAGGGTTTTCTAATCTAACTTTGTAAAGGAAGTCACTATGTGTAAGTTTAATGTAAATTTGAAAGACGAACTGATTGAAGCTCTCGGACTGACTGAAGAGCAACTCAAGATGCTCGACGAATCAAAATTTGATGAGTTACTCACTGAATCAATCAAGAAAAACCTCAACCAATCTGAAACCGAATCTCAAACTGAAAAGGAAATTGAAATGAACAATGTTGTAAACGCTATCGAAACTCCAGTTGAAACTCCTGTTGTTGAATCTAATCACCCAGCACTGGCTAAAGTGAAGAATCCTACTGCTCGTAAAGCAATTGGTATCTTCGCCAAAGTTGCCGCTGGCGTGTTGTTCGGTGGTACTTGTGCCGCCGTAGGTGCAGCTCACCACAAAGAGGTGAACAAAACCATTAAGAAAGCCCGCAAAAAAGTGGGCAAAGTGATTCCAGCTCTCGCTCCAAAACCTTGGTATAAATTCTAAGGTTCAAGAAAGAAACTCCTCTCCCCAAAAGGGAGGAGTTTCTTTTTTTGTTTCTATTCTATCTTTTGATATTTTTTAGTAAAGGAAATTAACATGTACTTGTCTGATAACCAAATCATTGGCTCTTCTTTAAACTCTGAAAAACCACTCATTAAACCTTTCTCTCCAGGTAGAGAAATCGTTTACATAAATGACGAAACCAAAAACATCTCTCATGGTTTATCTCAAAATGGATACGATATCCGATTGGGTTCTGATGTAGAATTTTTTATCTCTGGTAGCTACACTCAAAACTCGGACGATACCAGTACACGTTTAGATCCATTTGGTACTAAGAATGTATTAACTGCCCGTATGGATCCGTACAAAAAAGAATTGGTTAATTACAAAGACTATAAAGGCAATATTAGTCAAAAAGAAGTAAAGTGCTGGTTAATCCATCCTGGTCAATTTGTACTGGCTCATTCTTTAGAAAAATTCTGCATTCCTGAAAATGTCACTGGTTTCTTATTCTGTAAAAGTAGTTATGCTCGCTTGGGAATGAATATGGCCCCTACTGTTTTGAAATCAGGTTGGGAGGGCCAGTTGGTATTAGAAATTTATAACCAAACAAACCATGCATTAATGATTTACGAAGGTTGTGGTATCGGTACTATTTATTTTGCAGAACACCATGAAAGTACCAATGATCCTTATAAAGGAAAGTATCATCATCAAGAAGGTGTCGTAAAGGCTCGATAATGAGTAAATACACGTGGTCTAGGTTCGGTGGGTACGAATGTTCATCTAAGGGAGATAAGCGCTTCAGCGCGTTCTATGCGCGTTTAAACGATGGTCTCTCTATTGAGCATCATTTCCAATGTTTTATCAAAGGCTATTCTTCTATTGAAGAAGGAAAAGGAAACCCACCTTTAAGAGAAATGCCTATCGAGGAAAGTTATCATCTCTATAAGGAACTATGGAGACAGTATCTGGATAGTAAACCTTGGTTATGGATTGAATTGAAGAACAATGTAGAAAAGTGTAACAACACTGTTTCTGATATGTTTGGTACCAGTGAGATAAATCAAGCAAGAGCTTTGTGTGATTTATTAAACGAACGTTTTGATGTGGAACCCCTAAGTGGATTTGAAGTCTTAGATTTATTTTAAGGAGTGATTATTGTGTCAGGTGAATTAAGGATAAAAGTACAAGATGAATTAGAACCAGAACTGAAGAAGTTCTTAGAAACTGTCTTCTTAAAGACTGGTGAAACGGCTATTGATAATATTAGTTTTGAAGAAGCAAAAGAAGGTGGTTTTTATAATGTCTATGGTAATAAAGCCAATAAACGCATTTATAACATAGACCATTTGAAATATAAAGATCATTCTCTTTGTTACTGTATTAATATCTACTATCCTGAAGACTGGTCAGAAGAGCAACGAAAAGAATTATTCTTTGTGGTTTCGTTTACAAAAGATGATGACCGGTATGAGATTGTAGTCAACAATGCGGACAGTAAACACTTCGCTAATCACGAAGTTATTATTTACACGAAGTATAATGATACCTCTACTAAAGTTGCACACTATATTCTCTCTGCTTTGACTGAACGAGAAGAATTTAAATTCATTGATAATCTAATGAATCGTGCCAGAAATATAGCAAAATACTTTGTTAGTTATAAAGATAAAGTAAGTGACCATAAACTTAAATTTCTATCTATTATTTCTGATGTTGTTAATATTGGAAATGAAAAATGAAAGTAAGTTTATCGAACAATGCTAAAAGACTTATAGGAGATATACATTCTTTAGCCAAGTGTTTTGAAAGTGGTGCTAAGTTTAGTGGTTTCACTATGCCTATTACTATTATCGATACGTGCACTACTCCTTCTCGTTCTTTTAATCCATTTCGATATGGTGGTACCTATTTTATCATTATTAATAATAAAGTAAGTTTCCTTTATCGGAAAAAAGGTTTGTTTACTCTTGGATCTTATGTAGATGCAGTTGAAGGTATTGAATTATCAAAACAAGAACTGCACTATGTTGCTTTAGAGATTGATAATCTTTTTAAAGCAATTAAGAAAAATGAGTATTACTCTAAAGAACTTGGAGACATTTATGTCATTAAAGATAATTGTATGTAAAAGCAGTAATGATGTCATCGGTATCAATAACAGCATTCCTTGGAATCTTCCTGAAGACTTGATTTATTTTAAAGAACAAACCAAGAATTCAGTAGTTGTCATGGGTCGTAATACTTGGGAAAGTTTACCTAATCGCCCATTGCTTGATCGAATCAATGTGATTATCAGTAATAACCCATCTCGTTACTTCTTGAACGATGCTGAGTACGATGATCCAAGTATTAAGCATATTTTCCAACTGGATAATGATGATGCTTTTGCTGAGAAAATTCAGGAATTAGAAAAAGAACACGGAGACGTGTGGATTATTGGTGGACAGAAAGTTTACGATCTGGCTCTAGATGTTTTGGATTTTGATGAAATTCATGTCACAAACATCTTACGAGAAGTCGTTCCTGAAAATGAAAGCGATGAGGTTGCTTATTTCCCTATGGAAAAAGTATTAGCTAAATACATTCCTGAAGAAGAACATGCTGAAGTATTTACTTCAGTACATCTTCCTGATCGCGAACGCTATACAATTACTCGTTATTTTCCTAAATAAAAGAATTACTCCTCTGCCCTTATGGGTGGAGGAGTATTTTCTTTTTTAGTTATTTTATCATCTGAACAATTAAATAAAAGGATGATGAAAATGCCGGTACGTGTTATTGAAGAAGACATGTTCAATGATAAAGAAAGTGTTTATTGTGTTCCTGTAAATACTCAAGGTATTGCCGGAAAAGGTTTAGCACTATATTTTAAACAAAAAAGCCCAATGTGGTATAACCAATATAGAGAAGCATGTAAGAATGATGAAATCAATAAAAGAAAATATCATTTATACTCTACGGCAACAGAAACGTTAGTAAGTATTCCTACTAAAATTTCACCTTACGATGATTCATGTATTGACTTGATTATTGAGGGTTTAAAAGCATTTGAAAAAGATTACGATAAAACAGAAGGTTTTCATTGGATTACCCAATTAAGATTACCCGCATTAGGTTGTGGTTGTGGTAACTTAAGATGGGTGGATATTGAAGATAGAATCATCGAAGAATTAAAAGATAGTGAAGTTGAATTTATATTCTGTATTGAAAGTAAGCATCGTCCTGATCGATGTGCTGAAAGATTCATGAATAACCATCTGTTTTTTAAAGGTGATCACATTCTTGGTATTACTTATCGATTTGATCTAAACTTATTAAGTCCTAAAGGAATCATGAAGAAGTATCCAAATGTAATGTGTTTCATTATTGATTGGATTGCTCACTATCTTGATATTGATCCTGAAGTATATAAAACAGAATCCCAAATGGTTTCTGGTATTAAATCTGCTCTTATAGATTATTTTAATCGATACGGTTTTGTAAAAGACGGAATTGATTTTAGAAGACTAATCATTGAGAAAATGATCGAGGGTAAGAAAACTCACTACTATTCGGATGCTAACTTTAAAAAGTATTTAGATGACTTAAACGAAGCTGATGTGTTCTTTGCCTATTGCGGTTATGACTTCCCTGCCATTTTAGGTATCAACATAGATTTATCTAATAAACATTTATTAGATAGGAAGCTTTGGAGTGGATCTAACTATCTGGGCAAACTTTTATCCAGATTATAAACATATACTATTAAATTGAAGATATCTAATTATAAGGATTTTTAAACATGGATAATATAAGTAATAATTTGGTAATGATTGATATTTCGTCATTACCAAAAACTCCAGAAGAAGAGAAGTTATTTAAAGAAGCGAAAGAGTATTTAGAAAGTGAATTTGAAATTCCTATTTCTACAATATTCAAAATCATGATTAACGGTGTAAGTGGATTTGTTATTGATAATGATTACGAATATGTTGAAAACTTTGTACGTAATTATTTAGATCTACCTAAAGAAGAACAAAAGAAAATATTCGTTAATTCAGATGGTGAACAGGTATTCGTTTGGGATGATGTACAAACAGGTGCCGAAGAAGATCACTTATCTTTTCTGGCAAGATTATTTATTCGAGAAATTAAGGAAAAGAATAGTTTGTTACTTATCGACTATTCTATTCGTTGTAAAGAAACCTCACTGGTTACTTTGAGTCAAGAATCCGTTCATCCTGACCACATCGTTGTCTATCTTGATAAAGAGGAATAAGATGTTTCAATTAGCTAAGCAAGAGTTTATCTTGCCTACTGAATTTTTAGTTAATCTAAACATAATGGATATTTATCAAGAATGCATCATGCTGTTCGGTAAAGATCCATTTAGGGAACGTTTCAACCATCCTTCGTGTTTTAACTACAATCCTAGTAAACCGATATCAGAAGAGGTATTTGAACAAATTTCTTATAGTCTTCTAAGTTCTGTAACCATTACATACAAATACGTTTATCTTGCGAGCATTCCTATTAATGAAATGGTGATTAAGGAAATGATGGTATCGTTATGGGATTCTTTCTTTAATGCTTATTTTGATTATAATCCTGAAGACTTAATGGTAGATAACGAGTATCTATTCAGTGTTAGTGATGATGAAAATAGTGGTTATTCTAATTACATTATGGATAATAAAAATAATGTGGTTACTTTGAAATATGGTTTGGAAGAAGATGAAGCAATATTTACATCCTTATTCTTCTTAAGGTATATTAATTATTTAGCCAATCTTTTTCCAAAAATATTTAATTACATTTTACAAAATCCTAAATTGGAACCAGAAGTTATTCCAAGGACGGTAGATCCGTATACGTATTATCCGAGAACCCATAAAAGAATAGCGGTACCTACAAATTACATTAATGACATTATGATTAACACTCATTTGGAGTATGACATCGTATGCAAGACAATAACTATTTAATCGGACATTTAGATCAGGCCAATCTTCCATTATGGGAGGTTGGTCGATCTTATTATCTTGACCTTTCTGAGATATTCAGCATAACCAGTTCTTTAATTACAAAGAAAACTGGGTTAATGTCTCTTAACTTTATTCTGGATATTCTTCCCGAATATAATCTTTCTAATATATCTTCTCTTAATGAATTAGTAGATCAATCCATTTTAGAATTTGCTCTAAAAGTTTCTGGATCATCTAATAAAATAGACGAGGGTATTATCCGCATATTCTTCGGAAAATTATTCGGATATCTTATAGAGTTGAACATTATCAAGTTTGGAATAACTAAGAAAGTATTCTTTAAACAAGAGAATGATCCTAACTTAAATCAGAAACAATCTAACATTGTATTCGGCACGATATACACTGTATTAGTGGAATATTAAAAATGAACCAAAAAAGAATCCGTTTATTGGTAAACATGGGACCTCTATTTAGAGTGGTTGATGCATTAACGGCTAATCAGTTTATCATTAACCATAAACAGGTCATTAATGAATTATTATTAACTGTAAGTACTCGAGAGGTTAACCGTCATTATAACCAAATCGATACCCATATACCGATGTGTAAAGATGACATGAGTATTCAGCTAACCTCTGAAACTTTATATCAAAAACTTATTAATGAAACTTACCTCAATCATGATAAAGCTGTTACGATCTGCAATACTTATATCGATTGCATGTATCAGTTTTTAATCAATATACATGAACTTATGAGCGGGGAAGAAATCATTAAAGTGTTTGGTCATGTTCCTACATTATACTACTACTTAACTGTAGAAGAATATTTAGGAGATGGTCAATTTATCCTTGCCGAGTTAGTACCTGGTCAGGATCAGATGGAAGTCGACACAAGTCCTTGGTTTTATCTTAATAACTGATTAGGTATTATTTTATTTAATAAAATCTTACTTACTCTTTTAACAAATGAAACCATTTTCTAATCGTCACATTTCGGAATTAAATGAATCCATTACACAAAAACATTATAGTCGTATCTTAAAGGATCTTGAACCTTCTAAAAAATACAAGACCAATAAGCGGCTCGCGAAGATGAGAATAAAGTATCATCATCTCGAAACGCTTAATAAGAAAAATACAGACGATATCTAGATATGAAGAAGTATCTATTTGATCTTTCGGGTAGATCATGCTATTTCTTTACTCCTAAGTATGTTTGTTCCATTGGTGATTATGTTAGATAGTCACGTACAGGTTATTCTTTATAGAGTAATCTGTGCGGGATTATTTACCGGACGGTGGTCTTTAGTCCCATGACATTCTTATTTGTTTTCATATGTCCCTTTACATTAACAGCTCTACTACTCCTTAACGGGAGTAGTAGAGTTTCTTTTTGTTTTATTTTAAATCTATACTATTTACATGTAATAGGATTTTAAATTTAATCCTGCCTTAATCTAACTTAATAAAAAGGAAAATGCTATGTCTAGTAATGATAAACGAAAAGCCGCTAAAGCTAAAAAACGTAAAGAAAACTTACGTCAACGAAAATTGAAAACAGGAAGTGCTATTAATCCAAACAACATGATGGTGTTCAATAAAACTTCTACAGGTTTGGATGTTATCCATCGAGGTAGTGTATCTGGTTCTATTGCAACAGATATTCTAAACGAACAAGAAACTCAACCTATCGATCCTAAAAATCGTGAGGATTTGATTAAACAGATCAAAAAGAATATCGAGCTTTTCTATACAGGCACTAAAAAAGAAAGTGCAATTTCTGACTTTGCTTTCTTAACAGAAAACATCTACCTGACTAAGGTATTATTAGAGCTTGCTGAAAAAGAAGTAAAAGCAGAAGATCCAAATGATCAAATGCTTATCGACATTAATAACAACATGCTTAAAGAAACCCTCAAAGGAATGACTGAGATTTGTAAGAATCTTTATCAACAAGCTGTAGAAGGTAAAGAATCCTTATACTTTGTAAACTCTCTGGAATTAAATGCCATTAATATTTCTAAGAAATATTTAGAACAAACAAATATTCTTTTGCAATACATTGATGTTGGTTTATTTCAAAAAGGTTGTCGTTTAACAATTTCTCGTTTAGGTAATCGAAACTATAAAGATGATCCTGATGTGAAGTATTTCAGTATTCGTGAAGGTTATGGTTTAATTAAAGACATGATTAACCACGAGAATAAGAAACGACAAGAGAGTAAACAAAATGAATCCAAGCAAATCCACTGATAATCAAATATCGGTAATGAATCAGGAGTTACGAAGAAACTTAAAGAAAGTTATGCAAAGTAACAAAGTTACTATTAAAGATGTAGCTGAACATGTCGGTGCTAACCACAATACTTTATTGGGATATTTTTCAGAATCAAGAAATCTTAATATTCCTATTGGCATTGTGTATGCTGTATGTCGTTTAACTAGAACTAATTTCTTTCATGTTGCACCTACCTTAATGAAAGATTTAGCTTCTTTTATAGTAATGCCAAATAATGAATTAAAATAAAACCTATAACCACTCTACCCCGTTAGGAGTAGAGTGGTATCTAGGATTCTATTGAGTAAGGACTGTGTGAATAAGATATACCCGTAATCAGTCCGGCATATTGCTTAAACTAAGCAATTTAAAAAGGCATAAAGCCAGTGGATAATTTTCAAAGACAAACATGTCTAGCAAATGTGCGAAAATAAATTCGCATATAATATAACTTATTTTTTTACTACAAAACCACGTCAGATTTATTTTTTGGTTTCATTAATGGCTCTTTCCATTTCGTTGTTGGCTTCTTGATTAAGAGTCGTTTGTAATTTCTTTTTACGGTCTACAGATTTCTTAATGATTTTCTGTTCTACCCTAGTCATGTTTAACCACTCTTTCAAGGTTAAACCTGTATTAGGATAAATATCGTAAATTACAAATTCATCAGATAGAATACTTAAGTAACTACCTTCACCAAACAAGTCATATGGTTTCTTCATGGTCATTGGTCTCAACGACTCATGAGGAGGTACTAAAGAACCATCTGCTTTCTCAATACTACATTCCGAATAATGATCTAAACCATAGCAAGCATCATGCAACGATAACAAAGATAAATGCTTCTCACCATCATCTTTAATGGGTTTAGCTTCCCCACTTACGATCACTCGTAAGAAGTCTTCATTATTTACATTGATGGTTACGGTTTCTTCACCTTCTTCTGTATCTTTGGTTTCTGGGAAAACTTCATCCCGTCTAACTTGAGAAATACCAAATAAGGGGTCTCTAATAGACCCCTCTACTATTGTAGAAACACTATTGCTTATCTGGTCGCGAGTGTTTGATAAATCCGAGCGGTCAGCGTAAAAAAAGCAATTACAGTATTAATTGGAACGATCTTATTACTTACTGGAGAAGAGTTGTGTTTCTCTTCGTATTCAGAAACAGTAGGCACACCATAAACAACTTTTACATTTTTATTAATGTACTCTACAACCGCTTCAATCAATTTGTTGCGAATCTCTTGATTACTAGAAATCTCATTCAAGATTTCAATCAGTGTTTCAGGAGAATCGATTGTACTACTCAGAGATTCTGACTCACCTGTTTCTTCGAAGTATTTATTGATTCGAATTTTACGGATGAAATGAGAATATTCTCGTAATGCCGTAGCCTGAATCTTGTCAGACAAATAACGAGAACGGATATTCTCATCAGAAGTCATGGACAGGGTTTCAGAGATGGCATCTTTAATATACACATCCCAATCTGAACCATGTTCAACATAACGAGCCATGTCGCTCTGACCAAGCTCAATGTATGTTTCCTGAATGAACGTACCTTCACGTTTTTCAATCTTACGAGAGAAGATCAAACGTTCAAACACCTCAACATCTTCTTCTTTCTTCCAGTCACGACGATAGGATTCGATTTCTTCATTAGAAGATGCCACACTTTCTGCTTTGATCAGGTGTTGTTTCTGACGTACTGACAGACGAGAGTTAGCATAGATCGCCATATCTGGCAGCCAGATACGACCCATCACATGTTCAGCTTTACCATTGTCCAGAAGAGCCGTACGGTTAAAGATATAGCCATCAGGATACATGGTACATGCAAGACCCCAAGCAATGGTAGGGATATCCATCGGATCCAGCAGAGCACGAATGTTCTCTGGGGAAGAATCTTTCAAGTTGATGTAGGAGATTTTGCTAATAAACAAATCCACCAACTTATCATTGATGTACCATGTCGCCGTACCGTAGTTAGAACCACCAATAGTACGACCAACATTAATTTTAGCAGTATCCAAAACGTATTGGAAGTCAATGATTTCGGATGCTACCGGTGGAGAAATAATTGCTACTAAACCTGAATGAGGCAATACCAGTGTAAAGTAAGTAGACAATCCAAGAGAATCCATGATTGCTGCTTTAGCTTTCAGACCAGTAAGATTACCACCACTATTAGGAATGGTTGCACGACGAGAACGAATACGTTGAGATGGATCTGCAGTGATACCAATTACTTGAGTCAGTTCGACATCTTCGTCATTCATCATCTGCTCAGTCATTCGATAATCGTTAGAAATCAATTCACGAGAATCAGACATAGACTGAATTAATAATGTAGCATTTGTTTCATCCAAGTTAGCTGGGTTTTCTACTAAGTAGCGAACCATACCGTCTGGAGAATCAGCTGGAACGGAAATAGATTTAATGAGATCTTCTGCTTGTTTAGGATCCGCATAGTCTACTTCTTTAATATCTAACAAGATACGATGTTTAGGATCCAATAAGACGTTCTTAGAAGCTGGTTTAATTTTTTCATCAACTACTTTTACAGAAGGAACCCAAAGTTTCAGATCGTCTTTATCGTTACCTACGATAAAACTAAGTTTCTTAAGAAACTCTTTTCTAGGATCAGTTTTCTCTTTTTGTTTAGATTCTTTTTGTTTATGTTTTTCTTCTTCACCTTCTGTATCGTAAGTAGCTAATGTAGGAAGATCTTGATCGAGATGTTCGTAATCATTAGTCTTACCTTCTTCTGTTTCTTCTTTAGGTTTAAATTCAGAAACATCATCTTCTTCAGTGAGAAGTGATGGTGTCAAAGAAGATTCAGATACTTCTACAGTATCGTTAAGATGCAATACGCCTTCTGATTGTTCAGAAGGAACAACATCTTCTTGTTTGATTTCATTAATATCATTATTCATTGACATGACTAGTTTCCTTATTAGTCTCTTGTGTAGGAGGGGTAGTGTTGGTGTAATGATGTAAGTATTCTGCAAAGAATTTTTTCACATCATCAGGAGCTTCTTCTTTGTGATCCAAGTAATAACCAAATTTCATGGCTGTAAAGAAATCTGAAATATGCTTGGTCAATGGTTCAGTGATGGCACGAACTCGATTAGAACATACCAGATAACGTGCTTTAATATCAATAATCTTCTCAATGATATATGGCTCGAACTCAGGAACTTCTGGTTTTACATGACCATTTTCATCAACAAACTTCTCGTAAAGTTTACGAATAGAATTCAACTCACGAACCAAACTACGAGTGTCGGTTGTGTTCATGGCAACCATTGTAGTCAGTTTTTCTTTTTCTTGGATGTATGGTAAGAATTTCTTATCTTGGGTAAGCAATTCGTTGAGTGCTTTTGTAGGAGCTTCGATCATCATCTTAATTGTTTTATAAGTTGATTCCAAAGACTCGAAAGTATAGTCATTTAAAGCATCCCACTCTTCTTGGGTAAAGCGATCTTTAAACTCTTCTGGGATTCGAGCGACACGTTCAACAACTTTAGCTTCACCATCACGTGCTTTAACATAGGGTCGTTTCGGATCAATGTCCAAAACTTTTTGTCGTTTTGCCTTTTTAAATTTTGTCTTGGAATTAGGATTAAGATTCAGACCATTACTTTCAATAGTCAGTTTGTCAAAACTAGGAATGCCTGTATGTAAACCAATACGGTTGTCCAATTTAGTCATTTTAATAAATTCTCCATTAGCTAATGGGTTGTGGATCGGATTGTTTAAAAAAGAATATTCTTTAGATTATTTCTATTAATGTTTCCATAGCTATGAAAATAGAAATCATCACATATATAGTTAACTCTGTATTAAATTACCCAATATAGGAACAAGCACTTATGGCTAATCTTATTTTAAACTTCATAGATGATTATTGGACTATGGAGGAAGCAAAAGAATATAAAGAAGCCATCGACTTTATCGATGGTATTCATGAAGACTGGACGGATAATTTAGAAATCATTATTCGTGGTAGTAACGATGATATTACTGTAAATGAAATCACTTTACGCATTAAGGATTTCATTCGTAATCAATTTACTGAACTGTTAGGTGAAATTGGTTTTATCTGTACTGAAGATTTTGTACATGATCCTATTACTCTTTATCGTATTTATTCAGAAGCTATCAGTATAGAGAATAATGAACAAATAGAATTCTCTTTATCTATCTTAGAAGCTGATAAAGACAATGTGATTACATTTTACGAATTGTTATCAACTGTAGGTGGTTTGTTAATTGACGAATCTGAGTTCAATCAAACCATTGAAAAGATTTCTAACTTTACTCGTGAACGTTTGGTTAATACTTTACGTGGTAAAGAGTTGGTTAAGATAGAAGAGAAACAAGAATTTGATTTAATTCGAGCTTCTAAGAATATCAAGGAATTTACAAAAGCAGTTAATGACGATAGCTTTTATGCTATCCAGCTGATCCGTAGTGGTGTAGATTTAGGTATCGATTTCAAAAACTATTTATCCATTTATGGTAAAGAAGTATTTGAAATGGATTTAAAAGAAATGGCTTATAATCTGTACTTATTTGCTTTGATGTCTAACGATGGTACAGATAATCCAGTTCTTGCTGTAGAATCTCATTTGAATAACTATATCTTCGATCCTAATTCTTACGATGTTATTTTACGTGCGGTTCAAGATATACAAATTAAAACAAGAGGTGTATAAATGAATAAACATGAATTCTGGTTAACTGGAATGAAGAATGAGTGGTATAAAGATGCGTTCTGGGTAAAGAGTTGTTTATCTATTTTCCGTACTGATTATAAAGAACATTATTTGGTTCGTGCTGACAGTAATGGTTATTACTATCTTAACGCAGACACAAACACAAAAGAATATATCGATGGTGCTGTAGATACTTCAAAACCTTTATTGGATTTTAAAGAATTCATTACGGTACCAAAAGGTTTTATCTTTCCAGAATGGGATGAAATTCGCACTACTGTAGGTAATCTATTACAAAACTATCTTTTGGTAGTGGATCCATTCCAAGGAAAGGTTCCGTATATTAATAAACGATTCTTCCCTAATGATGTTGAAAAATTATTCATTCGTAAATGGAAACGCTCTAAAGACGATGTAAAGAATGATGAAGTAGAAGGTGAAGTATTTACAGAGGAATATTTAAAATTTGCTGAAAATGCTATTTATCTATCGAACTTTACTCAAACAGTCGTACCATCAGTAACTAAGAAAGCTATTGTTTCTAATCCTGCTGTAGAGAAGCGTAAGAAAGAATTGTTTGAAGAATACAAGGATAAACTAGATGATCCAATTATCCAAACAATGATCGATGATGAATTAAAGAAAATCGATAAAGACTATCTTAAAGATGATGACTTTATGGGTTTTGCTATTTCTGGCAAAATCTTTAACGATGCTCGTAAACGTCTATATTATCAGTTTGGTTTCGCTAAAGGACTAGATGATAATAAAGAACCTACTTACATCAATCGCCCTCTTAACAAAGGTGTGGATCTTAAGAACTTACCTGCTTATGTAAATGATGCTTATTCTGGTTCTATTGGTCGTGGTCTCGAAACTCAAGAAGGTGGTGTAGACGTTAAGAATGCTGTACGTTCGGCAGCTAACTTAAAAGTAGATGGTAAGGAATGCGGTACTAAATACGGAGAACCTGTTCAGTTTGATGAAGACACCAAAAAGAATGAGAAGTATTTAGATTACTACTTTATTCAGAATGGTACTTCTGTTAAAATTACAGAAGGTAATATTGCTTCTTTAGCTGGTAAAGAAGTAATCATGCGCTCTCCACGTATGTGTGTAAATAAAAACAATAGTTATTGTGAACACTGTGCTGGTCCTAATATCTCTAGCTACCCTAATGGTATTGCATCTGTAAATGCTTTGCCAGGTTCTAAGATCATGTTGATCTCCATGAAAGGTATGCATACATCCGCTAAAGATAGTATTAAACTGGATTGGGAAAATCTTATTACTTAATGAATACTCCTCTGTCCGAATAGACAGAGGAGATATTTCTATTATATTTTAAACCTATATTATTAACTTGAATGTAGTTCTCTTAAACCAACTAAATAAGGAAAGTAAAATGGCTGTTAATAGCAGTTTCAATAAGTTAAAAGAAATCACTTTAGAAAAGGCGACTTACGAATTAGTCAAAGATGGAATTAAAGATATTCGTAAAATGTTTTCTAATCAAGTATTGTTCGTTATTCCTAACCATGGTGTCCGTGAACGTTACCGTATTCGGTTAGTAAATGTTAAAGATGTAGGTTTGGTAATCAGCTTTTCTAATAAGATGGCTGAGCATTTTGTATTGAGAGATCCTGATGAAATTGATAAACTAATCTCTATCTTGGAATCTATAGGTAAATACAAAGTAGATATTCGAGAAGCATTGTATCTTCCTAATAACTTCCACGAATGTATGGCATTATCTAAACTATCTGCTATCGATATTGATCAGGTTTGGTTAAGTGGGTACTTTATTGTTTCTGTTGTTTCAGATGACTTTAAAGATGAGAAATCCATTAAAACGATCTTCGAACTCTCTAAAATTATCAGTGTGTTATTTGTAAGCAAACGCTATAAAGTATTATATCGTTTAAGTTAATGGAAGTAGCATAATGTATACTGCAAGAAACCCAATGACCAGACTTGAGAAAATTATACGCTATCGGGTCTATAAAGAAATAGTAACAAGAAATATTTCTCTAGAAAACTTATCAAGTCATTTAGGTTTACCTAGAAACTATCTAACTATTCGATTAAAACCACCTTATCGTGGTGGTTTAGATATTGGTATAATTATCGCCATATGTAAAGAATTAAAAATTTCATTATATAGAGTTATTCCTAATTCTAGATTTGATGGTAGTGATCTAACATAAAGACACAAAACGCCTCTTTTAATAAGGGGTGTTTTTTTTTTTGATTTAAATACGGAAAAAAAATACTCACTACCCAGAACGGATAGTGAGTAATACCAAGTATGAAAAATGAACGAAAAGGAAGTATATACACCATTGTAATCAGAACCAATAGGCAAAAATGAAAAACTACTGAGCCTAATCACAACAGTCTAGATAGTCCCTATTAAAGGAAGTTTGTTTACTATTCGCTAGAAAGGCAATAAGAACGAACAGCAACTATACCTAGATAGATTTTTAATTGTCTTACCAACATGATACCATGGATCTATATATTACCACAATCCCACATGAAAGGACTTTCTAACACGATTACACTTTTTTCTCACACCACAAAACGTGATAATACATAAATAACCCATAGGTATACCAGTGAGGTGATCTCGTAAGTTGAAAGGGGGTCGAAAGACTTACTTTGTGATCACCTCTTACCCTAACTAACCTGGATTTTTATTAGCTAGTAAAATGTGGGAAATACGCTAACCAGAATATTAGTCTACAGGATCTAAGAGTGCGAATGACTGTTGTACCTTTAGTGTAGGATTTTATAGAGGTTTTCTGATTTATTGCTTTACCATTTAAAACTTTAAATAGGTTCTTCCATAAGAACCAAGTTAGAAGTTTAAACTTTATAACTTTCAACTTTATAGATTTATAACTTTAAAGATGAAAAACCCACAACTAAGTGGGAATTATTCACGAGATAATAGTTCGTGATATTAGGTATAAATCGATTCCATATCGGTTATTGGTGAGGCATTCTCAAATTTTACTTGCTGAGCCTGTCTCCAACTTGGCAAGGTTCTTCGCTTTATTAGAATTCAATAAGCGATTAGCGTATTTAAAAAACTGGTGGAGGGAGCAGGATTCGAACCTACGAACCTTTCGGGGCGGATTTACAGTCCGCTGGATTTAACCACTCTCCAATCCCTCCGATGATATTTATTCTCATATAGAGAAGATGAGTAGGAATAGCTCTTCTAGAAATAGAAAAGGTGAGGTGTCATGAAAGCTAGATATCTACAATAACTCAATCTAAATTTAAAAAAGTAGAAAGTGTTATCCAGTCGAGACTATTCCTCTCAAATAAAAGAGTAAACTCTAAAATTTTATTTCTTAATAAGAATAAGAAATAGTGTTAGTAGCATTGATTTCTGACAGAATGGTATCGATCTCAGTCATGAATGTACTAATGAATTCAGATTCTTTTTGAATGAATTCAGCATGATTAAAACCAGAAACGATATCCAGAGAACGTTCTTTCTCTTTAGCTTCTCGAAATGTTTTAACCAGTTGGTCGATGGCTTCTTTACTACCTGCATTATCACCAAACTGTTTCTCTTGACTAGCCAGATAGGCACTTACATCGCTATCAATACCAGCATTAGCTCGTTTTTGTTGATGCAATGCGTCTGTGTATTGGTCACGAATAGTATTCAAGATATCACGACGATCTTGCAAGATGGTTTTCTCTACCAGAATTTCTGCTACAGTTACTTCGCCCATATCCAGAACGGTTACAATCTTAGTATCGTTGAATTTGTGAATCGCTGTTTTGATTGCTACGTATTCTTTAACTAAAGATTTATATTCGTCGATATTAGCTTGAGAATTACGTTGGTATTGTTGTGCCAGTTCGCCATTTTTCTCGGATGAACGAACATAGCCTACAAAACATTCTTTTTCAGATCTTCCAAAAGATCTTTAATAATTTTAGCACGAGCCAGGGCGTGAGTTACGGTTACGGTTACTTCATTAGCCATGATTAGTTTCCTTTTAAGTTTTAAAAATAAGAACGAGAAGTACTTCTCAATTTATAATTATAATGCCGAAAAAAAAACTATATCCTCCTATCCGTTAATTCGGATAGGAGGAGTCTAGCCACTACATAAGGAGGAAACTAACCGTGTGGTTTATTTACACAAGATTATTTGGAGAAACAATGAACGAAATCTAGTTCCGATTATTGTTTGGGCGTCAATTAATTACAAGTTCATCTCTCGATTATCTAAACGTTAAAAAGGACTAAGAAATAACGACATTGACTATTTCTTACATTCGTGTAAGAAGTTATACCGTGAAAGGAGGTTGAAAAGCAAAGCACTTGATTAACTTTTCATATATTACCTACCAATTTAAAAAAGTTTTCTTTCCTGTAAACAGGTTAGGTGCCATTTCTTTCTTTTTCTTCTTGTATTCGTTCTTATCTAATTTAATTACACGTACGTTGTCTTTACCAATGTTATAGAAAACATGATGGCCTTTATCATCAGTACGAACAATCTCTACTTTATATAAACCCTTACCATACTGTTTATTAGACAGTTGATCAATCTTAACCGTCTTATCCATTACTTCAAGAATATAAGTCGTCACGTATTTTCTAAGAGTATTTTTATTTTCATCCATACCCATGTTCACTACATGCATGGTTTCAACAAATAGCTTAGCGATGATTTCGCCTTTATATTCTTTAGTTTCTTTAGAGTAAGGTACTAACCAAGTCTCCGAAGTACGTACTGAATCATGCACTAACATGTGGTTAGGTTTAAGAGCATATTTGTAAGGAATTGCGTAGATATACCATCCACCTTTAAACACTTCAGATTCTTCTTCAGTTGTATTATAAAGCATGATATCGGTTAATTCATCCATAGCAAAAATACAACCTACTATCGATTCAGACACATGTACACGCATTACCGTACGATCTTCCATACCCTTAGCATATCGTGCAGACAATCTAGGTGTAAATACTTTAATACCTGGATCAATAGAACCATGCAACATGTAAGGATAATCTTCAGGAGCTTTTATAATCTCTGCATTATTTCTTACTTTAGGTTTTTGTTCTTCGAGATATTTTTCTATCTTCTTTTTCTCTTTATCTTCTGTTTCTTCCATTTTAAAAAATCCATTCAATAATTAAAATAAAACAAATATATATCATTAGATTGAACCTTTCTGTTCTAAGAAAGGATTTTATTAATCTAACTTAATTTAAGGAAAACTAAAATGAAGTTCATTATCGGTTTTATCGTTGCGTTCTTCGTGTTAAAATTCATCGTGGGTTTATTTCAAGATATAGAGATATCTAACTTTCATGCAAAAGAAAATGAAAAAGAAGAAGTAATCGATCGTCTAAAACGATATATAGAACTGTATCATAGTTCTGTTTATATATTGTTAACAGAATATTGTAACAAGTTTAAAAATGGTGAAAACTGGGATATCATCTCAGATGTTCCAGAAGTAGAAAAACTATATTGTTGTGGAAGTATTCGGCACCTAATCGATACACGACAAAAAATAGATAAACTTATTGATAAACTTCCGTATAAAGAATTCTTTCATGAAGGTATTCTCTATAAATCATTATCAGGATCTTTTCTAGAATTTTCTATAGAAGAAATTGTAATGATTTCTGTAAAACTCTCCAACGCCAAACTAGAAAAATGGAATTAAAAAAATGAAACACGAAGAAACTTACATCGCTATCATTGTATCAATATCAATAGCATTACTATTCTGCTTGATGATTTTTCAAGTAGCGATGTATTTCGATAATTAAAGGATTCTAATCATGTTAAATGATTTATTAAATAATGACGCTACTACAGATGTTGAAATTTTAGACGTTGTAAAGTTAGCATCTTACAGTAAAACAAATTCTAAAGAGGTAGTGGGATCCAATACTAACTTAGATAAATCCATTAATAAGTTTCTCGAGCTAATGTTTAAAAACATTACCAAGATAAACGAAGATGAACTGGATGATTTACTGGAAGAACGTACTAAGTTAGAACGTATCTTTACACGTCATGGTATCGATGAAATAAAATGTTGTGTTACATTTATTGCTCATGGCGATAAAGACATCAGTACCTCAGAAGAAGTCATTATTAAAAGATTTGGTCCAAGACATACCGGTAAGAAACTAGCAATAGACATCTTCGGTATGCTAATTAATATCAAGACTAAGATTGCTCTTAGTCGTTTATCAGAATCTTAACCCTAACTAATAAAGGAAAAAGTAAAATGTACGATGTATTCGGCGAATGTTTAAATGTTTGTGTCAAACGTTTGGATCGGGATAAAATGAACAGTCCTGAAGAAATGGCTAGATACTATAAACGTCTAGATATTACCTTAGCTACTTTAAAGATGTTCCGATTCTTTAAAGATGTAACTTTAGATTCGGAATGTAATGAAGATGGTGATCATGAAATCATTCTCACTTGCGAGGAAGACTTTTACGATTCACTAAAAGTAAATGGTGAACTTTACTTCAGTAAAGAACGTCCTTACTTAAAAATAAATACTAATTACTGTCTTATCAGTATCGATGGTAATATCTTTACTACTGATGATCGTGATGAATGTGTTAAGGCGCATTTATCTCAACGACAATATCTCTTAAAAAAGCTTATTGGTAATTAAGTTTAAATTAAACACTACTACCTTTTTGGGGTAGTAGTGTTTTTTTTTTGATTTAAATTCGACATATTTCGTTTCCACCACTACCGACCACCTCCCCTACCCCGCCGTCTTTCGACGACGAGGCAGGATCAACAGTAGCCGGCCCAAGAATGAACTTCAAGCTTTCGCCATCTGTCCTCCTCGGTATAAAGACCTTCAGTATTCACCTTGCATCAGCACAGCGTTAGCCGTTAACATCAGTTTAGTTTCAACCTAAGCCTTCTGACAAGTCCCGTCTGCACCGAAGCGCCTAACAGTCCCTGCAGAGAATGCACGCGCACCCTCAAGTCCTGACCTTGCATAGCAACCGCACAGCTCGACCAAGTAAAGT